ATCCATGATTTGCTGAATCGAATCTTCAATTTCATCAATCTCGGAGGTGAGTTCCTTAATGAGTTTAATGGTGTGCTTCAATTCTAGAGATTTGGCAGACATGACAGAACCAATGGAAGTTCTGGCGGCCTCTCGAATCTGGATGGCCTTTTCTTTTTCGTAGCGTCCCTTGGACGCTGTTGCAAGAAGATTTGTCAGCTTGGTGAGATGAATTTCTGAAATCTGTTTTGCACCGGGATATTCACTGAGGAGCGCATAAACCGAAGCAATATGGAGAGAGGTAACGAGCTTCTCCAGTTCTGGAAACAGAATCGTGACCAGTCTGGACACTGACTGCTTCAGCTTGGCTCTTTCACGAACCTTATCGAATCGGTATCTTGTTAGTGACTTTAACTCTTCGTTGTGGTATGCTGTATCCGTGTAGGACTTGAGGTCTACATCGGACAATAGCATAGTTGCAATCGTTCTTGCATCCACACGATCGGTTTTAGTTTTGCGAAGGCTGAGACTTTTTCGGTACAGGTTGGTGTGCAAAGGGTTAATGACATAAGTTGGCAGACCGTTGTCAAGAAGGAACCCAAGAATATTGTAGCTGTAATGTCCGGTAGCCTCAAGTCCTACTTTTATTTTGTCTGACTTTTTGGTGCAGTTTCGAATCGTTTGAAGCAGCTGCTTAAATCCATCCATGTTGTTGGGGATGGTAAAGCAGTCAGCACGAACCATTCCGTCTGAATCAAGAATACAGCAGTCATGCTTATCCTTGGCAACATCAATTCCAACACAAACCATTTTGATACCTCCGGTATATTTATTTCGATGCTGTTCAGGACCACAGACTTCTTTGCTCTTGTAACCTCGTTCTAAATAAACCGTCTGGCGGTATCTAACTGATTAACATTTCAACAAAGAGGCTGTGGTTGGAGCCTCCAATAAACCGTCTTTACGGTAGGTGAAAATTACCAATCCACAGCATCCTAAACATTGTAGCATACCGCTGGAGAGCGGTCTATAAATACTACTCTTTTATAATACGAGGTTTAAATTATGGGACTGTTACTTGGCTTGGGTTTGCTTGGAGCAGCATTTGGCATTGATGCAGCAAAGCAAGCACCGTTTGATAGAGCGTATCGTCGTCTGGAAAATGAGTGGGGAACTTGTACATCGGAAGAGAGTAAGCGGTGTGATGCTCTAAAGTATGCCGTGCAGAACGGTTTATGTTTTGAGAATGAAAAGAAGCCTGTAATTGAGTGGCAGAAGCTGAGAGATCTTCAGTGGAAGTATCAGCTGGCTGGTATTTCTTGGCCGAGAGAATCCGCAATTCGAGATGTGTGCCGTCTGGCAGCTCGTGACCGTGGATTTGAGTACAAAGGGTATCTGCGAAACACATTGACGTTTGGTTATATCACTGATCCGAAAAATATTTGCAAACTTGGCATCGTAGATTGAGAGGAGATTTGAAAATGAATAATACTCGTAGAAAAGCTATTAAGCAGACCATTGACCGTTTTTGTTCCATCCGTAAGAAGCTGGAAGAACTTGTATCTGAGGTCGAAAGTGTAAAATCCGATGTTGAGGATATCCAATGGGAAGAAGAAGAGTATCGTGACAATATGCCGGAAAACCTGCAGGGAAGTGAACGATACGATAAGGCAGATGGTGCTTGCACAAACCTGTCTGATGCCGTGGATTCTCTTGACGATATGATTGGTGCGATTGGTGCGTTGGATTTTGACTTTGATGATGTAACTACTTCTCTGGAGGAAGCAATGGAATGATTAAGGCCACGTATCCATTGAAAAGAAATGCGTGGGCTGTGTTCTTGTACAGAGGTAGGCAAGTTTGTTCATACCTACTGCGTAATAGCAATCTTGGTGATAAGGAACGCATGGTAGAACTGCTGGCACGAAGGTACATGACAGAGCCTGAGAATATTGTTGTAGATATTGAATTTAGAGATTGAGGTGATAAAGAATGACCGCATTTGTAATGTTTGCTTTTAATGTGGCACTGATAATAGCAGTGAATAGTAATCCGTTTGCGTTTTGAGTGGAGGCATGAATATGAAAGAACTGGAAGAGATTTACAATCGATTATATGATGAATACATTGACGCTAGACGAGAGCACATTAAGTCTATGCTCGATATGAAAAAGAATGGTGACAGAATATATCTACATGGAAAAATGCATGGGTTAGAAATTGCTATTAACATCGTCGATGAAGTGCTCGAAAGGGTTAAGGCAGAATATACCAAGGAAGCTTTTGACGTAGACCCATATAAAACCTAAATTCTTTGGAGGAAAAACTAAATGATTATTACTATGTATCGAAGAAAATGGAAATTCTCGGTAATGAACGCAGAAGATGCAGAAAACTTTATCCGACAGCCACATTTTGAACGAATTCGGTTCATCTCAATCACTGAAGCTAATGGTTATCATATTGATTTTCATAAGTGTAAGGGCAATATTACTTTTCTACCGCTGAAGTTTGATGATTGCACTACTGATTTAGAAGGCACCTGTATCACTGATGTTCAAGCTAAGAATATCGTGAATTTTGTTCTGGACAACCATGAGGAAGATAAGACAGATTGGTTCTGCGTGAATTGTGGTGCTGGTAAATCAAGATCTGCAGCTGTGTGCGCTGCTGTTATGAAAATTCTGTGTAATGATGATATGCCGGTATTTACAAACAGCTACTTCGATCCGAATATGACGGTGTACAGAGAGGTGCTAAATGCTTGGGTTAACCGTCTGTCTGATGAAAATGAAAGTGTTTCGACTGAGATACGGAATACTGTAAATAAAGATATAGTAGAGGAGTAAAACATGAAATACACAAAGCGTGAAATCATTAGCGCATATCGAATTCTCACGAAGAATATTCAACAGAATGATCTCGGCTGGCGTGGAAAAATGATTTTAAGTGATGTGCTTGATGACTATTTCAGCCGTATTGATGGTGAAATAGTTGTTGTCGATCCAAAGTATGGAAATTTTCGTTGTCCAAAATGCAATACGGTAATTACGAGTAGGTATGATCACTATTGCAGAGATTGTGGTCAGAAGTTTGATTGGAGAGAAACAAGATGAAGATTGATTTGACTCTTAATGAAGCACGAGTAATCCAAGACGCACTTGATGCGACGAGCCTGTGCCGTTCTGGATGCTACATGGGTTACAAGAGTGGTGATGAGGATTTGTGTTTCAAACTTGATAAGGATGGAAATTATCGCTGCAAGCTAATGCGAGAAATTGATTCTATCAATGGCAAGCTTGAGGATGTAATAAATAAAGGCCGATAAAATCCGGGTTCTTGTGGATATTTAACAAAAGGATGTGTGGACCGATGATATAACTATTGATGACGTAGGATTATTAGTAAAATTTTGGTAATTTTGATAATTGTGTTGAATAATCTCTTTGTGCGGTGTATGCTTGAGACAACCTCAATACAAGATGGTCAAGCCAAAAGAATGTGAGGTTAATATAATGTGGATTATGATAATTTTACTTATGGTATTGGATGCCGTGTACGCACTTAGTCTGTTAGGAGCGCTTTCCGATGCCGATGATCAGAGTGGGCGGCTGGAAATGAAACAGGGAAGGAATGGTCGAAATGGATAATTTGAAACCGTGTCCATTTTGCGGTGGAGAAGTTACCATTGCAGAGGGCGGTTATCGCCAAACACGATGGATGTATGTTACGAGAGGAAACAAAGAAAATAGGTGCAACTGCTATGTTATCATGGAAAGCAAAACTTACGACTTTGATTCCTCTGAAATGGAAAAAGCAAAAATTAAAGCCGATCTTATCGAAGCATGGAATAAACGGATTTCTAAAAGTTAAGATTTAGGAGGGTTCGTAATGAAATTAAACTATAAATGCTTAGAAGCATCCGACGAATGGGGCAGTCCTGTGGAATTTAGCATCCACAAAGAAAAAGAGACGAATCGTGTCGTGTTTTTCGTTGACGTTGAATGCCAAGAGGTTCATCTTACAGTAAAACAAGCGAAAAAACTTGCCAAGATGCTTCTGGATGCTGCAAAAGAATAATTTGATAAAACCAATATTTTTGAAAGGAAGTGATTCTTATTAACTCTAATTTGTTAATAAATCGTGAGCAAAGTATTGCTATTGTGTGTATAATGTGCCTGCTGGCGGGGAATCTTGTATCGAAGATCAGTCCGGTAATTCAGAATCATGGTGATTCATACCTTTATAATAATAGCCCTCCGGCAGTGAGTGTAGTGCAGCAAGAGGAAAAGGAGCCAGAAGTCATTGTAGAAACCGTTACTGAGATGCGGATTGTAAACTTTGGTCAGGGCAAACATAAACTCACTGATGACGAACGTGCTCTTGCGGAGCAGATCGTTGCTTGTGAAGCAGGTGCTGACAGTTTGGAAGGCCAGATGGCTGTGGCCCAATGCCTTTATGATTCCGCTGTACTTGATAGTCTAACCATCCAGCAGGTCTTTAAGAAGTATGGTTATAGTTCCTTATATAATAGGAAGGTGACGGCAGAGAACGAACTGGCTGTGTCTATGGTGTTTGATTACGGCGCTAAGATTTCAGACAAACCTATTCAATGGTTTGTAACCCCGGCGGCTGCTCCAGGCAGTTGGCACGAGCGCGGAGCAACCTTTGCTGGACAATTTGGCGCACACAGGTTTTATTATGACGCGAAGCTGGTTGTGGATGATGCTGAGTAAATGGCATCATCTAAAATTTTGATAAAGTAGCACAACAAAATGGTGTGGTACATATTGACGAAAACAAAAAGATGTGTATAATATATCTTGGAAGTTGTTTATGTGATCGGAAGGCGGTATTTCGATGAGTGAGAAAAAGATTTTGGGAGTTATACAGGTTGAGAACTTTTTGAAGTACATAAGAAAAAAGCGAGTGTGGGTCTGTTTTATTTGCAATGGTGTGGATGTTCACATGATCTGCAAAAAGATGGACGACATTGGCGTAGAGACGCATGGGATTGTCAAAGGCATTGGATTTTTTGGAAACGAAAGTCATATTGAGTTGCGGCAAGAATGTCACGAAGTAAGGAGGGTTGAGTTTAGGCCGGGCGATAAAGAGAAAGCGTATGAGATGATATTCGATAACACCAGCGTGTTCGTATCAGAGAATCCAGAGTTGTACGGGCACTAAAAATATTTTTGAAAACCTATTGACTTCTGTAAAGGTATCCTGTATAATATAGCTATGGAACGGAGCTACACTATTATAGAGGAGAAAGACTATGGACAACAATATTGACCCAAAGGTCGGAGAGGTTTGGTTGGTTGATCTATCCAATGCGACAGGTCATCAGCAGCGCGGTATTCGACCGTTCGTTGTGACGAGCAACAATAAGCGCAACTTCTTTAGTCCAACAATTAAAGGGAATCCGTTGTCTTCCAGAATATACAAGCGCTCTCCGGTTCATGTTCTACTCTCAAAGGAAGATTGTGATTTCCTAGAGGTTGATAGTATCGTTCTATGTGAAGAGACTGATACACTTAACAAAGGACAGTTCATTAAAAAACTTGGTGTCTTGTCGGAGCGTCAGATGAATATGATCGCAATGGCAAGATGCAAGGATGAACCGTTTTTGCTTGCAGCATTCCTGAGCGGCGTACAACATACCATGGAATTTCAGAATTTTGCCGCATTTGCTTGATTTTTTATAAGGTTTAATGGTACACTACATATAATAAGAAGGAGTGTGCCACTATGCTTACTGAAGAAAAAATCAAAGCTTTTGCCGAAAAGTATTCTGATAGAAGCGGTGAGTTTGTTGCATCGACGATGCGTCACGTCATGGATTACGAGGCCGAGCGTGGGTATGAGTTGTTTGACTTCACAAAAGATGATTTCGTAAAGATGTTTGCCAAATATAATTGGGTGAATTCGAGTCGTTCGTTTAAAAATGTGAAGTCAATAATCACAGGCTACATCAAAAGTGAAAACGAAACAAGCATGTATGATCTGTCTGACTTTTCAGAGAGCGATGTAAGCGCAGATGATATGTACAATGACAGTTATTTTGCGTCGGTTGACGAATTTGTTGACTTCTTAAATAAGTACGAAGAGCCATATCAGATTCGTATGAACGTAATTGCTGTTTTGTACTGGATTGGTCTTACTTCCGATGAGATTTCTAATCTAACAATTAACGATGTGGATTTTGAATCTAATACCGTTCTTGATAAGACTGATGTTGACGCAAGGTTAATGGATATTATCAAGCAATGTTACGAGATGAAACAGTATGATGCCCCCAATAAGAGCGGTTATAGAACATTTTATGTCATGAATGGCGATTATATCCTACGCAAAACGAAGGATAAACCCGGTGTAAACAGTGATCCAAAGACGTCTATAATTTCAATTCATGTCTATTTTTCGAGGTTGAACGATATCCTCGAAAAAAGGCATCATTCAAAAACCTTAGATCAAAGATATTTAGCCAGAAATTGTGAGTATATCAAGGTTTATAACTACTGTAAAACTCATCCAAAATTTAATCTTGCAGAACTTAGTTTCGGAAATGGTAAAGGTCCTCTTGCGGACATTATCGGAAGAAAGTGCAGTAAAGTTGCCTATCTTAGTTTCCGGCAAGGATATAAAGGTTGGGTTGAATATTTCCATGAAAATTAAAAACAGGGGGCTTCGGCCCCTTCATTTTAACATGCTAACTATATAACACAGGATACCTATTAGAAAGGGAGATGCAGATGAGAACACTTTTACTGTTCCGTGGAGCACCCGGTTGCGGGAAGTCCACCTATATTAAAGAGCATAATCTTGAGCAGTACGTATTGAGTGCTGATACACTTCGCCTTATGTGCCAGAGCGCACAGGAAACACCTGATGGGCAGATGGAGATTTCTCCGCAGAATGATGATGTTGTATGGGAGATGCTTTTCAAACTGCTTGAGGTGCGGATGAGCCATGGCGAGTTTACTGTGATTGATGCAACGAATTCCAAGACGGTCGAAATGAATTGTTATAAGAATCTTGCAAAACAGTATCGTTATCGGATGTATGTTATTGATATGACGGACCTTCCGATCGAGGAATGCAAACGAAGAAACGCTCAGAGAGAATGGCTAAAGCGAGTTCCTGAAGCGGCTATTGATAAGATGTACGCTCGGTTTGCTACTCAAAAAGTTCCTTCTGGCGTGACAGTTCTTCCTTCTACTACGGATGTGATGTCCGATTTGAACTACTGCCCGAATGACTTTAACCAGTGGAAAAAGATACATATCATCGGTGATATTCATGGCTGCTATACCTGCTTGAGTGAATACCTTGGTGAGATGAAGGACGACGAGCTTTATATCTTCGTTGGTGATTATCTCGATCGTGGCATCGAAAACGTTGAGGTATTCAAGTTCTTGTGTGATGTTGTAAATAACAACCGCAAGAATGTGATCCTTTTGGAAGGGAACCACGAGCATTGGCTGAACAAGTGGGGGCATGATAAACCGGTTCAAAGTGAAGAGTTTGCAAACTACACTCGTCCGCAGCTCTTTAAAGCCGGTATTGACAAGAACACTGCTCGTAAGATCTATTCCAGAGTCGGCCAGTGTGTCTACTTTGAGTATGATGGTAAGCGGTATTTCGTAAGTCACGGTGGTCTGAGCTATCTTCCTTATTTTCTTCCGTTCGTGTCTGCGGATCAGATGATTAAAGGCGTAGGCCGCTATCCTGATATACTGACCGTGGCTGAGTCTTGGGAAAAGTCGATGCCGGATAGCTATATTCAGATCTTCGGCCATCGAAATGTACAGGATGTTCCTATTGATATGGGTCATCGGTGCTACAATCTTGAAGGCAAAATCGAGTTTGGTGGATATCTTCGTTGTGTGGAGCTTGAACACGGTCAGCCTATCAAATGCGTAGAAACCAAGAATGATGTATTCCGAAAAGAGGAGCCAAAGACTGAAACTGCCGTTGAAATGAAAACTGAGTTCGATAACGCAGAACTTGTTAGTAAGATGCGTCAAAGCAAATATGTGTTTGAGAAGCGATTCGGAGATATTTCTTCTTTCAACTTCTCTCGTGAAGCATTTTATAAGAAGCACTGGGATGAGGTTTCTACCAAAGCAAGAGGGTTGTTCATTAACACAAAGACGAATAAGATTGTAGCTCGAAGCTATGATAAGTTCTTTGCGGTTGATGAGCGGAATGAAACGAGAATTGGAAACCTACAGAACACTTTGAAGTTCCCGGTGACTGCATATCTAAAAGAGAACGGATTTCTTGGTATCATTTCGTATGATGCAGAACAGGATGGTCTGTTCATTGCAAGTAAATCCACTCCTGATGGGCCTTTTGCAGATATGTTCCGAAAGATTCTCATGGATACGACTTCTGATGAAGATCGTAAGAATCTGAAAGAAGTTGCAAAAGAGAATGGCTCCATCATCTTCGAGGTGATTGATCCTGTGAATGATGCACATATCATCGAATATAAGAAACCGCACATTGTTTTGCTGGATATTATTGCAAATGATATGAATTTCAGTGTAATGGATTATGATGATTTGAAGCGTGTAGCCGAGAAGTGTCATCTGCAGATTAAGGAGAAGGTTAAAACCTTTGAGAACTGGAGTGAATTCTATCCTTGGTACGAAGAAGTCATGAACGAGAACTATCTGCATCATGGTTTTGAACACGTTGAAGGCTTTGTTTTGCGAGACAGCAATAATTTCATGTTTAAGCTGAAGCTTCCGTATTATAAGCACTGGAAGTTCTTGCGTGGTGTCATGCAGAGCGTTCAAAAACGTGGCTATTATGAAAATACCGCAAAGTTGTTTACTGCCGAGGATAACCTGTTCTATGGTTGGATGCGTGAACAACGAGAGAAAGATCAAGAGTCTTTCTGCAAGAAGGGTATTATTCAGCTGCGGAATGAGTTCTACGCAAGTCAGCAGAAGAGCTAAATTAAAAAATAGACATTTTATCGTGATTTTCGTTAAAATAATTAACGAAGTATCGTGACATTTCTTCCTCCGAAAATGCTCTGCGCGGGGCTGACAGCCGGGAAAGACCGGCAATATGGGGATATGGTGAAATTGGCAGCCACGCTTGATTCAAACTCAAGTGTCGAAAGACGTATCGGTTCAAATCCGATTATCCCTACCATGAAGATCAGTTGTTCTAGCTCGTTCGGGGATTGGCCGTACATTGGCGACCGGAAAGACGTCATACCGGTAAAGGACGTCAAGCCAGACAAGAAGAGAAATAAGGTGTAAGCCGACTAGCTATCGGATAAATACTCTTCGATTCGCCAGAAAACTAGAATGTAAAACGAATGGTTGGCTGTTTCTGATCTTCTTTTATATGCGCCCGTGGTGGAATCGCAGACACAGGAGACTTAAGATCTTCTGCCAGAGATGGCGTGCGGGTTCAAGTCCCGCCGGGCGCATTTGTATCTGGGCGTAGCGAAGTTGGTATCGCACCTGTTTTGGGAACAGGGGACCGCAAGTTCAAACCTTGTCGCTCAGACCAGCCCGAAAGGGCAAGGAAAAATTGTCCTCACATTATTCCCGGCTCTCTGGAAACGGAGCAGTGTGACGTAGTAAGCTGGGTATATGATGCGCCATCGCCAAGCGGTAAGGCAGAGGACTTTGACTCCTCCATCGCAGGTTCGACCCCTGCTGGCGCAATATGCGGATATGGTGGAATGGCAGACACGCCAGATTTAGGATCTGGTGCTTCGGCGTGTGGGTTCGATGCCCACTATCCGCACCACGGTCATAGAATGGTTGCGTACCGTTTGTTGATCTCCTTTACTATTATTCCCAGCTCGCTCGTAAGAGTGCAGTAGTGCTTTGTAAGCTGGGTTTACATGCAGCGGTCGTATAACGGTTAGTACATCAGCCTTCCAAGCTGAGGATGAGGTTTCGACTACCTTTCGCTGCTCCAATTTCGTATGGGTAGGGATTTTAAGCGGTCAGTCCCGGCCGCGCCTGTGCGAAATACCACCCCGAAAGGGGCGAGATATAGGAAATGTGCATCGCTGTTATTCCTTCCTCGTCTATATGATATAGATGCAATAGTGTTTTATAAGGAAGGTGCCCAGTTGAATAGTTGCAGCTGTTTAACTGGTTTTTATGGGATAGTAGCTCAGCTGGTCAGAGCTGGCGGCTCATAACCGCTTGGTCGGGAGTTCAAATCTCTCCTGTCCCACCAGCCCAATAGGGTATACATAAAACTGCTAGAACTTTTGTTTTATAAGCGAATGAATAATATGACGTTAATACGTCTATTATTTTTCGCTTATTTTCGGAGTTTTAGCTATGTAACACAGGATACTAAAAGGAGGAATGAAAACTGAAGCATTACGGAGATATCACACAACTCCATGGATGGCAGATTGAACCGGTTTCCTGTATCACAGGAGGCAGTCCCTGCCAAGATCTGAGTCAAGCCGGTAAACGTGAAGGTTTGGCTGGTGAACGCTCTGGATTGTTCCTTGAAATGATTCGTGTGATTACAGAAATGAGGGAGGCCACTAATGGAGAATATCCAAAATTCGCAATCTGGGAAAATGTCAGAGGAGCTTTCAGCTCAAGCAAAGGTGAAGACTTCAGATGTGTGTTGGAAAGATTTGCACGCATTGTCGAGCCAGACGTTTCAATTCCTCGACCTTCAGGAAAGAACGGAAAGTGGGCAAAATCTGGAGCGATTTCCGGTAATGGATGGTCTCTTGCATGGAGATTGTTCGACGCTAAATACTGGGGAGTCGCCCAGCGTCGCCAGAGAATCGCGCTTGTCATGGATTTTGGAGGACAACGTGCCTCAGAAATTCTATTTGAGCGCACGAGCATGTCAGGGGATTCTTGTGAGAGCATCCCGGCGTGGAAAACCTTTGCCCGAACTCCTGAAGCAAGCGTTGCTGGATATGATCGAATGGTGGAATCCAGGAACTCTGTCACAGGTGGTGCAGAAAGTGAAGGAACAAGAAGGTCTGGAAGAGAAGGAATTGGACGAGTATTGGAGTCAGACCATCGAGAGACTTCGACTCGATGCACAGAACCTGCAGCCTACACTCTAAAAATCCGTTCTGGATGTGAAGGTGGCGGTAAAGGCGCTCTTGTTCAAACTGAATTGAGCGCAACGATTTCTACGTTACAAGACCAGACGCTGATTTGCTTGGCAGAAAATCCCTCCTTACATAATTTAAAACAAAAGATTTCGCCGGTGGTGTTTGAGAGCCACAGTCAGGACGCTCGATACACTCAGCAGAGTGATACAAGTCCGACTTGTACTGCTCAGTGGGGAACTGGTGGCAATAATATGCCACTGGTCATTGAGAAGAAAGCCTTTGCGATGCAACGCATTGGTGAATACAAGGAAAGTGAACAGGCTAGTACGATGAAATCTCGTGACTACAAGGACGCTACTGACCTGATTACAGAGAAAGAAACGAAGAATCTACGATGGATTGTTCGCCGTTTGACTCCTTTGGAGGATGAACGGCTTCAGGGGTTCCCTGATGGATGGACAGATATCGGTGACTGGATTGATGAGAACGAAAAGAAGCATAAAACTTCTGACGCAGTTCGTTATAAGGCACTCGGCAATTCAATCGCATTACCGCAATGGTATTGGATTTTTCAGAAGATGAAATCGTATATCGGTGAGAATCCTACTCTTGGTAGCCTCTTCGATGGGATCGGCGGCTTTCCGCTAGTATTTCAAAACACATATGGTGAAGGTACTGCCATTTGGGGGTCAGAAATTGATAGCTTTTGCGTTGCAGTAACTAAGAAGCATTTTCCAGAAAAGCAAAGAGGATAAAAATGGGAGCTTTTATTGCAAGACAGCCTAACGGTTTGCTGTGTCGGTTTTCTTCGGTGGTCGATTGTGTCACCGATTACAACATGACCGAAGAAGAATATATCGAGATGTGCGCTGAAAAGGCACGAAAAGAAGCACGAGATGTTCTTGACCATTATATTAAGCCGTTTGAAATGGTTGACAGGTGTTTCTTCCCGAACAACATGACAATCGAAGAACACAAGCGGATTATGAAGGAAATGGAAAAGCCCGTTGACAAAGCAACTCATATTCCGTAATAAGAAAATCTCATAAAAGGCCAATTCAAACAAGAGGTGACACGATGAATACCAAAATTCCTATCAATGTAACCATTGATTCCGGTTCCTTGAGTCTTCCGGCGAGTCCAATTTTCCAGAAGGAAAAGAGCACATATCTCTGTCCGTTCTGTGTGACGAAGCTGGAGAAGCTTGAACCGAAATGTCCAGAGTGTCAACATAAAATGGATTGGGGTGTATGGATGGATAAGAATGCAAAGCACAATTATGCATTTGCTGAAAGTGGTGTGTTATGAAAGATTGGATGCACGCAAAGAAAAAAGAGATTGAGAACATGACTTTTGACCAAGCAAAGGAAATTGTAGAGAAACAAATTCGTCTTGGTAAAGAAGGCGGGCAATGGTGTCCTCGTGAGCATTTAACAAAGGCTCTCGAAATTATTCTTTCAAAAGCTGAACTTTATGAGTTTAGAACAGATTACAAAGAGCCTCTTCACGATGACGTTTATAAACGTTATGAGTGCCCGGTTTGTTATTACACACTATCAAATCTTGATAACTTCTGTCCACGTTGCGGACAATTACTTGATTGGCGATTTGTAAGGCATTGGGAAAGAACGATTCGTCCCACGCTTGAAAGACTGCAGAATGGGGAGGTGTAGGGTTGAATATAGATTTCTTCCAACGGCGTAAGACTCAGCTTGAAGATGCACTTCTTTTGAAAAATCAGGCGGTCGATATGCTTGATTATCTAAAAACGCACTGCGTCAACAATGACCAGTATTGTGCAATTCGAGATTACATTGAAGAAGCTGCGAAGATTCTGGAGAGTGACCTCGAATACGCAAACAACAAGCTGCAGTCAGCATTCAGACCTAAGTATGGTCGGAACAGTAGACTGACTCGTGCTCAATCTAAGATGTTCCGTGATAGAGAGTATTAAAAATGGGGTGATGCCGCTATGAACACATGTAAGAAAATATGTAACTGGTGTGGTCGTGAAATCAAGCCGATAGGTAGCGAGCAGGGAATCAGTTTTGAGCATCAATACTCTTATGGTAGTCAACTTGATGGTTCGTTTTTGAGTTTTGATTTGTGTCCTGAGTGTTCAGAACGGCTCCCAATAGTGCTCGGCGCAATGTTTGTACATAATCCATTAAAGGACGATTTCTAACGGCGAGTGCCGTATGAAATATAAGCCATCAATAAACCAGACGGAGGATAACATATAGAATGAATAGTGCATGAATTGATTTAAGACGATAACAGAAAACATAAGTGATTATCAATGAAACAAAATTACATAAAGGAGACTTGATATGGCAGATAGAATTTTTAATCTTCCTCAGACCCGTGGTTCTTTTGAGATGGCTGGTAAGGTCACCGGCACCCAGCGTAGTAACTTCTATAACGAGAAGGAGACTAAGAGTGGTGCTATGCGCCGTGTCCTGAGCTTTGGCGTTCAGACTTCCAATGAAAACACTTTCTATGTTGATCTGGCTGGTATGCCTCGTGATAAGGTTTACTTCTTCCGCCGTGCCGATAAGGACAAGGGCATCGAGAAGGATAAGAAGGAAGTCGCTTGGAAGGATCGTCTGACTTATGTTGCACCGGAAGGCTATGATATGATTGGCGTTAAGGTCGGTGTTACCAAGAAGACGAATGAGTCTGGTAAGGTTATCAATGATAACAAGACTCTGACTGATTTCGATGCAGCCAAGGAGATCTCTGAGAACCTGCATGACGGTGATAACGTGTATGTCCGTGGTAACATCGAGTACAGCACTTACAACGGCAAGCACCAGATTCGTTTTGTTCCTACTCAGGTTTCTCTGAGTTCTAAGGAAATCGACTTCGATGCAGAGGGTTTTGAAGAGCTGGCTCTGTTTACCCAGACCATTGTTTACACTGGTTGCCGCAAGAGTGATGAGGGCGATGAAGTAGTTGTCGATGCAAAGATCGTGAATTACAACACTATTGAGGATGCAGAGTTCTTCATTGACTATAAGGCAAACACTCAGAATAAGGTTCTGGCCGATTCTATTCGTAAGCGTTTGAAGCCTTATACTAGTTTCGAGTGTTTTGGTCCCATCGTTAATCAGCAGAAGGTTGAGGAAGTTGAGACTGAGAATATCTGGGGTGGTCCTAACAAGATGAAGCGTCAGAGCACTCCGGCAGTTCGTAAGCTGTATATCGAGGGTGTTAATCCTGATTCCTTTGATCCGAATCCCGGCGATAAGGATGCAGAGCCTACCTATACTGAGGACAATATCTCCGAGGCACGGGCAAAGATTGCTGCCAACGCTCAGGCTAAGAAGGACTTCGATGGCAAGGCAGCTGAGAACGATACTTCTTGGTGGGGTGGTTCTAACAAGTCCACTGCGACTCCTGCTGATGAGGAAGAGGATGACTGGGGAGTGTAATTTTTAGTCTTAGCTAAGTAACACAGGATACTTATAAAAGAAAAGATTTATCGTATTTACGCCAAAATAAATATCGTAGGTGCGATAAATAATTTTGATAAAACGGAGGAATTTACATATATGGCTATGATTCGTAAGGCATCTGCTGTTCGTAAGAAGCTTCATATGCTGATTTATGGTGAACAGGGAACTGGTAAGTCTCGTACTGCTATGCAGCTGTGCTATCTGAAGAATGCAGACGGTAAGCCGTTCCGTGTTCTGTATTTGGATACCGAGAATGGTTCTATTGATAATTACACCGAGGAGCTGGAAGCCAATGGTGTGAATCCTGATAATCTGCTGATTGTTTACACCCAGTCTCTGGCAGAAGTTCAGGATTATATCAAGATGGTTACCAACGATGAGGACATTGAAGATGAGAATGGGGATGTTTATCTGGATGCAGATGGCAAGCCGTTCCGTGCAGACGCTCTGGTTGTTGACTCCGCTTCCATCCTCAAGATGACTGCTACCCAGGGCCTCACCGCCTTCTCGCAGAAGCGTGCCAAGGTTAAGGCTGCATCTCAGGGTCTGACCGGTGATGAAAAGGCAGTTAAGATTGAGGGTGCTGGCATGGAGCTCAAGGATTTCAATACCCTGAACTTCAAGGGTCAGTCTCTGATTTTGGATCTGAATGCATCTGGTGTGAACTACATCGTTGTTTGCCGAGAGAAGGACGAGAAGCATACTAAGGTTGTGAATGGTTCTATCGTAAGTGAGCCTACTGGTCGTAAGATTCCTGATGGGTTTGCTGGTCAGGAGTACAACGTTGATACTGAGTTCCGCCTGTATTTTCAGGATGGTCAGCAGCTCGCTTTCTTCGATAAGGATCGTACCGGTATGCATAAGGGCGGTGAGGTCGTTGAGGATCTGACCCTGCTTGAGTATCAGGATATTATCTCTAGTAGCGCAAAGAATCGGGAGAACGTCATCAAAAACGGCTTAAACGATGCTGTTAAGACTGAGGTTAAGCTGAGTATGCGTGACCTTGGTATCGAAAACGATGAGCCGGGTGATGTTCCGGCAGATAAGAGTTCTGATAGTAAAGAGCCTTCTATGGATGACATCAAGGCAAAGCTGAATGACCTGATTGCTTCCGCTTCTCCTATGAAGAAGAGTGCCGCACAGAAGGCTGTTAAGGCGGCTGGCCTGTCTACCGCATTCCGTTCTATGACTGATATTGAGGAACTGAAGAAGGTTGCCGCAGTCATGGAGAAGGAACTGGCTTAATGGAATTAACCCGTAAATGCAAGATTTGCGGGAAGAACATTTTCATCGAGCGAGACCGTAGCACGTTTTTCTACGACAAGACTGGTTTTTATCATAAGGATTGTTTTGTAGAAAAAAAGAAAAATCAAAAACGCCCTTGGACAGATGACCTGCTAAGGGCATTTTTTGACAAAGTGAATGACACTACGGATAAAAAGGTCGATGATCTTCTTTCCAAAAAGAGAGAGCAAGACCACAATCGTGAGCTTGCACATATCAAACAGGAAGAGAAAAAGATTCTTTTCGACCATATTCGAGATATATACGCCCCGGCGGTTGTTCCGGGTAGCTTCTACTCGAAACTTACGCAGTTAATTTCCGGTAATTATTACAAATATAGAGGTTCTATTCCTCCGCTAGAACTATACGATATGTGGGTTCTAGCGAAACCCCGATTGGATAAAGTAATTGCCGAGAAAGAAGCAAAGGGTTGTGATATGAGTCAGCGATGGAATTACGACTTGGCTGTTTTGTTGGCTCAATATCCCAGTTATCTTGAACGAAAAGAAAGACTAGCTTCGATTCGCAGCGAAAGCGAAGGAAAAACGAAGGATAATCTGACTGAAACGGTACTGAAACGGATGAAAACAGCACCGAAACAGAGTAAAAACGAGAATGAAATTGATATAAATGCAATTCTCGATGAAATATAAAAAGAGGTTGGTAAATGGATAATACAGTTCATGACGCTCAAAGATTGAAGGAGCTTCAAGCACTTCCTCTTGAGCGAAAGATTCAGATCACTCAAAATCGCATCCAAGAATGGTATATGCACTACGACGGTGGCGTGTATGTCAGTTTTTCTGGTGGTAAGGATTCTACTGTACTTGCTCATCTGACGAAACAGCTGTTTCCAGATGTTCCGCTTGTGTTCAGTAACACGGGGTTGGAATACTCGTCTATCCAGAAGTTTGCACGAGATGCGGATGCGGTTTTTGTTTATCCCAAGATGGGATTTAGTGATGTTGTCTCTACATATGGTTATCCTCTTATCTCTAAAGAAGTGGCAGAAGCGATTTATTACGCTAGACGAATCAGAAATAGCGGCGCAGCCACCATGAGAGAGAGAGAGAGAGAGAGTTAAGAACAACTCTCAGGAAAAGACAGGAACTTCTGGGTTTAAGGATGAACAGTCCGGGAGGTGTCTTTAGCAACCCGTGGCTTTATGATAAAACAGGAGTATTTCAGGGAAATAGACGAACGATTCTACTTGGAAATGAACCGGGAGCTGAAATGCAAGCTGGAACGAAATCGATGTTCAACAAAGAGAAATGGCTTCCAGCGACACAAGAACTTCCATTCGCAATTTCTCATTACTGTTGCTCAGTAATGAAGAAAAGTCCAATGAAGAAGTACGCAAGGGCAACTAAGCGGAAACCAATTATTGGAACTTTGACAGATGAAAGCCGTGTTCGCAAACAGGCGTGGATTCGACATGGGTGTAATGCCTTTGATAGCAAGTCGCCGTCTAGTCAGCCTATGAGTTTTTGGACTGAGCAAGATGTACTCGCTTTCATCAAACAGTCAGGAATTCAAATCGCTGATGTTTATGGCGATATCGTTCCCACGAGTGATAAGCCAGAAGCTCCACTGTGTTGTACTGGATGTGATCGCACCGGATGCACATTCTGCGGATTTGGAGCTCACAACAAAAATGATAACAGATTCTTGACGCTTGCCGAACTTGATCCTAAGAAGTACGAGTACAGTATGAATGGTGGTCAGTGGGTGGATAACCCTGCGTATGATGCGATAGCACCTGAATACGACGGTGTATGGAAGAATTGGAACCCGAAGAAAATTTGGGTGCCCAGTAAGGAAGGTCTTGGCCTGAGAAAAGTTTTTGATATGTTCAATGAACTGTATCCAAACAACAAAATTCAGTATTAAAAGTATAAAGGGAGGTGGATGAGTGGAACTCATTTCAAATATCCCGAACGAAATTCTATTTGTTGGCGCAATTTACAAGCATCCTGACTATTTGGTCGAGTATGGGCATTATGTCAAGAGCAAGTACGATTTTGCCGATGAAGCAACAAAATTTTTTTACGATGCAGCGTTGATTATTTATGAAACTCGGACTCAAGAATTTAATAAAACGTCTGTTTTAACGTTTATGGCTGAAGACGAGTCCAGATTGTCCCAATATAAGCGGCTGAAGGGCTGGTCAACCATTGAATACTACATGAGTCTTGCGAATGACGATGATATCAAGGGATATTTCAATATCCTGAAGAAATATTCGCTACTTCGTGAGTATCAGAGAAACGGATTCAACATTGAAGGAATCTTGAAGCATCGACAGTTTGAAATGTTTGGTGCTCAGGACATTTACAAATTGATTCGTGGCAAGGCCGACAAGATCAATACGGTTATTATTACAAACGATGATGCTGAAATTTTGAATAATGGTCTGTTGCCAATGGTTAATGAACGTCTGAGTGTTCCTGATATGGGCTTGCCGTTCCAGTACCCCATCATGAACGATTTGTTCAGAGGATTGAAGCTGGGCACTGTGATGTTCAATGGTATGCCATCTAACGCTGGTAAGACTAGATACATGATGGCGATTGTTGCCTACGTCACATTGGTTCAAAAGCAAAAAGCTCTTCTGCTGCTGAATGAGATGGATCTTGAGTCAGTTCGGTATTGCTTATTGGTTACCGCCATAAATAATCCTGAGTTTCAAGAGTTGCATGGTCATCGTTTCCATAAGGATGAGCGAGAAATCACTCTTGGAATGTACCGGGATGCAAACGGAAATTTCATCTTCCGAAAGCAAAATGAAGATGGAGAATACATAGAAAGCATTGATGAGTTTACCGCTCGTGTCTACGAAGAAAGCGAAGAGTACCGCAATGTGCTTGATGTTTGCCAGTGGATTGAGAGCGAATCACAAGGCTTGATTATCGCAAAGGATGTTTCTGCCGATTATAGTGATAAGTCCCTGCGATTTGAAATCCAGAAGGCAGCTCTTACTCAGGGAGTTAAGTATGTGTTCTACGATACTCTAAAGAACGACATTGCATCTATTGGTGAATGGGCAGCGTTTAAAGTCACAGCCACAGAGCTTGAAGAGATTGCGAAAAATCTGAAGATCTTTATCTATGGTAGTATCCAGTTGGCCGAAAACGCTCATGAGTATCTTCCTGATGAGCTGAATTCAAACAACATTGCTGAGTCAAAAATGATTAAGCATGTTGCTTGGACGATGGTTCTGTTCAAGGAGATTCCAAAAGATAAGTTCGCGAAGTATCAATACATCTCTCATGACCCTGAGTGGGGCGGTGACTGTGCCCATCGGCTAAATCCAGATAAGCGGTATTACGTTGGAAACATCGATAAGAACCGCTTTGGTGAGAAAAAGAAAATCATGTTTGAAGTGAATTTGAATCAGAATATTTGGAGAGAGGTTGGTGTCTGCACCAGAAAGTAAGGAACTACAATGGTAAATATCGCAGATCTGAAAAATTACATTCTTGAAGAACAGCAGATTGAACCGATTCTGGAGGAACTTGGTTGTCATCATATCAGTCACAAGACTGGTTATTACCAGTGTGCAAATCCAGATGGTGACAATAGAACGGCACTCTGTATCTACGAGAATGAAAATCTTACTGCGGTAGATTACACACGAGATATTGCCAATGGAAAGACCAGTTATGATTTGATTTCTGTCGTCCAGTTCTTTCTGGAACTGTCTTTCCCAAAAGCTATTAAGCAAATCTGCGAATGGGTTGGACTTGACTACTATCACAACTTCGAGGAAGACCTTCCTAAAAGTATGCTGATTCTAAAAGAGCTCATTGCCATGCAAAATGAAGGTGAAGAACACGAGGATGACCGTCCGATAGTCCCCATATCCGAAGCCATCCTCGGTTATTATAAACCTTATGTGAACCAGATTTTTGCTGACGATGGGATATCTTATGAGACGCAGCAGGAGTTTGAGATTGGCTTTGATGAACTGACAAATAGAATCACGATTCCAATCAGAGATGAAATTGGTACTCTAGTTGGTGTAAAGGGAAGATACTTTGGTAAGCCGCCTGAAGGTGAATTAAAGTATCTATATCTTGAGCCGTGTGCCAGAAACCGTATTCTGTATGGCCTGTATAAGACAGAGCCGTACATTAAGAATGAAGGTCTGGTATATGTTGGTGAAGCTGAAAAGTCTGTCATGCAGATGTGGAACATGGATGTCTACAACTGTGTGGCGACTGGCGGTAAGAAGGTTTCACAGAATCAAATTGAAATTTTAACACGTCTTTGCGTTGATATTTGTTTTGTATTTGATAAAGACGTTCAGCTTAGTGAGCTTATGGTTCTCGCTAATCGATTTGTCGATGGCGTAAGTGTGTATGCTGTAGTAGATGATAAAGGGATTCTGGATGAAAAGGAAGCCCCGACTGATAATCCTGAAAAATTTAAGGCATTGATTGAAAACTGTGTTAGGAGAATTAAATGAATGTAAAACTCTGGAAGGGGAGTAGGAACGACCTATCAGACCCGATTGGAACGATTATGGAGAACAGAGGGGTTGAGGATTATAAGACCTACATGAACCTAGATGATTCTTGTCTGAATTCTCCATGGGAACTGGACAACATGGAAGATGCTGTCCGGCTGTTGAACAAACATATCTGGAATAAGTCTATTATCTCTATCCTTGTAGACTGTGATGTGGATGGATTCACAAGTGCTTCAATGATGTTTCAGTATTTGAAGACGATTGGTTATTTTGGAAAAATCAATGTTCTGCATCATAGTGGCAAAGAACACGGACTCTCTAAAGAAATTGAAGTTCCACCTGAAACTACCTTGCTGATTATTCCTGATGCTGGCAGCAATGATGTTGAGCAGTGTAAGGAACTTCGTGATAATGGCATCGATATTCTGATTCTTGACCATCACATCTGCGACAGAGAGAATCCTTACGCAGTAATCGTCAATAACCAGAATGGTACATATCCTAATAAGGAATTGTCTGGCGCTGGCGTGGTGTATAAGTTCCTTCAGGCTGTTGATGAATATAATTGGACTGATGTTGCAGACAGGTATCTTGATCTAGTGGCTGTCGGAAATATCGGTGACGTCATGGATATGCACTCACACGAGACAAAGCGCCTTTGCACGAAAGGTCTTGCGAGAATTGTGAATCCAATGATTTGCGCTCTGGTTGAAGCGAATAGCTTCAATATTAAGGGTGACCCGACTATCAATGATGTTCAGTTCTACATCGTTCCGATGATGAATGCATTGATTCGTGTTGGTTCATCCGAGCAGAAGAAGCGGATGTTCCGTGCAATGGTCGGTGAGGAACAGACATTCCAGTACACTCCGACTCGTGGCAAGAATGCCGGTGTCACGATTGACGAGACTCTGGCACAGCATGTAGCTCGTGAGTGTTCGTCTTGCAAGTATCAGCAAAACAAGACCAAAGACAAGGCTGTCGCAGAGCTTCAGGAACTGATTGAAAAGCATGGTGCAGACCAGAATAAGATTCTCTTCTGCAACTCTACTGGCATTCTTGATAACACTCTGACTGGTGTTGTGGCAATTAAGCTGGCTGAAATGTATGCAAAACCGTGCGTACTGCTTCGTACCTTCGCTGATGAACCGGATTATTACGGTGGCTCAATGAGAAATCCTGACGGTTCTCCGATTGAAAGTTTAAAGGAGTTCTTGATGAGTACCGGAGATTTTGAGTCGGTTCTTGGTCATGACAATGCTGCTGGCGTGAAAATCAAGAAAGAAAACGTGCCAAAAGCGATTGCGGATTGTAATGAGCTTCTTAAAGATGTCACGATGAGTAAGGCGATCGTGGTTGATTTTGATTTTGACTATAGTAGGCTGACTGTCGCATTGCCGAAGACCATATATGAAATGCATAAAATCTGGGCACAGGGAATCTCCGAGCCGTACTTCTACATTAAAAACATTCCGCTGATTCATAGTGGATGTGCTCCGATTGGAAAGAACGGCAATATGTGGAAGTATTCTGATGAAGAAAAAGGCATTGATTTTGTGTGCTTTGCTGATAATGGCCGGATGATTGGCTGGATTAACAATGACTTCTATGATGATCAGGAAGAAAAGTATATCAATGCCGTGTGCCGGTTGTCTTTGAATCAGTATGGAAACAAGGTGACTCCACAGGCACAGATTGTTGATTTTGAGGTGATTTGATATGGGAAATCGGAAGCGTGCTATTGCCATCGACTTTGATGGCACTCTCTGTGAGAATAATTATCCCGATATCGGTGAGCCAAACTGGAATGTAATTTATGAAGCAATTCAGGAACAGAAGCATGGTGCGGGTTTGATTCTATGGACTTGCCGGGAAGGAAAGCTCCTGTATGACGCAATGGAAGCTTGCTTTGATTGGGGCATTCAGTTTGATGCAATCAATGATAGCCTGCCGGAGTGGAAAGAGCATTTTGGCACTGCTCCTAGAAAGGTTGGAGCTGATGAATATTGGGATGATAAGGCTAAGGTTGTAAAAAATGGAGAGTTGATTGACAATGCTGATGCCTGAACAGTTTGAGGCAGACGTTAAAGAATTTATCGCAGAATGTCAAAGCCATCCAGTGATAGATTTATCAAAAGATGATCCATGCGAAGGATGTCGCTTTGAGGACTTTTGCGATAGGTTTTATCCGGGCGATGGTAGCACATGGCATTGGCGAGTTTATGAGAGTGGTGAATGAATGGTTTATATTACAGGCGATATTCATGGCGACTTTAATCGTCTCTTAAAGATAAATAAATTTTGCATTAAACATAGGCTTGGAAAGAACGACTGGATCATCTGTCTTGGTGATGTTGGTCTAAACTATTATGGTAAGGATAACATCAACGAATGGAGAGTTAAGACCATTGCTGCGGACATCCCTGCGAATTTATTCTGTATTCATGGAAATCACGAACGCCGCCCGTCTCGTAAGGATGGCTATAAGACAGAGGAAATCAGTGGAGATATTTGCGGCAAAGTGTGGCATGACCCACATTATCCCAATCAGTATTTTGCTATTGATGGTGAGGTTTACCAGATTCTTGCTGATAGGGAAATTCTGAACTGTCTTGTTTGCGGCGGAGCCTATTCTGTAGATAAATATTATCGGTTGGAACGTGGATGGAACTGGTGGCCGGATGAACAGCCTAATGAGAAGACTAAGAAAAAGATCTGGAATATTACACATGACCCTCGAATCGATGATATTGATGTTATGCTCACGCATACCTGTCCATTCCGGTTCATTCCAACTGAATTGTTTATCGGTGGTATTGATCAAAGCACAGTAGACCAGTCAACTGAAATATTCTTTGATAATATATACGAATGCTATCCTAACGATTGTAAACCATTCTGGTACTTCGGCCATTTTCATGGCAACAAGTACACCGATGGCTATGTGATGCTTTTCGACGATATTATTAAGTTTGGAGATAAGGTGAAGAGTGATGAGTGAATATCATGTGAGCTGTGGTATGTTTGGTATTTACGCAGGAACTGTTAAAAGGAATGGAACTGAGTGGAAAGATAAAACTCGTGTCACAGATGAAGCTATTGAGGCAGTTCGTGATTGGCTTCTTTCTGAAGCTCAGTTCTACAATAGAACTTTTAGTGGATATACGTGGACAACAAAGGACGGTGAGACTGTAACTTTGAAAGTGTCTATCGAAGGTAAGGAGCAGACAGAATGATTAAAGACAAAAATTTACGAGTGCTTGATTACATTGACGGCAAGGAAATCCTCATTCAGATGGGAGAGGAAGGTTCGGAACTATCAAAGGCTGCAATAAAGTTTTATCGTGCAATTGACATGAATAATCCAACACCGGTAAGCATCAATGAAGCTTACGAAAATCTCGTAGAAGAATTCGGTGATGTACTGAACTGTATCTACGCATACTTTGATGATGACGCAGAAAAAATTTGGAGTTTTACTGTAGAGGCAGATAAGATTGCTGATGAGAAGCGTAAGCGTTGGATTAAGCGCCTGAAGGAACGTAATCAGTTTTAATGGTGGAAGGAGAATAGAATGCCAAGTAGCCTACACTGTCATTCCAATTTTAGCCTTTTGGACGGATTCTCTTCTCCTGAAGAAAATCTAAAAAGAGCATCAGAACTTGGTTTGAAAGCCATTGCCGTTACGGAACATGGTGAGGTAACAAGCTGGCCGTACTACTCAGAACTGAAGGACAAGTATCCTGATGTAAAACTTCTTTATGGTATTGAGGCATACGAGTGCGAGGACAGGGAAGTCAAGGACAAGAACAGTAAATACTGGCACTTGATTATCATCGCAAAAAACGAAGCTGGTCGTCAGGCGGTTAATCGCTTATCTACACTCGGTCATCTTCATGGCTTTTATAGCCGTCCTCGTATCACAAAAGAGGATATCGCTAAGGAAGATACGAATAATTTGATTATCCTGTCTGCTTGTTTGGTAAGTAGGCTATCCAAAACGGATGATTATGACACTTGTGTCAAGCTGGTTCAAGAGTATAAGAATTTGTTCCCTCACTATTATCTTGAGGTTCAGGCTCACGCAAACAGTGAACAAGCAAAATATAATCAGAAAATCATGCGGTTGGCAAACGACACTCATACAAAAGTAGTCGTCACAAACGATATCCATGCTGCTACTAAAGAGGATCTTTATTATCAAGACTACTTTCTGAGAATTGCTCATGATACAGAAACTGCCGCAGAAATCTATGAAGGATGCTACTTTATGTCTCGCAAAGAGCAACATGAAGTTCTTGACGGTCAGATCGGATACGATGCGGCAGAATGGTGTATCAACAACACTGATGAGGTTGCTGACCTGTGTGACTATGTGGATATGCCTTGGCATGAACCTGAACTTCCCAAGATCGAGATTCCTCCGCAGTATTCTAACTCAGCAGCTTATCTGAAAGATCTTGTAAAAGAGGGATGGAAGAAACGTGGTATCGACAAGTTTGATGTAGAAAAGCAGAAGATATATCGTAAGCGTGTTGATGACGAGTTGTTTGTCATTGAGAAGAAAGACTTCTGTGACTACTTTTTGATTCTAGTTGATTACATCAACTGGTGCAAGCAAAATGATGTCATTGTTGGCCCTGGACGTGGTTCTGCCGCTGGCTCACTTGTATGTTACCTGATTGGCATTACGCAGCTTGATTCTATCAAGTATGAACTTGACTTCGGACGATTCCTTACCATTGAGCGAAAAGACCTTCCTGACGTTGATGTTGATGTCAGTGACCGTGCTAAGGTTGTTGAGTATCTGACACAAAAGTACGGTGAAGACCGAGTGGTTCAGGTTATGAATATCGTGTACACTACTCCGGTTACTTCAATTCAGGATGTTGGTAAGGTGCTCGGTTTCCCGTATGCCGAGATAAGAAAAATTAGTGAGAAGTTCGTTCAAAAGACATGGAAAGATTGCCTTGAAGCCAACCCAGAAGTAGCTGAGAATCCAAAATATAAGGAACTACTTGATATCGCAAGTCATATCAATGGTCGCCCACGAGGGTATGGTATCCATGCTGGCGGTGTTATTGTTTGCCGACATCCTTATTACGAGTATATCGGTATCCGGCACGGTACTGACGGAGAGCACGTTATTTCCGTTGATAAGGTGATGGACGAGAAGATTGGACTTGTTAAGTTTGATATTCTTGGTGTTGCGTCGCTGGTTGCCATTGATGAAGCGAAGCGTGAGGATAATATTCCAGACTGGGAAATTGATATCAACAATCCTGAGTTTGAAAACGACAAGGCAACTTACGATTTGATTTGTTCTGGCCGGACAGATAATCTATTTCAGATTGAATCGTCCGGCATGAAAGATCTGGTTGCGCAACTTCAGCCTAGATCGATTGAAGAGTTGTCTGCTTTGATTGCTCTTTATCGTCCCGATGCAATGCCGTCGATTCCTACATACGTTGATTGTAAGTATCATCCTGAACATATTCACTACTTCCATCCTGATATGGAACCAATTTTCCGCAGCACTTATGGCGTGAATATTTATCAAGAACAGAGCATGAAGCTCACGAAGGTATTTGGTGGTCGAAACGATGCCGGTGCTGATAGAATGCGTAAGTGTTTGGCAAAGAAGAAACCCGAGAAAGTCAAGGAAGAAGTCGAACTTCTTCATGATGAGATTATTGCGAATGGATACGACAAAGCGACCGCTGAGTACATCTGTAACGAGTTGTCAACGAAGGGCGGATATGGTTTCAACGCCAGCCATTCTCAGGCATACGCTGTTATTTGTCTTCAAACCGCATACTTGAAAGCACATCATCCACTTGCATTCTTTAAGGCTATGTTGAACCTGAATAAAGCAAAGGTTGGCAAGGTCAATAAGATTATGGTGGACGCACGCGGCTTTGATATTCAGATTCTTCCGCCGAGTATCAATCGTTCCGGTATGGATTTCACTGTGTCAAATGGCAAAATTCTGTTTGGCTTATCTGCTATCGGTGGTATTGGCAATACACTTGCTGAGGCTATCATTGCAGAGCGAGATAAGAATGGAAAATTTAAGGGGCTTGAAGACTTCACGAGTCGTGTCCGTACAACGAAAGCGCAGATTATTGCATTGGTTAAATCCGGTGCGATTCCTACAAAGAACAAACGAGTATTCTTGGAAAAGTACATTGCAAGCGGTTTGGAACAATCTGAGTTTAAGCCCGTCAGTACACTGCCTACCAAGGCAGTTTTGCTGAGTAAGTGGGATATTGATACAGAGCATTATAAGATTGGTAAGAAGGTTGATAAAGAAACTGTCCTACGAATCTATAATGAAAAGCGCCGTATCGTACATGAAACTGAAAAACTCAAGAAAAAGGAAGCGTATATGGCCGAGCAGTCAGAGAAGTATTTGAAGGACGAGCAATTCTGGGAGTTCCAGACGTTGCAGACGTTCATTATCGACAAGAATCCGTTTGAAAAGGCATACGAGTACATTCAGGATTTTTCCGAGCTTGAGAACGGTGATTCTTGTGTTCTGGTGGGAATCATCGCAAAGATTCAGAAGAAGAAAACAAAGACTGGTATGCAATTTGCGTTTGTAAATCTGTATTCTGGTGACGGCATCATCGAGCTGACGGTTTGGCCGAGAATCTTGACTGATTATCAGGATTTGATTGTAAAGGGAAGTCAGGTGGCTGTGTTTGGCAAGAAAGAAGACGAGTCGCATATTATTGCGAATGACTTCAAGTCTTACAAGCAGTGGCTGCATGATAGAGAGATAGCGTAAGAGGGTTGTAAAGTGGCAGATAAGAAATTTAATGAAAATATGATCCGTTGCTACATCAGGATAAAACGAGTCTTTTATCCGAAAGATGGGAGGGAGGTGGAGCCCGGCGGCTTCGCCACTTTCTCCGCCGAGGTGGTAAAAGTCAAGCAGGGAAATCCTATCATGAGCCGATACAGCGACCTCCGGCTAAAAGGCAACGTTCCTAGCCTCGATATGAATAAAACTTATTCGTTCTGTGGTGAATATGTTCATCATGAAAAGTTTGGTGATCAGTATAAAATTATCTACATGAATGAGTTTCAAGAGATTACTGACCCGGAAGAACAAAAAAGCTTTCTCCGTTTTATCTTGACTGACCATCAGTTTGAGATGCTTTACGAAGCATTCAAGAATCCGTATGAAATCATCAAGAATGGTGACATCAAGTCTCTTTGTACTGTTAACGGTATTACGGAAGGTCGAGCACAAAAGATCATTGACTCTTTTGAAAACAACATTGATAACAGTGAAGCGTATACGAAACTGATTGAATACGGTTTGACTCCCAGTGCTATTGAAAAGCTTGTTCGCCAGTATCACGGTGCAGACATTCTGGTAAAAAAGATTGAGGAGAATCCTTACGTCCTGATCGATGATGTGTATGGAATCGGCTGGAAAAAAGCTGATGCTCTTGCTTTGAATATGGGCTTAAAGCACAATTCGCAATTCAGAATCGAAGCTTACGTCATGCATTTTCTTGCTGCCCGTGCCGAAGAAGGAAACTCTATTATCCCGGCAAACCAGACAATCAATAGCTGCATCAAGGAACTTGATTTGAATGAGGGTGACCAAGAAGTCATCAAAAGGGCGCTTTTCCATCTGCACGATGTCCGTGAAACACTTTGGTGGAGTGATGACCGTCAGGAATTTGCTTTAACTAGAGTGTGGAATCTGGAAGATGAAATCGCAAAGGAAATCAAGCGACTGGCGGATGCACCTGTTGATCCGATTGGTCGAAATATGGATGTAGCAATCAATGAAGCCGAGGATGAACTTGGTATCGAGTACACTGAAGAGCAGAGAGATGCTATTAAAAAGGTATGCTCTAACAATATTGCTATCGTCACAGGTCTTGGTGGATGCGGTAAAAGTACCGTTGTCGCTGGTGTCTTAAAGGTTCTTCGTGGTAAGTCTTTTGCTCAGACTGCACTTTCTGGTCGTGCCGCAGCTCGTATGCAGGAGATTACTGGTCAGGATGGAAAGACCATTCACCGTCTTCTTGGCTACGACATTGAGAATGGTGGTTTCATCCATAACAAGGACAATCCTCTTGAAGAAGACATTATCATTCTGGATGAGACCTCTATGGTTGGAGCTCAGTTATTCTATGACTTGATTCAGGCAATCGAGACCGGCAAGCGATTCATCATGATTGGTGATGACGGACAGCTTGAGAGTATTGGTATGTGTAACATCTTCAAGGATATGCTTGCATCTATGGTTGTTCCTGTGGCTCGCTTGACTAAGATCCATCGTCAGGCAGCTAAGTCTGCAATTATCACGGAGAGTATCAAGGTTCGCAATGCTACGCAGTTGGTTCCTTATGGCTGGGCTGGTAGTGAGATTCGTGGTGAACTTCGTGATTTGGAGCTTGATATCTATAAAGACGCAAGTGAGTCATTCAACCACATCATCAATCAGTACCGTACCTTATATAATAAGGTAGGGAATGATAGTGCGAAGATTCAGATTGTGCTTCCACAGAAGCTGCGTGGTAGTATCTGTACTTATGAAGTCAATAATGCTATTCAGGAAATTGTGAATCCGAGTCGTGGTCAGGCAGAAGCAAAGGTCACAATCTATGGTGATGGCAAGGATAGAGCGTATACTTTGCGTGAGGGCGATCAGGTTATTATCAACAAAAACAACTACGAGCTTCACACATACAATCTCAAGACAAAGAAAAAGGAAGAGAAGTGTCCGGTGTTCAACGGAAACCGTGGCATTATCCGAAAGATTGAGAGTAGTTTTATCCTGGTTGATTTTGACCAGTGGGGAACGATTTTCATTCCTCATTACTTTGGTGGGAATAACATCTGGGCAACGCTTGAACTTGCTTATGCTTTAAGTTGTCATAAACTGCAGGGCAGTGAGGCTCCGTATGTGATTGTTGGCATGGACAACTCTGCGTACCTGATGTTGACGAGAGAATGGCTCTATACGGCCATCACTCGTGCCAAGAAGTATTGTGTGATTTGCGCCGAAACTCATGCTCTTTATCGGGCTGTAAAGACTTCGAGAGTTCCATACAAGCGGACGTTCCTGAAGGAATTTTTACGGAAAGAATTTTCAGAAAAGCATTGACAATTATGTGCGTATCCTGTATAATATAGCTATAAAAAGTCTCCATCCCGGAGGCTTAAAATTCTCTCTTTAGCTATATAATGCAGGATACGGGAAAGAAATGGCTTGCTCGTAACGACAAGCCTTTCTTTATTAACTATAACTATATAACACAGGATACGCAAGGAGGCTTTATGACAGATAAAGAGCTCATAGGTAAGCTTGATGCGATAGTTAAAGCATTGCAGGGCACAAAGAAAAAGACAGATAAGACTCGAATCTTACTGGATGCACGAAAGGATTTTGGCGACGAAGATGACGAGCTGATGTTTTTCTTCAGATTTTTGCTTGATCCGGCAATTGTGACTGGACTGTCTGACGCAAAAATTAACAAAAAGGTGACAGCAAAGCCTGATTTAGATTTTGAACATTACAGTTGTGGATGTCTTTATCTAATGGGTAAAGGTCACAATACCGGCTCTGATGCATCCATCGCAACAATCCAGAATTATTTACATAAAAATCCTGAATACGAAGAGTTTCTGAAGCGACTGTTCACTAAGAACTTGCCGATTGGAGTCGAGGCAGCGACCATCAATAAAGTGTACGGAGAAGAGATTATTCCAGTCTGGGAGGTTCAGCAAGGATATCCGATTGATAAATACAAATTCAAAAAGGGTGAACTTATTTTTGCTTCGCGCAAATTGAACGGAGTGCGCGGAACTTACTTCCGAGGGAACATTATTTCTCGTCAGGCACAGAAGTTCGAGGGGCTTGACCATATTGTTAAGGATATCGAGGAAATCATCGGTACGGATTACGCAGTTGATGGTGAGTTGATTCGCAAAAATGTAGACGGTTTAACCGATGGTCAAAATTTCTGCGAAACTATTTCTATCCTCAATAGTGATGGTAACGATAAAAGCCTGATTAAGTTTGTGGTTTTTGATATTGTGCCAGTTAATGAATTCGAGAAAGACGCTTGTACTGAAAAGTATTCTGTAAGAAAAGCTCGGTTACTTGAATTGGCTGATAATCTTGAACAATGGGAAGATTTTGAACTTAGACCGGCAAATATCGAAGTTGTTCCTATGGTTTATGAAGGTACGGACGTGAATGAAATCCCGAAGTGGCTGGATTATGCAGTTGAACACGATTGGGAAGGCTTGGTCGTAAATCGTCAGGTTCCGTATCGTCGGACTCGTCATAACGGCTGCTTGAAAGTCAAGCGTTTTTATACTGTTGATCTGCGAATCACCGCGATTGAGGAGGGTCAGAACCGTCTGGCTGGTACGATGGGAGCTCTTGTTGTGGATTATAAGGGTAACGAACTTCGTATCGGCTCTGGTTTTGATGATGCTACGAGAGCTGCTGTGTGGGAAAATCCTGATAATTACATCGGTAAGATTGTGGAATGTAAGTACAAAGAGGTCACGATGGACAAAAAGACTGGCCTTGAGTCTCTGCAATTCCCGACGTTTGTGCGATTCAGAAACGATAAGAACGAAGTAAGCTACGGCTAAGGAGAAAGCTATGAATCTTTCTAAGAAGTCCATTAAACACATTCTTCGGATTCTTGATAACAAATGCGTCGAGATTCCTACAAAGACATCCGCTTATAGCAACGGTGGACGTAGAATTTTGACTCGTGATTTTGAGCCAAAGGAGTCACACGGAATGAATGGCTGGCAACGGATAGTCTATGTACCGTCCGAAGGATATTTCTACGGAATTTATAACGGAAAATCAGAAGAAGATTGGGATATTCCAGATATCTGGTCTCCTGCCCAGCTTTCTGATTTGTGAGGTTTACAATGTTTGTTTTAACACAGAATCAAAACGGAGTTGCTGACACCAGTAAATGTTTTGGAATCCATATTGTAGATGAATCAACAGTAATCAGAGCGTATACCTTTGATGGAGATGGATGGATGAAACTTGGTAAATATAAAACAGTAGAACGAGCAAAAGAAGTAATTCAAGAAATTAACACTGCTCTTTGTGAGAACCGTGTTAGTTTCGATATGCCGGAGGACTAAAATGCTACTTTTAACGCAAGACAAAAGAATTGTGAATCTCGATTGTATGGCGATTATTGATACTGCTAGTCTTCAGGTTTTTGCAAGGCAGGATGCGCATGGACGTGGAATTACTCTTGGTGAGTACGATTCAGAAGAAAGGTGTAAATACATTCTTGGTGATATTTTCGCCAGTTATTGCTGTGATGGCAGTGAGAATGTTTATGTAATGCCGGATAAATGATGAATGATTTCCGAAAATTAGCCATCCCAAAGAAAGAACGACTTGAAGTTCAACTTACGGATGGCACAGATGAACACAATATATTGTACATAATTACATCTCTAGCCACTATTAAAGGTGCTGAGATTTTTAAAAATTTTCGTTTGTATTCTGTAGGCTCCGCCGGGGAGCTCAACTTATTAGAGAAGCGAGACGGCGATCCCTACTTTGATAAGCTGAAAGGAACAGAATATGAGTAATTCAATGAACCGAGAAGACCGGCGCAGAGAGCAGCGTAAGGCACGAATCCTTGCCCGGCGAATCAAGAAAGCTGGTGGTCCCGACTTTCTGGCTGGAATGCCCGCAGAGGAATGGGAACCAAAGATTGGTGACGAGGTCACTATTAAGGTAAAGAGAATTCAGGGTAAGAAAGATTTCTTTAAGATGAGTCCTCAGTATCAGGACTTTATCAATAGCCTTGAAGACGGAAAGCCTTACAAGATTACCAGTACCGGCATGAAGGGTCAGGTTTACGGCATTGACGCACATCCTTATTTCCAGATTTGGAAGGGTGATATGGAACCCTACAAGGAGCCCTAATGAAGCAGATGTACTTCAGGACGAACTACTATGCTTGTTACTGCGTGGAGTGCTTAAATCAAGTCATTTTAATGCGAAAAGGTTATTTTTATGATGTGATAGGTGAGGCGGATACTTTTTATCTTGTATGTACAGATAAAGGTGACCCATTTCCACAACCATTTAATATCGTAAAAATTCTCAAAGAAGATCTCGAAGATGATGTATATGTCGTGACTGGTAAGAGCGAAAAACTTGAGGAAGGAGGTGGGGCGATATGATTGGTATTGACCATCGTGAACAGGGTCGTAAGGAACGAGCCCTTGCAGAATATTATAGAACCTTGGCTCGATATCCTACCGAGTGTGGAGAACCGATTACATATCAGTTGTCCAATGAGCAACTTAAACAGGTTCTCTGTGGAGAGGTTACTGTTGATGAATTGATTGAAAGAGGTGAGGTAAGTGAGAGACAGGATTAAAATGTGGATCGCTTTCATTAAGATTTTTAAGGATTATCTTATTGCGGTCGGAATCATGATTGCGTTGTGGCTGTTGTCTTGCCTTATTAAGTATGGGATTTCAGTATCCAATTTTCCAGATTGGTTTAAGTTTGCACTTCTAAAGTAAAGGAGGATTAAATGGTAACCGATATTCTTAATAGAGAGATTCATGTTGGCGATACGGTGCTTAGAGCTAGAACTCGAAATGGTCGCGGAGTTCTTTGGAGTATTCGTAAAGTTGTCGCCATTATGAACGTAATGATTAAAGTTCAAGACGGAAAGTACACAACGAATGTTGCACCTAGGAATTGTATCGTAATTGACGAGAGTGACATTCCTGAAAACTGGCAGGACGAATATTAAGGAGAGTTGAATGACAGTTGATTTGATCGCGTATACACAGCGAGTTGTTCCTACAAGTGATAAGAATCCTTTAGATATTGTGGAGGAAGCTGCGAGTATTTGTTACGATTCTTCAATGACTGACGATTATAAGATTGCCAAGGGATGCAAGGCAAGCGGTCACTATTCTGTGCTTGAACACATCAACTTTACGTTCTACGTCAAAGATGTAAGTCGAGCACTTCTGGCACAGATTAGTCGTCATCGACATATTAGCATGAGCTGCCGCAGCCAGCGTTATTGCAGCGAGGATGGATTCAAGTATGTGAACCCGTTTACCGGTGAAGATGCTGATGTTTTCGATAATATGATGTCGGACATTGATACCGATTATCAGATTCTCAAGAAGTATCACAACGCCAAAAACGAAGACGCTCGTGCAGTTCTTCCGAATGCTTGCTGCACAGAGTTTTATATTACGATGAACGCTCGTGCTTTGATTGAGATGAGTCATCTTCGACTTTGTTCTAGGGCTCAAAAAGAAATCCGCGAGATGTTTACAGAAATGAAGAAGGAAGTTGCACAGGTTTGTCCTGAAGTAGCAAACTGGATGGTTCCTTCTTGTGAGGCTAATCCGAAGTATCCGTTCTGCCCAGAGGGTCGTGGCTGCTGTGGTCGTCATCCTAGGTTGGCAGATGTTTATAAGCCTATTGAAAAGAACAAGGAGGTTATTGATGGAAACACTTGACGAAATTAAGAAAAATGTCGATCATCCGTCTCATTACGGCGGTGCAGACAATCCCTATGAGGCAATCAAAGTGCTACGGGAATGGCAGTTAGACAAAGATGCTTATCTTTGGAATGTTGGTAAGTATCTAAGCCGGGCAGGTCATAAAGATGGCAATTCTCAGCTTCAAGATTTGACGAAGGCACGTTGGTATTTGGACTATAAGATCCGGCTTTTAGAGGGACAACAGAAGATTGTTGAAAGTGTCGTAGATACGCTAAAGAAGATTCCTGATGAGGCTAATGATAAGCTGACTACGATGTCGAATAGCTCGCATGATTATCCTACTAGCCATGAGTGGAGTGGGATTACTTGTCATCCAATTAACCAATCCGACAAATTGGTAAAGGTAGAGCCAATATGCAACATCGAGACTGCCGTGGTTCCTGATTGTGCTGATGAGGTCAAGTTTTAAGAGGTTTACATAAATGAGATACAACTGGAAGTTACCTATTATCGTTATTTGTGTCGTGTTGATTTCCATTCTTGGCATGACCTTTATGGTGCAGGGGCCTAAGAACACGGCCATCTCTTATGAAGAGCAGATTCAGGAAGCTAAGTCTGGCATTGAGATTCAGGAGAAGCGCAGAGCTGACCTGATTCCAAATCTGGTTGAAACCGTCAAGGCTTATGACCAACATGAGTATCAGACTTTGATGGATGTTGTGAATGCTCGTGGCGCTTCCGGCCAGACCGCTCAAGAGATTACGACTCAGATTGCAGCTATTGCAGAAGCATATCCTGAACTGAAGTCTAGCGACAACTACAAGGAGCTTATGAATGAGCTATCCGTCACTGAAAATTTGATTGCAAACTATCGTGGCGATTACAATCGTGTCGTGAAGGAATATAAGCAGAGCGTTCGTAAGTTTCCGAACTCCTTTCTGCTGGGTCTGACTGGATATGAGGTTCAGAATTATGAGTATCTGTCCTATGAGGGGAATGAGGCAGCACCGGCAGTCGGCAACCTTTTTGGAAATCGGTAATGCCGAAATTACTTATCGTGAATTGATCGTCAGTGTTGGTATTGTGTTCATTATGCTGATACTTGGTAGCGTTATCGCTGGAAATATCACCAGAGATTCGCTTGAGCAGAAAAAAGAATATAATACAGCAATTTCGATTGAGTCCGAAAATATGTTCGATTATGGAATGAGAACCAACGTAGGTAATGCGTTTTGCCAAGGCGCACTAGAAGCAGTAGATACCGTAAGTGATTCACGTATCGACGGACAGTGGATGTACATCTATTGCGAAGAAAAGCATTATACGATGCATACACGAACTGTAACTACTACGGATAGCAAAGGCCATACAAAAACAAGAGTCGAAACGTACTGGACTTGGGATTATTACAGTTCAGAAGAACACAATTCTAAGAATATTACGTTTCTTGGCAAAGAATTCAAGTATGGTGACATCAAAATGCCATCAAGCAAGTACCTGACAACTGTACAAGTCAGTCCTCATGTGAAATTCGAGTTTTATGTCAAAGAAGTTCATTATGATGGTACGTTGTTTGCAAATTTGAGCGACGAAAGTATACATGATGCACAATTCATTAAGGATAAAAACATCGAAGAAGCACGAGATTATATGATTTCTGCAGCTGGTACACGGGTGATTTGGTTTTGGGTATTCTGGGTCGTATTGATGGTAGTTGCGGTTGGAGCTTTCTATGTGGCAGAAAATCGTTGGTTGGAAGATTAAGGAGTGATTGCATGGAATATGTGATTAAACGCGATGGAACGAAAGTTCCTTTTGATAAAAGTAAGATTGTAAATGCGATTGAGAAGGCAATGACGAATACGACTGGAGGAGTTGATTCTCGCGTATCTAACGCTATTGCAGACTACATCGCGGACATCCATGATACGATGTCTGTAGAGCAGATTCAGGATGTGGTTATTGACCAGTTGAAAAATAGCCCTCTTTCGGATGTGGCTGACGCTTATAGTCACTGGCGTATTCTTCGGCAGGAGATTCGTGAGAAACAGCGAGCGTATGGCGAAATTCTTTCCATCTGTGATGTAGACAATGAGAAGGTCAAGCAGGAAAACAGCAACAAAAATCCTGTTGTGAATAGCGTGCAGCGTGACTATATGGCTGGCGAGGTTTCCAAAGATCTGAGCTTCAATCTGCTTCTCCCGAAAGATATTGTGGACGCTCACTATGATGGCCGAATTCATTTTCACGATTCCGACTATTTTGCCCAGCACATGTTTAACTGCTCGCTAGTCAATCTGGAAGACATGCTTCAAAACGGCACTGTGATTTCTGGCACTGGAATCGACAAACCACATAGTTTCTCTACAGCGTGCAATATTGCAACCCAGATTATTGCACAGGTTGCTTCCAACCAATATGGTGGTCAGAGTATTACTCTGTCTCATTTGGCTCCTTTCGTGGACGTCTCTCGAAAGAAGATTACGGGTGAAGTCCATGAGGAGTTTTACGACATGATTCAAAACAATGAGATTGACAAGATGCCAAATCAGGAGACTATCAATCGAATTGTAGAGAAGCGTTTACATAAAGAAATCGTTGCAGGCGTTCAGACTATTCAGTATCAGGTTATTACTTTGATGACCACTAACGGGCAAGCTCCTTTTATTACTATTTTTATGTATCTGGATGAAGTTCCTGAAGGCCAGACCCGTGATGACCTTGCAATTATCATTGAAGAAGTCCTTCGTCAGCGTATTAAAGGCGTGAAGAATGAGACTGGTGCATGGATTACTCCGGCTTTCCCAAAGCTGATTTATGTGCTGGAAGAAGATAACATTCGAGATAATTCTAAGTATTACTATCTGACTGAACTGGCAGCTAAATGTACGGCCAAGAGATTTGTACCTGACTACATTTCTGAGAAGAAGATGTTGGAGTACAAAGGTGCTTGCTACCCCTGTATGGGATGTCGCAGCTTCTTGACTCCTGATCGAACCACCGAGAATGTTTCTGGTGCCATGAATTGGGAGAAGGGCCACAAGTACTATGGTCGCTTTAATGCCGGTGTTGTCACCATCAATCTGGTAGATGTTGCTTGTAGCTCTAAGAAGGATGTTTCTGAGTTTTGGGAAATTTTTGATGAGCGTCTTGAACTGTGCCATCGAGCACTTCAGATTCGGTATAAGCGATTGATGGGTACGCCTTCTGATGTGAGTCCAATTCATTTTCAGCATGGTGCAATCGCACGTTTGAAGAAGGGCGAGAAGATTGATAAATTGCTGTTTGACGGATATGCAACCATCAGTTTAGGTTACGCAGGTCTGTATGAATGCGTAAAGTACATGACCGGTAAGAGCCATACCGATGATGAAGCAAAACCTTTTGCTCTTGAGATTATGCAGCACATGAACGACAAGTGCAGTGAGTGGAAGGCAGCAGAAAATATTGATTATAGTCTTTACGGCACCCCGCTGGAATCCACCACCTACAAGTTTGCCAAGTGCCTGCAAAAGCGCTTTGGCATCATTCCAGATGTAACAGACCATGATTACATCACCAACAGTTATCATGTCGTGGTTCGTGAGCATATTGATGCATTCAAGAAGCTGAAGTTTGAGTCTGAGTTTCAGCAGCTGTCTCCAGGAGGAGCGATTTCTTATATTGAATGCCCGAACATGACCAACAACATCCCCGCTGTGATGAGTGTCATCAAATACATCTACGACACTATTATCTACGCAGAGCTGAACATCAAGTCTGATTATTGTCAGGTTTGTGGTTATGACGGCGAGATTAAGATTGTTGAAGATAACGGCAAGCTCGTTTGGGAATGCCCGAACTGTGGTAATCGTGACCAGAATAAACTGAATGTCGCCCGTCGCACCTGCGGATTTATTGGCACTCAGTTCTGGAATCAGGGTCGCACTCAGGAAATTCGAGATCGAGTAGTTCACCTGAGCGATAACTAAACAAAGGATGAAATATGGATACTACACAACAGATTTTAGAGCGAGATTGGGATAATGGTTTTGTTAAAAAGATGCAGAATCGTATTTTGGTATCTCATTATAAATATGGTTGGATGAATCAAACATATCCAGACTTGGCTCAAGCTGTAAAGGAAATTTATCCAAGAGTCAAAAAGTATTTAGAGACAGGAAATACAGAATGGCTCATTGATGCTGCTAATTTTGCAATGATTGAGTATTTGCATCCTAGTGTTGTTGGAGCGCATTTCAAAGGAACGGATAGCGAAGAGTCTCCGGGACTGACAAGTGGAATCAGCTACAAAGAACTCGAAGAGAGTATGAAGTAAAATTTGAATATAAGTGGTGGGTTGGTGGGATTATTTATGAAAGAAATCATTGTTTTCTTTGTGATTGTATGGGTTATCTCCTATTACATTCTAAAAGACAACTATAAAGATTAAGGAGATACTTATGAAAAAGTTTATGGCAATTTTCGTTGCATTCCTCATTGCAGTTGGTGCAGTGCTTTGCACCGAGCGAGTACATACTGGTTATGTTGGTGTTATTTATTCCGCAAAGGGTGTTGAACAGCAGACTATCTCTCAGGGCTGGCATTTTATGAGTCCTCTGAAGCATGTGTCTGAGTTTCCGATTACTCAGCAGCGAGTGGTATTTTCTAATGCTCCGTCCGATTATGGCGCAAAGGAACACGCAGACTGGCATATCGACGCTCCTGCAAATGGCGGTACGATTGCAATCAACCTGACCGTCAATTATAACTTCCTGCCGGAGCATGTTGTTGAACTGTATACCAAGTTTGGCGGCATGGACGGCGAGAGCCTGATGGAGAGTAAGATCCAGAACGATATTATTGCTTATGTCAAGGAAGTTACTCCTCAGTTCAGTGTTATGCAGATTTATTCCGATGATCGTGCAGGTGTCAATACTGCAATCACCGACTATTTGAATGAGAAGCTGACCGCAGAATATGGAATCAATGTCTCTTCCGCACTGATTGTTGACGCACAGCCTGACGATACCCTAATGCAGAAGATTCGTGCCAAGGAGCAGGCAAAGCAGGATGCAGAGATTGCAGAACTGAATAAGCAGACTGCTCTGGCTCAGGCAGAGACTGATAAGGTTAAGGCACAGACGGAAGCCGATGTTAAGATGATCGAAGCACAGGCCGAGGCTGATGCAAATAAGGTGCTTTCCGAGTCTATTACTCCTGAGCTAATTCAGATGAAGGAAGCAGAAGCTCGTCTGAAGCATGGTTGGGTTACCGTACAGGGTGCAGATACTGTCGTTACCAAGGGTGAATAAGTAATACATTATTGAAAAAATAAGAACAGGGTGGGTTGGTGGGACTATGAGGTTAATATTATATGGTTTACGGAATTAAAGATGCTCCGCGTGATAAGTATCTGTGGTGTACTGGATATCGTTTCGACAAAACTAAGGCAGGTATTAACTGCAAGCCTTGTTATGGAAAAATCAAGGATAAGGATGATGGTAATAGTATTTTTACTGTAATGGGCAAAAAAGACATTACTGTTCTGCAAAATGGTAAGAGCCGTGGATACTCTTTCTCTGACGATTACGAAGACGCCGTTCGTACATTTAATATTGCGGTTATTATTTATGAAACCGAATACGAAGATAAACTTAACAAAATCAAGAGTGCAAAAATTGAGGTAAAGAAGTAAACGAGGCTTTATAAAATGAAAATTTTTGAAAGAAGGTGATTAACATAAACGCATGGAAGAAATTCTTTAAGGCACTTGGTTCTTTTCTTGGAATCATTCTGATTTTTGTGGCTACATATTTTATCTCGTGGATTACCACGATCGGTATTATCTGGCTGATTTTTAAGCTGCTGAATATTATGTTTACCATCAAAGTAGCAACCGGTATCTGGCTGATACTGATTTTGCTTGAATGTTTTATCAAAGGTAGCCGAGGTAAATAAATAAACTAGTAGGGTGGGTGTGGTGGCATGAAAGGAGCTATATGGATTATTGGTCTGTTGAAGTAATGTATTACGATGATGGGAATCAGGCATTCAATACATATATGGTAAAGGCGCAGGATCAGAATGACGCTATGAATAAGGCACATCATCGCTTTGAGAAGGCGCATCCTAACATGAACTGCATGATTCACAACGCAGAAAAGGCAGGTGGCTGAGGTGGAAGACGATAGCGTTATCTATGAAAACATCAATTCCAAAGACGATGATGAAAAATTTGTTCTAGCGCCTTGGGGTTGCCTTAATTGTGCATTCAAGGATTTCGGTTTAAAACTTCCTAAAATCTCCAGAAAGATGGCAGAAGCTTTAATGGATGATTTCTTTGAAATTATGGAAATGTCCGGCATTATAGAGAGGGAAAATGAACCTTGATAAAAGTGCCGTTTTATCGTAAAATTCTATCAAATTTATAACGTAGATACGTTAAATAACAGGAGACAAAATGAAGAAGTGGACAGAAAAGCTGCTTGAAGCTGAAGGATACGAGATCCGAAATGCACAAATCAAGAATGTTAGCCTTAACATGGCCGATCATGGAGTTTTGACTTCTGATTTGACGTTGGATGGTCATGGATGGGGCGTTTGCTATGGAGGATATGTTCTTGGTAAAGGATATGTAGGAGCAAAAACTTTCAAAGGATATGCTTCTGGTATGGAAGCCATCATGCGAATCATGGACACTGTTGGCTGCGATAAGTACGAGAACATGAAAGACAAGTATATCCGTGTGGCAACTAAAGGCTGGGGTAGTACAGTAAAAATTATCGGCAATATTCTTGAGGATAAGTGGTTTGATTATGAATCTTTCTTTGATGATATGAAAAACGACACTGCCGATGATAAGGGTACTGAGGTAATATGGAGAAGAAATACGTAAAAATCTTTAAATGCCGTGGATGCAATCGCGATATCATTAAAAATGATGTTGATTTATCTATTGCTGAGAAATGGACTCTTTCAGGAATGTTTCAAGATGGGTGTAAACCCGTTGAAGTGTCTGGCGGGTCTAGGCTTTCTGGACAGAACAAATTCCTGCTTCATCGGTGTGATCCAGAGAAGCTTTGTATTTGTGATTTCATTGGATGGAAAGAAATCGAGGCTAAAAATGATTAACAATCCTTTTGCAGAAAAAGGTATTATTGCCTGCCAGTGCTGTGGCAGCGGTGAATATCTCTTTAATGAAGATGGTAACCGTAATGGTTACTGTGGTAACTGCGGAGCTAGAATCGACTGGCCGGAAGTAGAGTTAGATGACTGGAATATCCCAGCGGTGAATCTCCCAAAACTTTGTAGCACCGTTATGGCAAAATACGGCGAGAGAGAAGTTAAAGTGTGGTACTCAAAATATGGCAATTGGATGCCTGACGGCGTGATGACGTACTTGAAGTCACCTGATTATTGGCGTTATTTAACGGAGAACGAGCATGAAGAAAGTAACACTTGAACTTCTGGTTGATGAAAACGGAGACGAGGACATCAACCCCATTAAAGGCGACATCTGCGATAGACTCGAGCGTTGTTATCATAATATAAAGATGGTTTCATACGAAGAAGAAAGCATCGATGCACGATGGTTTTGCGCGAAAGACGTAACTCCTCCAGTCCCAGAGCACGGAATGTGTTCAGAGGATGTCATCATAAAATACAAGGACGGAACAGAAAGCGTTGCGTGCATCACATTTAATGGTGAGTGGTATGATACTGATTATTATGAGGTTGCTGATACGGTAGTATATTGGCGCTACATGACGGAGAGAGAAACAAAGCTTGACAAAAAGCTAAGAAATTCCAAATTTCAGTAAAATTATTTGACGCATTATCGCAATAAATTTATAACAAATTTTGATAGAATTCCGCTTTTAACAGAAAGGAAAGGTATGTTTAAGACTTTCAAAAATACTGCCGTATGCGTATTTCTAGCAGCGATTATACTGACTGGATGCTCTTGTGAAACTGACACTAATGGCAATGTTGAAACTGGAGATTTTAACTGGTGTTATCAAATTCGTGACACTCCACTTGTATACGATAAAGATACCAAGATTATGTACTATCGAGAGTATAGATTTGGAATGTGCCCTTATTATAATGAGCACGGTCAGATGTGCTACTACGTTGATGGTCAGATTATTCCTGTCGAGGAGGTGCTAATCGATGCTGACTGAGATTGCTTGGCTTATGACCAAGGCTTATATTATTTTGATTTTCACCGCAGCAACAATTCGCTCTGAGCAGATTCTATATGATGCCTCTACATATATTTTTCGAGGTGATAAGAAAAATGGAATGTGTGGCTGCATTGCGCTGAATATTTTTATCATCGTATGTGCAAGTATGTGGATGAGGTTTATTTGAGATGGGATATTTTGAAGATTATAGCTGGTGTGAACCAGAGGCAGAGTCTCAGGCTGACCAAATTGTATCTAGCGCAATTGAGCAACTAAAAAATCTTGTTTCTGATAGCGCTAAGACTACCATGAAAGAATATCAAGACTTGGAAACGAGAAAAATTAAACTTCAGCGTGAAGTCAATGAGCTTGAATACAAAAAACATAAGTCCGAAGAAGAACTTAAAGACCAGATTGCTTTATATAAGCGAATGGATGAACATGATTTGCCAAAAGGCTTTGTAAATAAAATCGTTGGTGCGTTGATTGGTGATTTCAAAATTGGAGACGATGCTTGGACAATAGAAGCCAAGTATAAGAGTTACGAGTGTCCATTATGTCATGGAAAAGGAGTTGTCTCTATAAAAATCAATGGAAGTATAGACCGTGATATTAAATGTCCTGAATGTAACGGATATAAAAGAGTCTCAAATCTTTCCTACTATGCACAAAAAAGAAAGATTGCAAGATTTGATATAAGGCTTAATTTTAATAATCTTAACCAAATGTGGGTAGCCGATGAAGATCACATTCTTTTTTGCGACGGAGATTATAACAGGTGTGCAAATGGCCTTTATAAAACTGAGCAGGAAGCAATTGATGCAGCCGCTAAGAAGAACGCAGAGGTGAGTAAGTGAATTACGCTAAAATCGTTCCATGTGATATAGCGAATGGCGAAGGAGTGCGCGTCACATTGTTCGTACAGGGTTGTGACCATCACTGCCCCGGCTGTCAGAATCCTACCACATGGGACCCGAATTGTGGTCAGCCATTCACAGATGAAACGCTTGATAAAATTGTAGATTTACTTCGACCTGATTATATTCAGGGGCTGACGCTCACTGGTGGAGACCCACTGTATCAAGAGAACAGGGAGATGATTTGCAAAATTCTAATAAGAGTCAGACACGAGTTTGAAGGAAGCAAAGACATTTGGATGTGGACTGGATATACATGGGAAGAATTGATTCAACAGGCGGCAGAAGAATTGAAATATCAAACTATTCCGACAACGGTAACAATTATTCGAAACATAAACGTGCTAGTCGATGGCCCATATATTGAATCTAAACGAGATATCTCTTTGCCGTACATGGGGAGTTCCAATCAACGTGTAATCGGCTGTAATAAGAGTTTTGCTTTACGAAGACCAGTCCTTTGGTGGACTCCAGAAGAGAAGAAAGGAAAATAATATGGATTTAGGAAACGCAACTACTGATCTTGGCTATGGCATGAGTCGGATGCCGTATCGCCCCAGCATTAAAATCAACAAATTGCACGACGATGCTCATCTGCCGACTTATGGTTCTGCAAATGCTGCTTGTGCAGACCTGTACGCCTATATCGGTTTTGATGACGCAACGATGGTAAACAAGAATGGTGATCGCTGCATTATGATTCAGCCGCATGAGACCGTTAAGGTACATACTGGTTTACGGATGGCTCCGCCGGAAGGTTGGTATGTCGCTATCTATGCTCGCAGCGGTCTAGCAACCAAGCAGGGTTTAGCCCCTGCAAATAAAACAGGGATTTGCGATCAGGATTATCGTGGAGAATATATTGTGGCACTACATAATCATTCTAACATCCCGCAGATGATTACTCATGGTGACCGCATTGCTCAGATGGCAGTTGTTCCGTTCTGGCAGGCTGATTTTGAAGAAGTTTCCGAATTGGACGAAACTGAGCGTGGAGCCGGTGGGTTTGGATCTACTGGTAAACAGTAATCGAGGTGTTTATGGGAAAGACGATTGATACGTCCGAGCTTCTGTATCGGATGGGCAAGTACGCAGAAATCGATGTTGAAGAAGAAAAACATGATGCGTTTATGCATTTCATGCTTCTTTTGACACGCACAATTGAAAAGATGCCGAATGCTGCATTGACTCATAAAAATCCGATTGATGATGAGATTATGGAAAATCAGTACGAGCTGACGAACGCAATCTCACTGGTAACTGGCCGCACTCGAAACGACGGCTGGTATCTAACTTGGATTGGCATGACAATGAAAATCGTGCATCTGAAGATCGGAGAATCAGCTGGTTTCCGATACATCAAAGATAATGATGGACATGATTATCCGGGCGCAATGCACACATCTTGTGTTGTTGATTATTACATCTCAAGTGACAAGAAAAATGTTATTGTCCAGACTGAGAATACAGTTTATAAGTTTGAAAAGATCGAGGAGAATTAAATTATGGCTAAATATTTTTACGTTTACAATATCGCTGGTGTCGAAGATTCTGTTGTGAAGATGTTTAACACTGATACTGGTGCAATGGGCGAGAAGAGTGTCAAGAAGGATCGCATGGATGGTTTTATTGATGGTATCAAGACGAGCGGCTTTGTTTTGAATAAGGAGCTGGCAGAGGCTGACGTTGCAGAGGCCGAAGCAAAGCGTGTCCTTGCAGAGAAGATGACTTCTTATCAGGCAGCTCGCGATGACTATCACAACAAGAGTGAGACTTTGAAGAAGGTCAAAGCTAAGTACGGCATTAAGTAAGGAGAATACATAATGTACGATAGATACACTGGGCGCAAAGGCGTTGCTTTGGAAAATCTCATGGACGAAGATTGGAAAACTGCACTTGCCTTACACAAGGAAGATATCCCAAAAGGTGCTGAGGTGTATATTCAAAAGATGATTCAAAATCTTTATGGATGTTATCTTGTGGTTAAGTATAATAATTCTGTTTATTATGTTAAACCAGAAGGTATTAAGCTGATTTGAGGTATGTATGAAGTATTACACTGTCGAATCTCATTACGAGAAAGAAGCTCCATTTGGAATTGCATGGCAAGTAAAGCTGTTTGACGGGCATACGCTTTTGGAAGAGTACAATCACATCTTCTATAACGAGATTGCTGGCTACTGCAAATGCCTTGAGGATATGGGGTTTATCGAGAATGTCGAAGTGAAACTGGACATCGAAAGCGAATTGAAGAAGCTACAGGATTTCCAAAAGAGTATCGATGAAATCACGGCGAAGGCCGCGATGCTGGAAAATCCTGCAAAAAGTGTAGAAACACCTTCAATTAGAACGAAATATTCATTCTGGTAAAAGGTAAATTTTACGGAGGATTTATGGAGGGGAATGAAATCGGTTTCCTGCAAGCGACAGACGGAATTTACAACGTAGATATTGGCGTAAGAGTCTCGAATGGCTCTGTTGAACTTGCATATTATAGTGATGCTCCAGATATGGAATTGAGCTCTGCAACACTTACAAAAGAAAAGACAAAGACTTTAATTTTGTATTTGATATATGCACTTGAGCAATTAGAGTAAATATGTTTTATGGGTGGGTGGGAGGAATAAAAATCATTATGCATAAGACTGATAGTTTGAAAAATCCAGTAATCGTATTTCCATGCAAGAACTGTGGTTGTACAACTAAGATTCGAGTAGCTTCTTTTGAAAATCCTGATTTGGATATTCCTGAGAATAATGTGATTGCGTGCTATAGATGTAGAGCAGAAGTTGCTGGATCTGAGTTTATTTCTTGGAAAGAAGCAACTAAAACTATTTTTACCGTGGAGGTGCCAGATGGCGATTAAAATTATTCAACATAAACAGACTCCAAAAGAACTTGCATATCATTTTAAATGTGGTTGTGGTTGTGAATTTTGGTCTGATTCAGAAGGTGTTCTGTCTGCGAAGTCATTGAATGTGGTTTTATTTTATCAAACACAATGTCCAGAATGCGGCAGTCGTGTAGAGAGCCACGACGAACCGGTTCTGCGAGAAGAAATTTTTGGAGAATAAAGAATGGCTGTACGAATTGAAGTTCATGGTAAAGAAAGAGTAAAAATAAAATATGCAGTAGAATTTAGGTGCTCTAGCTGCAGTTGCGAGTTTTGGGTGGATGCGGATTCTCTTGGAGAGTTCAAACCAGCTAATTGTTGTGATTTGAAATACAACTGCCCTGAATGTAATTCTAGTTCTTATCCGATTGATATTATGGAGAACAGCCGTATCTTTAATGAACACAAGTGGAAACCTATATTTTGGCAGATTATCGAATCTCCGTTTCATCGGTATTGCAGAATTTTCGATAAAGAAAAATAATGTATTAGCGACAGTTTATTTTTAAGAATGTATGTTCTAAAATGTGGTGAACGTAATGGAAGTTTGGGAATTAAATCTTCTGCATGATGGGGATATAAAACGAATATGTATGTGCTCTAACGAGCAGCCATTATTCGAAATGGCAGTCGATATGGCATTTAATTTATTTACAGAAATAAATGAATGGCCGCTTAAACAAGAACATTGCCATGCTTCCGTAAATGTAAACGTACATCTTCGTTCTATTTTTGTGAAAATCAGTACGCAAAACGATAATACAGTTGAACTCTGGGAGTATAAATGGAAATGTATTTATAAAGAACCTCATGAAAACAAGTCTAGTGACACCTTACTTCAGGAAGTTGTTTCTCGTGTACGAGACATTCCAAAACTATTTTATGATTGGGCAGAGAATTTCTGCTGGAAAGCGAGAAAAAATGGCTATTTGCAGTAAATGCCTACATAAAGAAGTATGCGTTTTTAGGAAGCGAACAAGAGATAGTTGCGCCGAATCTTGCGAAGACTTTCTCGGTTGGGTCAAGGTCATGAATGAGCGTCCGATCCCTTTAAAAGACAACGTTGTAATAAGCGATTATGGTTTGTCATTTATTGGATATTATGATTACAATAAAAGAGATCGAGAACACTTTTGCGATGCAAACACACTTGAAAAAATTTATGAATGTCCATCTTACTGGCTGAAAGGACTTGATTTACATGAGCAGGAAAAAATCGCTAACAAAGAATACGAGTGTAGGAAATCCAATATGGGACAAGTATGAAATTGTGAGAGTCTCTTTTGACACATCAGATAATCCAAACAAGAAGTTCTTCAAGCCGGTTTACATAATGCCGGATGGAGACGTCGTAGCTTGCGATGGGACTCACAATTTCAATTATGATCCTAACAAAGAAATTCAAATTGTTCCAAAGGAATCTATCCCATTTTATGGCAAGCCAACAGAGCCTGCTGTTTATTGTGATGATGATGGCAACTGTGTGGATGTTGACGGTAATCCTCTCGGTATGAAATGGGACGACTTTATGGAGAAACAATTCCGAACGGTAAATAAATAACGTATTATCGCTATAAAAATTAGAAAATAATACGGTAAAACTAGACTTTTATGAGGTGACTTATGGGTGACTTTGCATTTTGTAGTACATTCACAGAAGACTATAAACTATTTTTAGAGAAAATTAAGAATGGCACTCTTACGGAAGAAGAACTAATAGAGTTTGATAAAAAATATGGCTGCAAATTAGAATACACTTATTATGCAGATCAAACGCCTGAATATCTCAGACATCTTTTTAAACAAAAGAAAAGTATCTATAACAATCCAATCATTAAAAGTCGGTAACGTAAATGGTAAATAAAGATTTTTCAATCGAAAAGAATCACTGGGAAATACAAAATCCAGAATGGGAAAAATATTCTCATTTCATCTGCACTAAAGACCATTATTGGACTGGTGTACACGGTATCAGCAACTATTTTCTTCAATATAAGAATTTTGGCAGAAGTAAACCAGTCGAACGATTTTCTGTAGAATGGCCGAACTTCGTAAAGCACATGTGGTTTATCCATTGGCGTGGCCCATGGGATTATATTTTTGCTTCATATAAATTATCCGAAATCAAACGATTTTTAGAACTTGATATTGACGCTATTAAAAAGAACCATTGGCCGGATGGCCGCTGCACTTGCTACAGTATTTATGACTACGTGACGAAGAAATGGTACTATTTTAAAATCGAAAATTTGGGAACATTTTATGGATGCACGTGGCCGTTGGGTGATGATACGGGGGATGTGATTAGTTGTGACTAAACAAATAGGCTATTATAAATCCGACTGGTACATTATGGGCATTGATGGAAAATATAACAAAGCCTGTATCTCGCATACAGAATCGCAGCTTCGATATACAGTTCCAAGGTCGCCAGAATGGACAATCAATGGATTGGGTTTTGCTTATCTTAGAGAACATGGATTTGAAGATTATCCTGAACTTTATGGTATTGTATTCTATGATATGGAGTGGTGGCGACGAAAACGCTATCCGGGTGACTTTTATGTAGAAATACCGATTTGCGATTTGTGCGGAGATGCCTTTCATTTAAAATGGCGTTGTAAGGAATTTCGTGTACATCAATGGTCTTGCTTGCGTAAAGAAACAAAGTGGGTGAAAGGCAGAAGTAACTACACTATTTATGAGCTTGCCGATAAGTTGCCACACGAAGAATTTATAGAATATCTTAAAGACAACGGTATCTATATTGTAAACGAAGGTGGTATTGAACTTGGATGATAATAACGAAAAACTCACTCTTGGAGAAAAGATCTTGTTTTTGACAGTCGGTGTGCTCATTACTCTTATTGTTGGATATTTTGTATGGGCGATTGGCGACGGTATCTATCGTCATTATAATCCGATTAAGTGGACTGCCACTATTGAAGAACTGGAACCGGGTATCTATGGATATACATCCACTACGGTATCTAATGTCCCAGCAGAAAATTATGAGATGCTTACGGTTCTTTGTAATGGCACATACATGAATATCAAAGGCCATGTACAGATTGTGTACGATAGCAATACTCCGTATATCGAATATAAGTCAACCAATACTGTTAATGCTGACTCTGTAATAATTCATGTTCAAAAAGGACAGATTAAAAATAATGGAGTTAGTACAGTAACGAGGTGATTTTTATGGAAGAATTAGGGCTTTATAAAGACCAAACAGAATATTATAAAAGATCAATCGAAGATCTACTGCACCATTATACTGATAGCTGTGGCATGTGTACGGTTAATTTAGATTGCAGTGAATGCGTTGTTGATAGTTTTATCAATCAGCTACGAAATATTCTGTATAGTAGTAGTGAGTATAAAGGAGAATATCAATGAAAGATTTTGACTTTTATAGAGCTAAATATATTCGTGATGGGAAATGGCGAATTGAGTTTTTTGATAAAGACAAAAAGTATGTTGGCTCTATTTATAAAGTAGGGTCGGACGGCGTCCGTGGGTATTGCCAGTGTTTAAATGATCTTGGCTACAAAGCAATTTTATAAAACTTGGATTCTTATAAAGGAGGTTCACAATGATTATTGACTGCAAATCTATTGCACAAGACATCAAAAATAAAATCAAGAATATTATTGCAGAAGCCGACTACGCTCCTGTTTTATATATTTATCAAGTAGGGGACAACCCTGCGTCTAATGCTTATATCCGTGGCAAGCTGCGTGACTGTGAAGAGGTTGGAATCGAAGCAAACCTTATCAAACTGCCAGAAAATATCACTGAAGACGAATTGAACAACAAGATACTAGAAGATTATAATTGGGAAGATGTGGACGGTATCATCGTCCAGCTTCCACTGCCAAAACATATCAACCCCCAAAATATCTGCATTCCAGACGCGGTTGATGTTGATGGTTTTAATTCTACATCTCCATTTCAGCCGTGCACTCCGCTGGGCGTTATGAAGATTTTTGACTCCATCGGTTACGATCTGGATGGCAAGAATGCGCTTGTGTGTGGTCAATCTGATATCGTAGGTCGTCCGTTGGTCGATATGCTGATTAAACGACACTGTAATGTGATCTCTGTGAATAGCACTGGTTCCGCTATGAAAGCAACTGCTCTTGAATTTGAAATGGTCGATGTGATTATTTCTGCTGTGGGTAAGCGCAACTTTATCATACCGTTTGATATTGATCGGGTTAAAGTGTGTATCGATGTTGGTATCAACTATGACGAAAACGGCAAGCAGCACGGTGACTGTGCTGACGCTGTTTATGATATGAAAGATATCAAAGTGACTCCTCGAATCGGTGGGGTTGGACTAATGACACGCGCCATGCTACTTTATAATGTATGTGTAGCGAAATATGGTGAGTATAAGATGGAGAAGGTGATTGAATGAAAGAAGTCCCAATCTGGGAAAAAACGACGCTTACTGTGGAAGAAGCCGCTGCGTACTCTAATATCGGCACACATAAATTAAGAGAAATTACAGACAAGGACGACAAGCAGCTTGTGCTGTGGGTTGGATCAAAACGCTTGATTAAACGCAAAGCACTTGAAAAATACATAGACCAGTCTTATTCGATTTGAAATCAGAGCTTTGGTGTGGTATACTTATAGTGTCACATCAAGGCTCTTTATAGTAAATGTAAGGAGTCTATTTATGGAAAGACGTAAAGATAGTAAAGGCAGAGTTTTAAAAAATGGAGAAAGCCAAAGAAAGGATGGCATGTATCAATATCGATGGACTGATAAAACTGGAAAACGTCACACAATTTATGCGAAAGATTTAAAAGTTCTTCGAGAAAAAGAAAATAATGCTAGTAAAATAATTTCTCAAGGGATAGATTTTGAAGGCGGTAAAATAACAACATATCAGTTTCTTATAAGATATTATGAATTTAAGAAAACATCAATAAAGAAATCGAGTTTGAAGACATATTATACAACGACAAACAAGTTGAAGGATACGTCTATCGGTAATACAAAAATCATTGACGTAAAAATTTCAGACGCAAAACAACTGATTATTGATTTGAGCCAGAATGGGTTGAAATACAGTACAATAAAAACTATAAAAACACTGATAAAAGCTGCATTTAAAATGGCTCAAGAAGATGATTTAATTTTAAAGAATCCGTTTGATTTTCAGCTGAATGAAGTTATAAAAAACGACACTAAAAAAAGAGTCGCATTAACTGAACAACAGTATTCTGATTTGCTTGAATTCGTTTTATGTGATCGAGTCTTTCATAAGTATTATGATGACATCGTATTTTTGTATGAAACTGGAATTCGCGTAAGTGAATTTTGTGGATTAACACTTTCGGACATTGATTTTGTGAAACATGAAGTTGTAATTGATAAACAACTCATCAAAACCTCAAAAGGAGAACTCTACATCACAGATCCAAAATCAAAAGCTGGGTTTCGGACGATTCCATTGAGCGCTGAAGCATATCACGCGATTAAAGCCATTATCAATCGTCGGCCACAAACAAACGAGATGATGGTCGATGGCTATTGTGGTTTCATCTCAATTCATTCAAATGGAACCCCGAAGACCTCTTGGAACATTGAATATGAGCTAAGAGAAATTGCAAAGGCGTATAACAGCCTTTACCCAGAGTGCCAATTACCAAATCTCACACCTCACGTTCTTCGACACACTTTTTGTACCAGAAAAGTTAGCAGCGGCATGAACATCAAGGCAGTTCAATATCTAATGGGGCATAGCTCAGTACAAATTACGCTCGATGTATACACATCAATCGACGCTGATATGATAAAAACTGAGTTTGCAAAAGTGGCACAGATGTGAGAGTTACTACACCAATCACTACACCAATTTTGGTGAAAATACGCCAAGATATGCGAAGATATGCCATACCATGCGGCACATAATAGATTATTGAATACAAATAATTCACGAATTAACGTAATAAAATGCCGATATGTTAAAAAACTGAAAACTTTCTCATAAAAATTGCAAAACCCCTTGATTTTTAAAATAATAACGTTAATTCGTAAATAAAATTGCTGAAATCGCACTTACTACACCACTACTACACCAATTCTGAAACCGAGCTATAAAGTATAATCGTCAAATCCGATTTTGAGTCTTAAACCAAAGAGCTTTGATGTGACAATCGTTGCTCCCACAAACGATGTATAAAATTGAAAATCGCATTTGAAACAATATGAACCAAGGCGTCTGGACACTCTCCAGCGCCTTTTTGTTATAAAAATAAAACGCTAAAAAATGGGGTACTGGTCCAATTAAGGATCAATACCCCATCTGTTTTTATTCTGCTATTGAGTCTAACACGGCGTTGACAACATCCAGTCCAATCTGTCCGGGAGCACTTGAGTCTCCAGCGCTGGCAAAAGTCATGGCAGAGCCAAAGACCTCCCCACATAACCTACTGGCAACACCAAGCTTACTCATGCTGATTGTAACAATAGGAGTAGAAAAATATTTGTTTTTCATTTCAACTGTAGCGGCCAGTAAAGTCAATACATCCGTGCTGTTATGCGGCATAACTGCTACTTTCGGTAAATCAGCTCCGACCTGTTGCATTTTGACCATACGAGAAATGAGCTCATCTTTATCAGGCGTCTTTTGAAAATCGTGGCTTGAACATATAACCACAACTCCAGAAGAATGTGCATTGTCTATCAGCTCACGAATATCATTTCCGGCTGTAAAGAACTCAATGTCGATAAGGTCGGCACAGTCAGTATCTATTACCGTATTGATAAAATCTAAATATTCTTTGTGGGTCAAAGACGCTTCGCCGCCCTCTGCCTTGGTACGGAAGGTCACCAGCAGAAGCTTGTCTCTTAGTGCTACACGAAGTTTTTGCAGACAAGACACCACAGAATGCGCATCCATGCATTGCTCAAACCAATCAACACGCCACTCTACACAGTCAATACGAAGCCTTGAAAACTCAAAAGCGCGTTCTAAAATTTTTGATTCAGTCATTTCAACGATTGGGATTATGACTTTAGGTCTACCTTCCCCAATATGATAGCCACGAACAACAACAGACATAGCGCACCTCCATACATGATAGATACACTATATCCTATACAAATTTAGATGTCAACAATCAAATCAAAACGAACTCCATGTTGCCTTTCCGCAGATGCCGTCAGCAGCTAATCCATGTGCTTTCTGCCATTCTACCAACTTAGCTTTTGTACCAGCGCCAAAGATGCCATCTACCTTTAAGCCTAAATGCCGCTGTAACACGGTTACAGCATAAGACACGCCGCCAGTGCAGTCCTTAGAGCCCTGACGAATCGTTGGCATGATTTTACTCACGACCTGATATGCAGTACCACTTTTACTGACCCAACGGCTATAAGTCTCACGCACATCAACATGAACAAAGCCGCCTGTCACCTGTGCTCGACTATAATAGCCAATGCCGCCATGTTTCTGGAAGTAGGGAAGGGAGGCCACGTACAGTGCAATACGAATTGGGTCAACACCATTGATGTGAATATCCGCTGCTGTGCCCAGACAATGCTGACTGCGAGAACTGCCCCCGATTGAAATGTTATATGCAGGAGTACGGTAGGCAGAGCTGATTAGAACCGGCTTTCCAAAGTAGTCACGAATCTGCTGCAGAGTCTCTACCAGCTCAGTTGCCACCTTGAACTCATCGCTCCGGTCATTGCAAGCAAATTCATAGGCGCAGAAGTTCTTGGACAGCTTCTTGTTCCAGTCCTTCTTCATAGAATATGTAATAATGCTCATAGAGCCACACCTTCAATCCTTCTTAAGTTCTGCATTGATTTTCTCGTTCTGGATATCCATCTCCTTGACTGCGGCCTCAATCATCATCTCGATAGTGGGAGTAATCTTGATATTCATCTTCTCCAATGCAGCAATAACATACTTCTTCTTGTCAGCTTTCTTGATTGCGCCGGTAACACCCAACTTCTCAGCGGCACGCACAGCCATCTGGACGATCTTATACATACCGATCTGTTTCAGGTAGGGAATGCCATAGGTCATAAATGCGGTGCCAGCAACAGTGATAACCAGTTTCACAATAACAGAGACGATCTCATTAACAATACTTGCCATAGTAATACCTCCTGTTTTGAATAAAAAATAAAGCCCGGCACACACGTACCGAGCTATGTATTAAATGTCTTTTAGATTTTGTCCGTCAATCAGGTAACTTTCAAGAGCAGCCTTAGCTTCCTTCATGGGGTCGATAGCATTACCATCAATACCGTGACTAAGCAGAGCCAGCAGAGCTTTCATCATCACATTGATACCATGTTCACTCTTATTTACACGCTGTTCCACGCCAGCGATTTTTCGTCCATGGTCTTCAACTACGATGTCCTGTTCCTTCTGGTGCTCTTCAATAGACAAAAGCTTGGAGCGATATAAATCCAAAACCTCTTTATCATTCTTGAGCTTGCGGTCGATATCTTCCAAATGCTTGTCGTGTTCAATCAACTTCAGGTTCTGTTTCGTGTCTGGCTCTTTTGCCTTCTTGATTGCATTTACAATAACGACAACAGCAGCTGAAATAGCCGTAATGCCACCAGCAATACTTAGAATCATTTGCCAAAGCTGTTCTATTGTAAAGCTGATAACACCCGGAGCATGAGTTGGTGCGGCAGTTAACAAACCAATCATTTCATCACCTCGATTCTGTATTGACAAAAATTTCACACTATGATAAAATAGGTATGTCAAAAATTCATCGAGCGAATTTGTGACGTCCTATCTTTGTATAGGTGTGGCGGGAGAGCTCTGGGTGTAACAGCCCGGAGCTCTTTCTGTTTTTATATATACTTTTAGTTTGTTTACTGCTTCGGCTTACATACCTTACGCCAGTGATAGTGCGGCTTGTCCTCGTGAAACATGATATAGCGCATCCAGTCGTCTACATAAATGCACAACAAGGCAAGGAAAAACCATAGTACAGTAAATGGCAGACAGATTTGACCCAGCAGATTAAAGGGCAGGGAAGAGTAGTCCCAAATATGTAACCCCAGCATCAGGTTCAGTGGAATGCCGACAACAAGCTCCATACCAGTCACAAATAACGCACCGACAAGACCCTGTTCCCACATGGGCATTTCCCACGGAATATAATTATTCAACCCGCCGATGACCACATAACAGATACCGCCCACAACAGCCATAGTCCAGTGTGAGTGACCTCGCCATAAAATCTCGATGCAATAATAAAGCGCCCCTCCTATCAAAAAGAGAAGCGCACATTTCGATAATTCTTTATACTTCTTTACGATTTTGTTCATTCAGTGACCTCCTTCAACCCAACGGTTTCCAGATATTGCTTCAGAACAGGGTCGTAGTTGATTTCGACTGCATCCAGCTCTTCCATTGTGGTACAAGCTTTAATGTCGAGCTCTAATTCTTGTTGATGAGACACAAACGGTTGTACATATGTACCAATCGCCAAAGCCAGTGCGGCAAGGTCATCATACTTCCATACGGTGCATTCATCGCCAGTGGTATTCCATTTTAAAGTAAAAGACTGTCCATTTGATACAGCAAGCTGATATAGAGATAGATTAGAAGTCAGCAGAGCCTGTTTTTCACTAGTAACACTATAATACTTGCCGTCCGTCCATTGAAGCGGGTGAGAGGCAAGATGTTCAGAGAGAACTGTTTTAGACTCTGAAATTTTGAATTTCTTAGCGCCATCAAGCATAGTATCTTCGGATGGAACGTTTTTTCCTTCAATCACTTCATATCGATCTTCTTTATCGTCTATTTCCCAATACTTATCACCAGCTGCAACTTGACTATTATGAGTACTTACAATTTGCGCCATAGTAGAATAAGCGTCACATTCTTCTTGTGTAACAATCGGTTTCGCCACATAATAGCCAACAATAATATTCTTTTCTTTCAATTAACACACCTTCTTTTTAACTCAGTTATTTCCAATTTCCGATTGCAATCCAATGAAATAATACAGCAAAACCACTTTGGTTTGGATTAAATCCTGTTGTTGTTCTACCTCCTGCCACATACCATGCATTTTTTAGTGTATCAGAACCGCCTACCACAACTGCATAGTTATCGTTTGCAAATGGTAGTTTGAAAACTACTCCATTACTTTTACTTGAATTGCCAAAACAAATCTGCAATCCATTATAAAAACGCACACATGATCCGTTGTTGCTACTTAAATCAAAAATACATGTCGATACACCATTCAATCCTGTTGTAGCCGATCCAGCACTCGTAGCATACTTCACGCTCTTATCTTTGTCCGCAGTGTTGTCCACGTTACTCAGTCCAACCTCAGCCTTGGTATAGCTTGGTTTTGTAGCTGCTTTAGCCCATGCAGATACATCACTTGCAGGCATAGAAGTTGGGAAATCTGTTATTTGGGACTTTGTATGCTTATGTGAAGCAGGTGCTTTACCATCAACTAATGTTTTCAAAGCTTTACCTTGTGCGGCACTAAGGCTCTGATCTGTACTATCACTTGTCAAATTATTCTGGATTCCGCGCCATGTGTTTGTATCAGTAAACTTAGCATCCGCTGGGACACTCTTAGCGATTGTGTATCCAATTGCAACGGGCTTACCACCAGAGAAGTAGACGGGTTGATTATTAGAGCCAGCATTAGAGGAAAGCTTTGTAGCTGTTGTAGCGTTTGTTGCATTCGTTGCGTTCGTGGCATTTGTAGCGTTCGTGGCATTGCCCGCCCTATTAGCGTAATTAACAGACTGACTGCCGATAGTAGCACTTGTAATGATAGTACCGGCTTGAGCGGGGAGATAGACTTGTTCAGTGCTGTTATTGCCAGCATTATAGTTCGCGTCAGTAGAATAATTGAAGATCAGACTCTCTTTGCCGCCAAGGTTACCCATAGTCCAGTAACCGTTCTTTGTCGCCATAGCAGCAACGGCACCATAAGAACTATCACCCGCATAGCTACTTTTTATTGCAGCGCGTTCCCTATCACCAATCCAAGACCCGCCAGTGGATTTTGTAATTTGACCACTCATCGTGCCACCGACAAGAGGTAGATAATTTCCCAACCCAATCCAACTACGCACACCATCCTTTGAAGCGGTGTGAATCTTCATATCAGAAGTGTAACCAGCAACATAAGAAAGTGTATTTGCATCAAGATCTGCCCCTGACCAACCAATTTTTATGATGTTGTTTGCATTGTTGTAGTCCCGAACACCAACAGTGGCGAACTCGGCGGTATTTGCATTGCCATTTAAATTAGCTGTAATGGTAGCTCGGTTCACATTTACACCAGGATATGTAGTTGTTGGGGTAACACTTTGACCACTGTTTTCATATTTTGATTTTTGAATTGTCCATGTACAGTCATAGTCTGCCGCAAGAAAATATGTTCCACCACCACGAAGCCACCAAACAGGAATAGAACCATAACTCATCTGCTGATATCCAACTGGAGGTTTGCTTTCATCTGCAATAAAAAACTGGTCGTTAATCAACACTTCTCCTAACATTCTAGTTGTTCCCCAACCTGATGATTCTTCGAGGATGTCAACAACCGCTGTAAATCCAGAACTGTGTGTGCTCCAACTAGGCTTAGAACCACTGTTGAGCTGAACATTACATTTGAAATGCCTCAGACCATTATAAGGAACACCTGTGCCAGTCACAGGATACCATGTATTTTGGTCAAGGTCGGTTAGGTTAACCGTTTTGTATTGATTGATATAAGTTCCTTTTGCAAAGTTTGCAACAGCAACACTCTTTACACGATCAGCCGTGTTATCAACATTTCCGAGTCCTACTTGATCCTTTGTATGACTATGATTACTCGCAGCATAATTACCCTTTGGCTGATACACCCCGTCCGCCTTGCCCTTGATATAATTCCACAAGGTAGAAAACTTCACGCGACCAAACTCATTTCCGCCGCCCGTATCCTGTCGAATAAAATAAGTATTGTCGGTAGGAGTAGCTGTCCAAGATGTAGTCAGTTTAGAAAGCAAACTATCTGCTCCCGCTTCGTTATTGTTCACCTTGCTGTTCAGCTTGCCATCCATTTCGGATTCGGTATAGTATCTGTCATCGTGGCTGTGGCTCTTCGGAGCGAACTTTTCTTTCAGTTTACCCCACAGATACTGTAAGCCAGCATAATCTAAATATCCCATAATCGACCTCCTGTCTCAGTAAGAACTGAAATCAGCTTGCCAAAACATTGTCGATTTCAGTATTTGTGATCTTTGTAATAGTAAAAATTTCGCCCAAAGCATCCCACTTAGAGCCATTCCATGCATAGTTCATACCATTGCCAACGTCATACACATCACCAATAGTCTGACCGCTCGTGGGTAACTTATCCGTAGAAGCAACGGAACCCTTGTAACGATACATTGCCGTGATATCGCTCTTCAGGGCATAAGTGCTTGCAGCACCAAATCCATCCAGTTTCTTCTTGTCAGAGGTACTCATTAAGCCGTGGACGCTCTGTGTTGCGTCATTGTATGTTGTATTGGTTGGAGTAGCCCAAATACCATCGCCACGCAGATATTGACCCTGCTTGCCAGCTGCCGGAGCGGGAACCAGACCAGAACCACCCGCAGCCGAAGCAGTAGCAGCCTTAAAATCAGAATAGGTGGTATTATAGTCGGGTCCCCAAGTAGCAGAACCATCACCACTCCATCTTAGAATTTGACCAGACTGACCGCCAACCGGAATATGTTTATTACCAGCAGAAGTCGGGTGTGAATAGTTGTTTGCATTTGCGGCAATACCATCCAACTTTGCTTTATCTCCGGCGCTCATCAAGCCAGCAGATCCAGAGGTTGCGTTGTTATAGGTTGTATTTAATGGGGTTGCCCATGTACCATCGCCCTTCAAAAACTGACCAGCATTATTAGCAGCAGGGGCGGGGACAAGACCTGAGCCACCGGCTGCGGCACTAGTTGCACCCTTAAATGCGCTATAAGTTGTGTTATTATCAGCGCCCCACTGTGCTTCACCATCTTTACTCCAACGCAGAATCTGACCAGCAGAACCACCAGACGGAATATGCTTATTACCAGAACTTGTCGGGTGAGAATAATTGTTTGCGCCAGCCTCGATACCAGCCAGCTTATTCTTTTCGGCGGCAGTAAAATCGTTGGAGGACAGCCCCTTGCCTTCGACTTTATCAACCTTGTCATTTAGCTTTGCCTTTATCTTTTGCCAGAAGTAAAGCAGGCCGTCATAATCTAACCAAGCCATGTGTTTCCTCCTTTATGTTGAAAGTATCTTGTCTATATCTGAATTAGTCAGCGCCTCCATGTACATAGATGGATCGCCAGTATTCACAACCAACTCGCCATTCTCATCTGTCATAACGGTGGTGATACCCGTGCCCTTGATGGATACAGAACTTTGTTTTGCACCATCCAGCGTAATTTTTGCTTTGCCGTTAAGCGCACTTTTATTTGCACCCAGCGAGAAATTGTTGTCGTTTAATAGTGTCCAGTTGCCGCCCAAGTACGCATATAGCTTATCAGGCTTCAGATAATAGATTTTTTCGGCTAGAGGAGCCAATGGTAAGTCACTCACAACCTCTAAATCGCTTCCGATTTTTACGTGAGCCGTAGCAGTGTCTCGATAGGCGTTTCCGGTGTCAAGGCAGACAATAAGCTGTCCGTCGATCACTGGAGTCTTGTCGAGTTGAGATTGTGCAATCTCTAAAAGTGATAATTTTGACATCATGAAACTCCTTTTCGATAAAAATAGCCCCACACTCCATTACAGAGTGCAGGGATTCACGGTAGATTATTATGTCTCAGCGTTCGCGCCGGAATCATCAATAGCCTTCCAAGTCAGAGCCCCCTCGACACTCTTAACGCGATTATCCATAGCAGTATTCAAACCATCTGCATATGTTTTAGCCGTATCGCGAGCGGCATTCGCCTTTTTAGTAGCATCAGCAGCAGCGGCAGAAATTACTTCGGATTTTGCAGCAGTCAGTTCATCCTGAGATACCTTTGCATTCCAAGCCTTGCGCTCTTCAGCGGTAATATGCACAACGGCATCCTTAGAGTGTCCATCTAGCTGATCCTGCACCTTCTTGATTTTTGCATCTGTTTCTACCTTAGTGTAAGCATCCGGCACAGCCACATACAGACCATCCTCTTCAATCGTGATAGAGTTGTTAGCTTTTGCAGACACGCGCACAGCAACACTGATTTTATTGTCGTTAGAAACGGTCACAGTTGCGGTAGAAGTTGCAACACCAACATAAATGTCAATCAGAGAGCCGACAGGAATCTTAATTACATCACCACTAGTAATGGTCAGCTCAATATTTTTATCTTTTGTATTGTAAGTTCCGCTGGTAACAACCAAGTCCTTGCCCAACGCAATCGTCAGAGTGTCGCCGCCAAATACGGGCATTTTAATGGTGCGGGTCTCTGCATCGTAAGTAGGCTCATGAACAACACCAGTCAGTGTAGTAGTAACAGGCTCGCCGTTCTTTGCAACACTCAACACACCAGCATTATAAGTAACATCTGTAACGAACTTACCTTTAATACCTTCCACTGCTGCAACCTTAGCATTAACATAATCAGCGACAGCCTTAGTGGTCGGAATATCGTCATTGGTGGCATCTGCCGGAATCTGAGTAACAGTTGTTTTATTCAGCTGCACAAATTCTGTGCCATTCCAAATATGCATGGTATAGTCTGTCATGCGGAAATAAATAATGCCCTGAACCTGACCCGCTGCGGGCAGGGAAGACACCATCTTAGTGCTCTTGGTGTACTCAGTTGTACCCTTAAACATTTGCAGCGTATCGGTCGTAAAATACAGGGTGTCCATGTCTTTTGGAGCAAGGGCGTCGTACCGTGCTTTCGTACCATACGCAAATTTTACTTGTGCCATATTTTTCCTCCTTATTAGAATTCAGTCCATTGGAAATTTGTAGATTGAGTTTGAAAAGGCTCGACGAAAAACCGACCTGACTCCGCGCTTTGCTGCACGACCCATGGTTCATATTTGTCGTCTTTGCCTCGTATCATTACGGTTTGACCTGCATAAGTCGCATCATTCTGGTTGATTGCCTCATTTGCCGCCGGAATATTATCAAAACAAAGCGTCCGAGGCGCTACCTTTTGAATAGATAAGTCGTCCCGGACGTATATGAATTCTGATGTATCTTTTGTGATAATAAGGTCTTTGCCATCAATCAACCCAAGCGCAATCGCGGCTTCTACGTCTTCTGCGTTACCGTAACCAAGCTTCGAGTATTTGTATGCCATTCTTTTCACCTCGCTTTAAACGATGGTTAGAATGGGACAACACGCATACTACCATCTTCAGTTTCCACAGTTTCAGTCGTGATCTTAATAGCGTTACCAATGGGTTTGCCCTCGGAGGTAAGCTGAATACGATGCTCTTCATCGTAAGTGATATTATCAGCCTTGTTAGCCAGACTAGTGTTGAAGCGGTCGGTCATCGCCTTGTTCAGAGCCTCCAGTGCGATAATACGCTGATCCAGAGTGCTCAGTGCTTCATCGGGGATCAAATCAGACCACTTGCTGATAGGAATAATATGTACAACGCCTGGCCCAGCCTTACGCACGCGCTGAATTGTCTGTCCTTCAGAGTCCATCTCAACGTGAATGAAGGTCAACTGGAACTCAATGTCACCAGCTTCACTGGTCAGAACCGTATCAAACGGTAGAAGATACTCCAACCGGTTCTTGTATAGGTCTTTTGATTTTTGTAGAATTTCAGTTTTATAGCGTTTGCTCACAGGCAAAACGTACTCCAGCATAACGGTATAATCACTAATATCTACGCCCTTGTATGTCTGATCGGCAAGAAAGTGCAAATTATCCACCAGCTTGCTTCGCTGCATGATACGCTCAGTCAGACTCGCTGTGATAGTGTTATCCTCGTTAATTAAAAAGGTATACATATCACACCTCCTTTCCGTTCACGATGTACAGGTAATCATCCAATGAGATCTTCTTGCCCTCAAGCAAGTTCTCCACAAATTTGTCCTGTACCATTCCATTCTTATAGAGTCGGTGCATACTCTCGACGAACTCAGTGAAAATCTTCTCCATCACAGTAGACCTCCTTGAATTAACGTCAACGTATAAGCATCAATAATGGCATCAGGAGTTGTACCTCCCAAGGCCTTGATTTGGTCATATTCGTATTTGTCAATCGGCTCAAGCGTTACAGTGTCATATTCCGGGGATGGAATCAGGTAATAACCTTCAACGTGCCAGATATACTTGCCGTTGCTGCTGATAATACCCTGTGCGTCATCTTCGGTGCAATTCACCATGATATCGTGCTTGGGCTGATACTTTACAAACTGAAGGCGGTCAAGAGCATCGATCACTCGACCGTCTTTAAGTACCTTATAATACACTCTTAACACCTCCTTAAATGCTGAACATCACGGTTACTCCTAGCTGCTCAGAAGGATAATGGAAACCATACAGCTCACCGGTCTCCTCAATTGCATAGAAGTATCCATCATAGGTCGCAAACGGGCTGCGCAACCAATACTTTGTTGCTCTACCTTCTGCATTGTGCTTGATGCGGGATTCATTGCCAGTCATGTAGCTGATTGTTTGACCTTCGTAAACGTAAGGCTCGTCAATCATCGAAGAGCTTACTTCAATCGCAGATGGAATGAAGAAATAACAATCCGAAGTTACAATTTCCTTACTCTTATTTCCGGCAGAACTCGGTACTTTGACCTTTTTGATAAGCTGTTTCCAACCAATCGGCAAAGCATCAACTAGACGAGAGTCAAGATACTCACGCAGAGAAGTGTTACCCCAGCCGCCAGCATTGTTAGAAGAAGAACTCAGTACCATGTCCTGACCCAGCGTATCCTTCTGCAAGAATGTCATGGAACAACGCTTGTTGGAATTATCGCTCAGGTAGTAGTTCTTAAAGCTTGCCACCTCAACGATCAAATCATCGTGTGTCCATGCGGCCAATTCGCGACAAGCAGCATCACCAAGGTCTGCGTACCAAAGCTTAGACCAATAAACCGTACCTTTAGCATGGCGCTCGTAAGCACCATCGTCTGCTTTTGCACATCCAAATACCAGAGTGGCATTCGTCTTTGTGGAACGGGTACGAGTAATCTTTGTGTAATTCAGTGCAGAGCCATAGATATTAGAGGAATAGACATACAGACCGTTATCACCCTTAATGTGCCGGATAACAGTCATATCGCGAGAACCGGCAGCGACACCATTTGCAGAGTCAATACCCCAAGTCATCTTGACGCCAGTTGAGTTCCACAGACGGATACCATTCATGCCGTTCTGCTCAAAGCACTGCATCAAAACAGTGTTATTTGTATTTGTGACATCCATCTTGTAGTCAACAGCCAGCACAAAATCTCTGTCCTCTTCAAACAGCTTGAGGTCGGTATCAATGTAGTTCTTGCCATCAAACACCTGCGGCTTACTAATAAGAACCTTTTCAGTGATGTCCTCATAAGAGAAATCGTTGCCAAGCTTGATGGAAACTTCATCCTTTGGCGTGGCAACATTCTGCTCAACTCCAACCTTGTTCATCGCATAGATTTCAACAGGACGAAGCTGACCAATCTCCTTACCATCAAAATAAGTAGAAGAATACTCGCAGCTATCATAAACAGCATTGATATCCTTATCGCCGGTGACGTAACCGCCCTTATCCCAGCCACTGAACAAGTAATACTTAAAAGCAGTTTCCTCAGAGGTATAAGTCGGAGTATCGCCGTCATACAGCACCATAGAACCATACGGAGCAACAGTTTCCTTCAACACAGCACCACGATTCATATAGCGGACAGTGTATTTGCGCACAGATTCGGTATAAGTTGCGGTAACAGTCTGATTGCTGAAAACAGTCGTAAACTCGGTGTCCCAGCCACTGAAAGTAAAATCTGTAGAAATTGTGCTTTTAGCAGTAGGTGTCGGAATTGGATTCTCCTTGCGGGTAACAGGGTCAACAGCTTTATCGCCCTTATCAATGTACTGGACATCCAACACCGTGCCATCCTTGTTCACGAACGTCCAGACAAACTGCTGAACAAGCGTGTTGTAAGTAATGTTCAAATCAGGCCATTGTGCTGTAAATTCCTCCAGCTGACGCTCGCGCATGATGGGCACATGAACACTACCCTCAATAACAGAATGGTCGGTATTATATCCGTTTTCATCCAAGCCAGTCATCTTCAACAGACGATCCAGCAGGGAAGTATCATCCAACTGCCAATCAACGCCAGTCAAACGCACACGGTTCAGGTTTGTGCACTTAGCCAGCATATCAGTCAGGTCAATTGTCGGGCACTTCTCGACAGTCAGTGTGGTGATATTCTTATAATCTGTAACCTTCAGGTCGGTCAGATAATTCAGGTTCTTAGCACTCAAACTTGCGATCGCAGGCAATTCGGCTTTTCGAATCTTGCCGCCCTTAGCAAACGCGACACCAGTAATACCAGAGCCGCCAGCATAGAACTCTTCCAGATTCGTACAGCCGGTCAGACTGATGGACTTCTTCAGGTTCGGCACATTCTGCAGGTTCAAATGCTCAAGCAGTGTGTTGTTACCAACCGCAAAATCAGTCATGTTTGTATTCTTGTAACCATCGGCGGCAGAACCAATCTTCAGGTCAGTCAACTTTACACCGTGGCTGAAATCAACATAGCCGGGGTAGAAACCAGAAATATCGCCAATGCTCTGGATGATAGAAGCGTTGTAAACATAAACTTCAGTATCATTCATGGCTGCAATCGGGCACTGAATCTCGTAAGTTTGACCGCGCTTACCACGCACCTTTACAGGGTTAGAACCATACCGCACAGAGACATAAGTGTCGGCATAGGGGACAATATGGAAAGTACCATCGGGTTTCACGCCTGTCCAGTTGGTCGGAGTATAACCACGAATGGTCATATCGTCAGAGGTACAAGTAGCACCCGTATACTTAGATGCCATGTATTTTTCCTGATATCGCTGGAACTGGCGTCTTTGGTGGCGTTTGTTACCGTGCATCATTGGCAGATAGCTGGTTGTGCCATTATCCTCATAAGTACGGAAATATTTGCGCCGCATATCCATAATCCACAACTTTTCAGGCTTTACATCTTGATAATCCTCGAACTTTTTCAAAATACGAGTAGCACTCCATGCCAAAGCACTCTCACGGTTCAGGAACATCTTTGCGAGATCATCTGCAAATAGGTCACGAATCTTACACCACAGTTTCGAGTCATGTGCATTAAACACGCTCTTTGTGCCAATGGTGTCCATATCCTCATAGCCGTAACTCAGGGTCAGACCACCCTCGTTATCGTTGCCCATTGCAGTGTCGTTATCGTAGTCAAAACAGAAATCCCAGTGCACAAGGTCAGTCGTGTGCGGGAATACGTTCTTTGCACGGTTATCGACCATAGTATGACGCTCAGTAAATAGATAGTGGAACAGGGCAGAATCCTTGATAAAGTAATTCTCAAAGTTCTTCTTGAATTCGGCATCATCTGCATTCACAACCCAGTTTTGCACGCGAATCCATGCATCTTTAGCTGCCTGAATCTCTTCCTCGGTACAATTCTTATTGATGTAACGGAACTCAAAGCTATGGTCGCCATCCCAAGTTTCCTCAGAGAAGTCGCCACTCAGGAAGCGAGTCTGTGCATCGGTGTTATTATCAATCTCAATAATAACTTCCTTGTGATTGTTCGGGTCCATACCCATTGTGTCACTATTCTTCTTTGAGTTGCCAAAATCGCCGCAAGCATAGAAATGCCACTGACCATCCTTGAAGACAGTTGCGTTTGTGGTGTCGGTCTCCTGAATAAAAACGACACAGGGATAGAATGCCATGGTGTCGCGTACCTTCGGGTTGTCCTTGCGAGCTTGACGAATGTACGGGTTGAACTCGTTAAACTCGTCTGCCAGTAGAGCATTATTTGCATTCTCAGAAGAAGCAACATTGACTTTGATGTTAAAATACTTCTCACCAACGCTGTTTTCTGTAAATGCATACTTGCTGCCGGTGCTCTCATCACCAAAGATGAAACCACCAGAGCAGTTGATATCAATATTACGACCAGATTCACCGTATGCATTAGAGCTAGTGCCCTGTCCCTTGTGTGAACCAGTGGCAATCCAGTTGTCTTCCACAGCGCGACCATTCTTATAAATGTGCTGAATAGTCGTGTTCGGAACTTCGTTCTTTTTGCCAGTCGTAAAGGTCGGAGCAGAGATCTTGATAATGCGCAGGTCTGGGCACTTCTCAGCCAGTAGGTCAGGATTCAGTTCGCCGCTCACATCCGTAATATCATTGCGGGTGTAGCGCTCAATCATTTCTTCTGCATTCTTTGCGTCTGCAATAAAGTTGTCGAGGATCTCGTCGTCCGTCAGGTTCATCATGTAGGACTTCATGCGGTAAACTAGCACGTCACAATCAGGAGAACCAATCGTAATGCCTACCGGAGAAGCCTGTGTAAAGTTGTCGCTTGCGTCATACAGTTCAACACGACAGGGAATACCATCCAGCCACAGAACCATTTCCTTATACTGGCTGTCTGGCAGAATGTTGAATTCAAACTCCATGAAGTCATCTTCACAAGTCGGTAGATCGATGCTATTCTGCTCACTGGTCAGTGTGACCTTCTGCGCCTGAATATTCAAACCGATACCACCGTTCAAACAGGTCAGTGCCGTAGCATCGTAGTTCTTGACATTCGTAGTCTTAAACACAAGCTTAAAGTTCTTACCCAACTTCTTTGCATCATCACCAAACAACTTATAACTGATATTTGCAGTTGTACCAGCCTTCACACAGAAGTAGGTATCACCATCTTCGTCCAGCTGATAGCCACCGTTAGACCAGTCAAAATTATCGCTTACAGTCAGCCTTGTATTGCCATCAGACCACAAGCGGGTCTCGTCAGCGTTAGTCTTGCCAGCAGGGTTAAAATCAAAAGCCAGATTTGTCTTAACGGGCTCAATCGTAATACCAAGCTCTTTAATCTCGACACTAATCTCCTTGCTTACGGAGCCACATACGATCTTCAGGACATGAGTACCAATATCAGCGGATTTCCATGTCCATGTCTGCATAGTACGTCCGACAGTCAGAGTGGCAGTCTTAGCGCCGTCAACCTCCAACGTTACAGTGGTTGTAGAGCTAGAAGGGTCATAAACGGTATAGTTGATTGCAACGTTGCTGTACTGCTTTGCACTTGCCGTCTTTGTGGCACAGCTGATAATAGGAGTTGTATTGCCTTCAGCTGCCCACATGATATCTTTGACAACCTTATTACTGGTGACCTGTTTTCCATTGATTTCAGCAGTCATGGAAACTTCTACCAAATGTGCGCCGTGGGTCTGTGCAGGAATAGCATAAGTCAACTGTCTGCCTGTAACGCTGCTTGTGGTAGAGCCAAGAATCTTTCCATCAATCGTAAAGTTGATAGTTTTTGCAATATTGCCATACGGAGTGTAGCGGAAGGTTACCTCTCCACTATAAACCAGCGTATCATCAAAAGAACTCTCCAGATAGAACTCAACAACATTGACAGTCCAAGTCTTTGTACCAACACTGCCCACGCTATCGGTCACCTGTAGCTTAACAGTATTGTCACCGCTGTGCAGATACTGGGTTGCGTCAAAGCTGTTCTTTCCCTGGATAACGGTCTGCGTGCCAACTTTTGTATTGCCGACATACCAGACGCCAGTAGCGGAACCAGTGTCATCGCCAGAATTGTCCACAGAAGAGAACTTGAAATTGATAATAGCTGAGTCACCAGCAATCACAGTTAGCGCAGAGCCATCCAGACGCTCGATCTTGATAACACTTGTACTGCCGCCAGTGCCACCGCCACCACCTTGGATGACGACCTGCGTTTTCACAGTACCATTTTCCAACAGGCTCAGCTTTGAATCCTCGTAAGTAATATCATACTCACGCCCAGAATTCGGGTCAGGCTTCACATTTTTCAACTGCTCCTGAATTTCAGAAATATCGCCATTGATAGTGTCGATACTATTCTGCAAACCGGAAGCAGTATTTTTTACCACAGTCAAATCATTTGCCACGGTCTCAACGCTGGTCTTTTCAGCCTTTGCTTCTAACAGCTTATCGGTTGCCTGTTTGTTGTAATAATCACTTTGCAAGGTCTCAGGCAAGTTACCAACGCTATCCTGCAGATTCTTTACGGCAGCATCAGTACTGGTCTTATACTCGGTCAGTTCAGTCTTAACGGGCGCAATCTTTTCATCGATTTTTGCTTCAACAGTTTTATTAAAAGCTGTCACCCAATCAGCACTCGGGTCAGTGTTCAGTGTGATGGTTTTAATAATCTTTTCGCCATTCAGGAACTTAATCGTCTGTGTTTCAGCATCATACTGCACATCAAACTTTGCTAGACCATCAACCTTGGCGATATCACCCCGAAGCAGAGTAACAAAACCATCAACCTCTTCTTTAGTGTAGTAGCTTGCCAGTGTGTCGGCCAGACCGTCTACGACAGCCTGTGCTTCTTGTGCGCTCTGTGCAGCCTGAGTTGCAGCAGTCTGTGCCTCACCAACCTTCTGGCTCATCGTAGCTAAGAACTGAGTATACCAGTCATCGCCAGTCGGATCGGTCATTGCGGTGCCGGTAAGCGATTTCAAAACATTCAGTTTTTCGTTCGGCTTTGTGCGCCATAGATAATTCTTCGATTCACCGCTGCTCGGTACAGTAATTGCACCAGTCGCCATAATTTCAAACTTCAGTACACCCTCTTTGATGGTGGCATAGTTGCTGACCATCCAGTAAAACCGGATCTTATCAGTACTATAGCTCACGTTGATGGGTGCGGTATAGTTCTCAGCATTATTAGCGTTAACATAGTGGATCTGAATCGTCATGCTCATCAGGTCAACACCATCATAATAACGCGGCATCTCAAACGGAATGACCTGACTGTTGTTTTCCTGTGTGATATTTACCTGAGTCGGACTCAGTGTGATTTCTTTATTGGTATCAACCGTAGAAAAATCATTGTCCGAGAAGGTATCAAACCACGTATAGTTGCCACTTCTGGTGAAATTCTGGTCTTCCACAGAGAAGATTGCCACATCCTCATCACAATCAACCACTGGACGAGCATCTTCTATGGAAGCCTCCATCGTCATTGCGGGGCTTGCAGCGACCATACGTTTGGATTCTTCAAATGATAATGCCATCTACTCACTCCTCTCATTAAGTATCTTTCTTATTATCGATATATTTTTCTTTGAGGACATTCTCATAAGTGATATAGGGATAATACGGGTAATAGCGGCTCAATGTAACATTCATTGTGCCTTCTCCAATGTTTTTATCTATCTTTTTAATAATCCACTCAACTGCAATATCAGACTTCAGGTACTTCGCTGCATATTTTACCTTTTCATTTACGTCAAGCCACGGAATCATGTGCATACTCAATGTGATGGAATCCGTCAGCCGACAATTTTTCCATAGCGTGTATTTGCATACCGTCATGGCTGATTCATCCGAGGTATATCCGTCAAACTCACTACCCGAGCACACAAGGTTTCTTCGCCCGATTTTATCAATCGTCAACCGACTATTGTACAAGTCATCAATGCGGTTTGGGTCATTTACGACAACGTACTCAAGGTTGTCACATGCCTCCGCAATCTTGTCTGCCTCAATTTGTTTTGCGGTCGGCATTGCATCCACAAACTTCGTCATAGCATGAGACTGAGACTGACCAATAAAATAGACCCGGCTCTCAATAAGAAGAGCAGGGTCTGATATCTGGATCTCTGTATTCGTTGCTGGATTATACTTCACATACACGGTGTCATAATTTTTCGTGGATGGATTATAGATTTGTTTCGGGTAATAGCGCACCTGTGGATCACGCTGTTCTTTTTCGTATTTGCCTGTAAGTGCGTTGAACTTATATGTAAATGCACCATCAGTTGCCTGATTTAGCCAATGCTCGCCATATTTTATGACGTAATAACGGCCTTTCCTTAGTAGAGAGGTATCTTCTGGTTCGTCCTCTCCTTTTTCGTTGGTAACAGCCTTAAACAACATCATAGGTCCATACACTGCGCGCGTTGTTTCCCGATACTGTCCTGCCCCAGTCGGATTCGTTTTGATTGTCGTAACAAGGTTCTCAACACAGATTCTTGCATTTATCGCAATATCTTCTGGGCAAATAAACGAAAATCTTGTACCGTCCTGAATACTTGCTTGTTTTAATTTTAACAATAAAATAGACGCGCCGGTATCATTTGGGTTCATGTTGTAGCTCATATTCAATTTATTATCTTTAAGCAGCGTAACAACATCATTCCATTCTTTTGTTCCTTTTTTACAATACACGACCTCGCCAGTACCGTCTGGGTCATTTTTTTCAAGTTTATCCTTACAGAAATAGTCGCTGGAGTTTGATGCACCCCATACCTCTACACAGTTATGGATCTGACCGTAATCGACGCTGGCATCTTCGCTGATAACCATACTCTTAAATGTATCCTCGTCCAGAACAACGGGGTCGTCGTAGCCAGACGGAATTTCTTTACACACAAAAGTATCGTCGTCAAAATACATCTCGAAAGGGAAATAGAGGTCTCTCAACTCCGTCAAAATGTTCCAGATTGTCGTGCCAGTATTATATTCTAGGTCGTGCGGAATTCGCCGTACCCAATAGTCAACCATACTCTTTGTCAGCCCTGAAAGTTCAAATGTCTCCTTAATGGAATCACGAACATAGTGCGGCTTCTTTTTGTCATCTTCGTAGTAGTTGACCCCATCCTTAACCACGAGCTTGCGGTCATACATCGGAATGCGCGTTGCGTATCCGGTCAGTGTTCCACCAAGCGTGCCGTCAAGCAAACAGGTCATATCAAGACAAGAAAGGCTTAGTTTGTTCGTTGTAGCATCATAACTGTATCCATTTTGCTGTATTGCATATACGCCAGCGCCATACCAGTGTACACCATCTGTATCCACAAAGTTCGTGCCAGTTCGTATTTCAGCCTCACCAGAGTATAAAGCGTGATAGAAGTTATATATCTGAGTTAAACCATCTTTCAATTCCCATATCGTTCCTTGAATATCGTGCATTGAATAGCCAACAAATACACTTGTGTCATGGAAATATTTATCAAGTTCTTCTTTGGTACAGCCAGCAATCGCTGCAACATCGGCTGCAGATAATATCCTTCCTGCTGCGATACCACCCTCTACAGCAGCAATCATATTTTTTACACGTACTGTTTTCCCATAAATCATACAGTCAACACCAAAACTATCAAGTTCAAGTATTTTACTTTGTAAAGTTGAACCATCTCTTTGAACTGCATCACAAGCTGCATTGAAAATCACTTCAATATAAGACCTGATATCTGCATTCAGCAGCGGAATAACAACATCTCCTCCGCCTATCAGTAGTGGAGTGTATGCAATCTCATACGTCTTGCCATTTGTTGTATAACCATCTGAAGATGCAACAACGGTCGAATATGTTCCAACATCTCCTTGCTCTTTCACAAAAGATGCATATTTCTCTTTATTTTCATCTGTCCAAATAATACGCTTACGGTTTATATTTTCGATATTGCCATACTGTTCATAACCGCCAACCTTATATCTCCACTTTGCTTGCCTTAACTCTGCGTCCTTTTCTTTGTATATCGCACTATTTTTGATTTTTGCATCGATCTCTTCTTCTGGTATTCTTACCGCGTCCGCCCCAACAAGCGGCATACTTGTTGGAGCTTTCATACCAATCTGTAAGCGCAGCATCTTGCTCGTCCACTCCTCTGTGGAGAACTGAGAAATAGAGAATCCACTCTTCGGGAAGATATCAAGATTAAAAGTGCGCCGTGTATCTGAGTCTGCGTCAATCGAGTTAGAACCACTTAACGCAAGTCCTTCGATCGTATCAATAATCTGGTAGTCCTTATTCAGCAGTTCAATACGACAGTATAATCTTTTTGACCGGCTTTTCAGTAAGGCCAGATCTTCTTCTGTGGGTAAGTAAGTCATGGCCCACCTCCTTAAATCAAACCAGCGTTCTTCATGTCATCGCTGCTATTCAAATCGCCAGTTTCTACAAAATCAAACGAGATTTCCACCTTATCCGGGTGTTCATCATCTGAGTAAGAAACGTTTCCATTTACGTTCATCAGCCATGCGCGGCCATCGTACATCTTCAATACTTTTGGCTTTTTGTTCGTTAGCCAATTGATAAAAGTCTCCCGATAGTCAATAGACCCATCAAAATCAAACGCATCATTGGCACGATCCCACTTGATAATAACACCAGAGAAGTTGCCGCTATAATAATTTGCCTCACTACCATAGAATACGATGGGGTACTTGCTTCCCAATGTCGTCTCCACAGACGCTTCTTGATTGCGCGTAATATTCGTGACAGCTGGCTCAAGACCAACATAATATGATATGTCTTTATCCATTAGCCATGCTCCGTCAAAATCGCTTACGGCACTTGTAGATGTGTACACTTGTTCAATTTCATCAACAACAGGAACTGCCATATACTGATATTTCGTTTTCCTGCCACGTGCGAATTTGTCATAGCATACAATCAAAATAGGCTCAACGGAACTTGTGATCTTCTTTTCATAAATCGTAATCCAGTCGTACTTGCCAACCTCTCTACGCTTTACGCGAATAGAATCAAAATTATTAGGCTCGTCTGCGCTTTTTGTAACAGTGAGCTTGATTCTACCTTCTCTTTTTTCATTCTCTGCCACAATTTCAAGTTTCTGCAGTTGTCCGTCATACTCAATTTTGAATACGCAAAAATCCGTGTCCAGAACATATCCATTTACAGTTTCTCCAACCGCTCGCACATAGTACACCTTATTATTATCAAGGCTTTCTACATTGAACGCATGTGAAATAGAGCCGTGATATATCTCCTCATGTAGTAAAGTCTTGTCTGAATCATAAAGCTGATATTTATAAAGATTCAGTGTCTCGCCCTCTTCTTCGATGTTTTTATACTCGACATTAAAAGAAAAAGCAGGGAAGGGAATTGTCTTTTCAGCGCGTGCTTCCACATCAACAAACTTTAACACCGGTTTTTCATGGCAATAAAAAAGAACGGCATCGCTAAAATCGCTTTTCTTGCCGCTCTGATTTGTTACTGCAATTTTAAGATAGTAGGGGAGTAGTCTGTTATGTACAAGGTTCGCTGGCAGCATAAACATACGCACAGAAGATGAACCACTGGTTTTCACTGTCTGGTCAACAATAATATTGCCGGAGGCGTTGTCATAGATAATATACTCCACTTCATTGATCGTGTCATCGTAACATGTGTACCGCACGATATTTTCCCGTGTAGCGTCTATCACAGAAAATTTTGAAATTATCGGTTTCGCCAATTTAACACCTCCTTATTTTACGCCATATATCTCACATGGAATAATCAAATCGTTATTTGTTGTAATGGCCGTCTCACCAGAGCTTTGTGCGTCAAAGAATGTAATTTCAGTGCAATATTTATTATTCTTTTCATATGCTTTTACATAGAACGGACGGAAAGCGCTTTTTATATTTGTGTCAGAATTGTATGATACACTTGGAGTAGAATTGTCGCCAGCGCTCAAATCATAAATCATACACAACTTCGGCGTATTCATAGTGACGCAGTGATATTCTGCACCACTCCATTCACCTGCGACTGGTTTCGACACAATAACAGAAACTTTGCTCAAATATTCGAGCACCCGTTTTGTTGCGGCACTCTCTGGATCAATCTCAACAACTTCTCTCTCTTTGTAGCCACGGAAGATAAAAATATACTCTGAATAATCGCTGTCTGCTTCAAAAGTTAACTTATTTTCTTCGCCAACAGCAGAGTATGCATCTTTTGAATCGTTCTTCCATAGTAGCTGGAAAATCTGTCCAGCCTTCAACTTGTCCACAGTAATAGTATCAGTGGTGATTTTATCCCCAGAAACTTGCGTAAGGCTGTTGTTTACAGAGGTGGAATCAAGCGCTACTTTACCATTTTTGTCAACAGATATAGCACCAGTCAAGTTAAGCTTTGTCGCCTTGATTTTTACAGTATTTGTACTCTGGTTTATCAAAGTAGCAATGTTTTTTCCAGTATAATCTGTCTTAGCCACCTTTGAATCAATGCTTTCAGTTGCTGTTTTGATGTGCTCTTCGAGCTTTTTATTTGCGTTCAGTTCTGCAGTATCCGCATACTTTTGAGCTTCAGTTTTTGTGGCACACAGTACGATGGCATTCTCGTTTTTTGAAATTTTAGATTCTGTCAGCGAAATTCTTGTATTTAGCCCGCTCATGTCCTCGTTGTATTTTTTAGTGGTTACGCGGGCTTCAATCTGCTGCTTTGTACTCTCCAAATCAGAATTATATTCCATTTTAAAACTTACAAGGTCACCATCTATTTTGCCAGCGGCATCCAGTGCCTCGTTTGCTTTTGTATCATCCGTGTATTTTAGCGCCACAGCCCAGTCAGTCCGACTAAAGCTTTCAGTTGTAGGACGCGCTGTCTGACATACAAGAACTTTATTATCACCAGAACTACTTGCCCAGATATCACCACGGCTATATGGGGTTGAAGGCGTTGTGAAAAAAACACGTCTTGATCCATTTGCTGTATCGTTTTCAAGGCTCGCAGCTCTCAAAACTTTCAATAAATTCTTGTCACTAAGAGCCTCCCATATAAAAGTGTCCGTCCACCTATACGCATCATCAGCCTTCATGTCATAATAAAGGTCGCCAATGTGCACTCTCTTTGCATCCTCCGTTACCCAATTTACTGTCGGAGCCGTATCAGTAGATGGTACACCACTGTAGAACCATAAGCTGAGTTGTCCGTCTGCCTGATCTTTTAGCGTTAAAAATTCACTGACATCCGTGTATTTGACAATAGTGTCAGCAAAATCTGTATCAATAATGGATAGCTGACTGCCAACCACGTTGACTTTGCTGTCCACTGTTTTCATTGTACCAATATTATCGGGGGAACATACCAGTCTCTTCATATCACCCTGCAATGCAGTCACAACCACACTCTGTCCAACCGTGTAAATCTGGTCAGAGGTAATGTTATACTGGCTTCCAAACACGGATATTGTGTATGTATTCCCACTCACCGCAGTTACCACGCCAGTCTGCGATTTGTCAAACTTTGCATCGTTGAGCTTCTTTTCAATCGTGTCTACGATGACTTTGCTCAACACGTCGATTGCATCTTGGCTATTTTGTGACATCTCGTCCCTCCTTTATAAATGTATACTCGATCTCAACCTACCCAACCCACCCTGAGCCAAGTATACTTCGTATTTATTTTTGCTTATTGCATTACTTAACGTCTATTCAGTTCCTGTACAACCTTGTTCGGTAGACGGTTTACCAACTCGCGAGCCAGTGCATCGCTATCTCCAACAGGATTGTTCACATTCACATCACCAATAGACAGGGAAATACCACCAGCGTCGCGGCTTTGCACCATAGAAGCAGAACTATGTTTTGCCAATTGATCGCTGAACCACTTGTCTGGATTGCCGCCCATCTCAAACAGGCGAGAGGTAATATCAGCAGGAACAACACCATCGCCAGTCTCAAGATATGTATAACGTCCAGAAGCTGGCTTACGAACAATAAGTTCTGAACCTCTTTCGTCAACGTTTGCAAAATGATTCGTTTTAGAAGATTTAAGACCATTCGCATGACCACCCAAAAAGAAACCAGCAAAACCTCCCAAAAGAGTACCAATCAATGCTCCTACAGGTCCACCTATTGCCATACCCGCAGCTGCGCCCAGACCAGCACCAGTAAGAGTTGTAGCAGCCGTTTTGACTGTTTTATCTTCATTGGCGGTTGCGTCATTCTTTTTGTCTGTTTCGTCAGTTGCTTTATTCTCTTCTTTAGATACGATCTGTGTAGCGTTAATTGTGAGATTTGTTGCGCTCTTTTGTGTGTTTTCGGCAGTTTCAGAACTACTATTCGCAGTGTCTTTTGTATTCTCGGCAGTTTCTTTACTCTTACCGAAAATGTCTTTACATAGATTTACGATTCCACCAATCGGACTGATGTCCCAGAAGAACGATGCAACAGACTTTATTGCCTTCTTGCCAAAACCATCTTCTTTGTTAGACCAGATTTCTTTTTGATGCTTTACACCCTTTACACCGCTATAAATACCAAGACCAGCCGCTGCAGCAAGACCACCAACAACAGGGATTGCAGAAGCGCCAGCAGTACCTATAGCACTAACAGCGCCTTTGATAAGTCCGCCAGCACCAGTGACTAGTTTTCCTGCGCCTTTAATAAGAGTGGAACCAATCTTGCTCTTACTAACAGCATTACCGACAGCCTTAAATCCGTTTACAACTGTGGAAACAATGCCGCCGCCTTCGCCGGAACCGCCGAATAGGCTTTGAGCGCCACCTTTGATCGTGTTCCAAATATTTGTAAACGCATTGATAATTCCATTGCCAGAACTTACAACCTGTTTTGTAATATTGTTATTCGCGGTTGTTAATATGTTCTTTAATGCGGTTCCCGTTTCTGTTGCAGTATCAACGAGCGTGGTTTTGACAGCGTTGACTGCCTGCTTGGCTGCATTAACATAAGATGTGCCAGAACTTGCAGCCTTTTCGCCACCATTATTTAAGAATCCTTTTATCGTATTCCACAGACCTTTTGTGCCGAGATCTTTGTACTCACCAGTCTTAAACATGGAATACAGATTATTTAGTTTTGTTAGCGTATTGATAAGTGATTCAAGATTCGTAATCAGATTCTGGATGCCAGTGATCGCGCTGCCGGTATTCAGACTTGCAATGATCTTGTCATGATAACCGTCCAGCGAGCCTTCCATCTGAGATAGACTCATCTTCTGGATTTGCGCAGTGTACTCAAGTTCCTTCTGGTAATCCTTCCAGCTCTTGCCGATATCATCCATGACCTCAGACAACTTGTCTTTGAACTCATTGTACTTTTTGATCTGGTCGTCAATAGCCTTTTCAGCGTCCTTGTTATTCCACTCGCGCTGCTTGTCAGCAAGATCTTCGCGTGCAGTACGCACATCTTCGGCGTTTGCCTGCCACTCGTAACCGTTCTCAGTGTACACACGGGTCGTGCGCTGTTGCTGGGCGCGGGCGAGAGCATCTTGTGCCTTGGAAAGCTCAATAGCACGTTCGGTAGCTTCGTTGTTTTCTTCCAGAGCTTCCTTCTGCTTATTCAGGGCTTCAATCCGCTTGTCGATGACTTTACCCATAGCATCGCCCCAAATCTTGAGGTCGTTGTTAGATTTGTCATTTAAAGTGGAGAGAAGGGAAAGAAAAGAGGACAGAACAGCTTTTGCATCGGATAGAGCGGACTTAAATTCCTCGATTACCTTTTCGACGCCATCCCAGTGCTTTTTCAGTTTTGTTGTAACCTGTGCGTCGGTCTCTTGAACTTCGAGAAGAGCCTTTTCCAAAGCGTCATCAAGTTCCTTTTGAACCTCGGCTTTTTGCTTGAGAGCTTCGTCTTCTGATAGATCCTTGTTAGAATCAATGGCAGACATTTTCTTTGTATATTGTGCTAAGACTTTCTGATACGTTGCAGTCTTCTTTGCAAGCTTCACATATTCTTCATGGGTTGGTTCACGCACATCATCAATCATTGCCTGAACTTGAATACCAATCGGACTACCTTCAAACTCTTTTGCAAACGCACTCAGTTTATCAACGTAACTTTGGCGAAGTGCCTTTACGTCAATTTTAGCGTTTCCGTCCTCATCATAAGTAAGTAGATTAGAGAATTCTTCAGGAAGTTCCTGCAGCTTCTGCATAGTATCCTGTGTCAGCTGGCCGGTAGTATTCCACTCGTCCATCGCATCTTTTAGCGTGCTCCAATTAGTTTGGTATTTGTCCAACTCGGTATTTACACGCTCAAGGTCAGTTCCAAGACCAACAAGATAATCACTAACAGAAATTTTGCCGCTTTCAATATTTGCCTTATCAGAACTTAACGAGTTTGCAAGTGCAGTAGCCGCTGCCCCGCCGGTTTCGTTTGCGGCTTTTATGCGCTTATCCAATTCATCAAGAGTTGCTTTCTTAAATGCCTCGGTGTTAAGATTGATGTTTCCGTTTTTGTCAACGAGATTATCCATCAAATCCTTGTTATCACCAAAGAACTTGCTCAGCTGCAAGATTGACTCTATCTTACTTTCTGTTGCATCAAGGTCACCAACACCGAATTGACTGTTCTTGATTTTCTGCTGAACATCATATAACCCAGAAAATGCGGATTTTATAGCATCCGTCTTTTCCTTAGCCTTGTCCATCGCAGTGCCGTAGCCCTTGATAGCGTCAGTCAACTGCTCAAAAGAGATGGTTTCAGAATCAACACTAGAATTCAACCAGTCGAGAATCTTCTTCATCTCGCCAGCAGACTTGCCACCATCATTAGCCGCATTTGCTTCCTTGAGTTGTGCCTTAATAAATGTGCGGAATTTGGCTGTATTAAGTTCAAGTTTTCCGTTTTGCTCCGTCAAACAAGCAGTAAACTTGTCATCGACACCAATCAGTGACTTCATTGTATCAGCACAGATATAACCATATTGGTTATATTCTTTCATGGCCTTTGTTAAGGTATCAAAAGCAGAAGCAATATCAGTCACAGACTTCGCAGTAGACTTGTTGTTCTTGCTGGCCTTATTTGTCGGGAACCCATTCAACTGATTTGTTAATGCTCGCCCACCCTTTAAAGCGGCATTCATATTGGTGTACAGCAAAGAAAGCTGAGTATTTGTGCGAGTCGTGATTTCCTCTAGTTTTGCAGGATCTACGCCGCGTTCGCCGGCCTTCTCTACTTCGTTTGCAAACTCCTGAGCTGCACTGTATGTCGCAGTAGCCGCAGTAGCATTTTTCAAAGCAGGAAGAAGATTTTCCAGAGCAGTCTTTTCAGCCTCTGTTTTCTCTTTTAAATCATCAGTGCTTTCAGCCGTGTCATCTGCAGTAAGGTTTGCGACCTCATGTTGTGCGTTAGAAAGAATTGTGGCGGCAGCTTCTGCGTATTCAGCAGCAAGTAACTCGGCATAACTCTGTTTATTTATCTGGAGCTTACCATTAACAAGCTCAAGGCAATTCAGATATTCGGTGTTCATCGTCAGTAAAGACTGAAGAGAATCAAGACTCATGTAGCCATACTGATTGTACTCTTCCATTGCACTGGTAGAAGCTTTATACGCAGACTGGATTTCATCCATTTTGGAAGAAATATCTTCCATCTTCTGTGCGCCAGCAGCCAATGCGTCAACACCATTTGCAGAAGACTGAGCTACAATACCAACTTGAACAAGTGCTTGGATAAACGCATTCACACCGTTTGTGTCAGCAGAGAAGTCCATGTCAGTCAGAGCTTTACGAAGATTTGCGAGAGCTTGCGCTTGCTCGTCGGATAATCCTTCGTTTGTACCCAACAAGAGTTCATTCAACTTACTAGCATCAAACCCATCAATTGTATCTTCCAGTGTTTGAACGGCAGAATTTACTTTATCAAAAGTAAAGCTAACATCCATGCCATTACTCTTGCCATCACTCCAAAAATCAACTGCTTGAAGTTTTCTACGAGCATTCGTATTATTGTTGATTGCGTCCGTAGAATCATTGTAAGAATCTACATCATCACGGAGAGCGGTTTGCTCATCAAGCAAGAATTGATACAGACTATGATACGTTCCACCAGCAGCTCGTTCAGCCTCAGTTGTGTTATCAATGATATATTTTAATGCTTTGCCAACTTCGTTGTAATAATCAACAATTGAATCCGCATCATTTAACTTGTCAGGTCCATAACCACCGAACTTGTTAAAGACATCAATGCCAGCATTTTTAATCTGGTCTCCCATATCCATTTCAGGAGCCGACCAAACAGTAAGATAATGCGTCCGATTATTCTTCTTGGCTGTATCAACAAGCTTATCGCCTTGAGCATCTTTGTTCTGTGTCAACTCATAACGAGATGCCTCTAACTGCTCCGCTGTAATATCCTGAAGTAATCCAAGCTGCTCTTCATACTTGCCATTTTGAAGGTCAAGTTTACCAAGTTTATTTTCATCAAGCGTTCTTTGTTCTTTCGCAAGATCAAGAATCTCTGCCTGAATGTCTTTTGCTTGATCAAAGTCCTCTGTATCCCAACCAGACTTGTCGCCAAGTTCTTCATAAGCACTGACCAAATCCTTTAAAGAGGAAGTGGTGCTCTGCGCAGCATCGGCGGCTTCCTTGGATTTCGTGGCCGCAGTGTCAATACGCTGAGAATATTCAACAAATTTCTTTGTTATCCACGACAGTGCAAAACCAATGCCAGCGCTTAATGCGGCATTAAGTAAAATAGCTCGTGCCCGAAGCAACAACATACTGAGTGACAACTTGTTTGTTGCACCCTCGGCTCCCTCTGCTTGAACTTTACTTTGGATTAAAGCTGTGGTAAGATTACTAAGAGAAGGTCTTGCTCCGTTTGCCGCTTCTTTACACTGGTTGTAAACTGCAACTAAACGTAAAAATTTCTTGATTATTGTGTCCCAAATGCTAGATGTCGTATCTGTTCCATTAGTAGAAAAGAAAGTTAATACCAATCTACTTTTATGAGGAGAGAGTTATGAAAAAGATAGGATACTGTCATTGGTGTAACAAATATGCCGATTTAAATTATGGCTTTTGCCCGTTTTGCTCAAGTCAACTGATATCAATCAGTGCATGGAATAAAATGACCAACAAAGAAAGAGAAGATTGGTTAAATAGAAATCCTAGACACAACCCTCCTAAAAAAATGTGGGGTGTTAATCTTGAATCCGCAGAAAAGGAAAACAAACAAGCCCGCGCTCAACTTGAAGAGGAAGCTCGCCTCGCTCAGTATAAGCCCACTTGCCCAGTATGCCACTGTCCTGATTTGGAAAAAATCTCCGGTTTTGACAAGACTGTGGACATAGCGGTTTGGGGCGTATGGTCGAGAAAGGCACACAAGCAGTTTAAGTGTAAAGCGTGCGGATATGAGTTTTAAAGGAGAATAAAAATGCTTCAAAGAACAACAAACGGTGTTCCTCAGAAAGATTTTTGTCTTCATTCTCCTGCTAGTATAGAATTCAACGGAAAGGAAGTTCGTGGATTAACAGCTTATTGGGATACTGGAAGCTCCGTATGCTGCATCGCAAGAGAAATTGCCAACAAACTTGGCTTACCCATCATGCCAACCCAGCAAGAAGTTAAGTCAATCACAGACTCTAAAATGGCTGACGTTACCGTCTGCACATTAAAAATTGGCTATGGCGATGACATAATTCTCCCCGATACATTGTTTTGTGTTATGGACCCGGAAGATTTTGAATATGAACTTCTTATCGGACAAGATGTTATAGGGTATGGAGAACTACATACTAAATACAATCCAGCAATGGAACGGATTAGACTTGAGTTTGAGATTGACCCTTCTGTGATTCCAGATCCTGAGATTTAAGTATAGCCTTCCATTGTGAAAAAATTCGTTTCCGTTCTTCCTGAGTAAACGGAGGCATCTTCCGTACTCTTACGGAAACAATGTTAAAATCGTTCATTCAAACCCCTCCGATACAAAAGAGATGTGAAATCTGTGGAAAAATATGTACGGTATTGTCCATTTTGCGATAAATACTATTCAAGATGGGACTTATTATGCGCTTTTTGTATTCGAGATAACATTCTGCTTATAGAATGGGATGAAATGACAAAAAAACAAAAAGAAGAATGGAAAAATAAAACTAAGCCGAGAAGAAGTATTTCTGAAATAAATCCAGACACTCTCAAAAAGCTTCAAAAGGATGCCAACGCTTTCGACGCCCAATATAGAGCAGAACTGGAAGAAAAAGAGCATCCAAAGTACACCCCTCGCTGCCCCACATGCGGCTCGCCAGACATAGAAAAGATCGGCACAGCCTCCAAAGTTTTGGACGTGGCATTCTGGGGCTTCGCCAGTGGGAAAGTAAAGAAAACTTTCCATTGCCGAAATTGTGGATATGAGTGGTGACAAAAGAAAAGCCCTGCCACACAAAGTAGCAGGGTAGTTGGTCGTATTTAGATTTAGCGAAAAACGTATTTTGCCATTGCGGAATTTCTATCGCAATACAAAAACTCAAAACTCTTAACACGACTCATTGGGATACAGAGGACAGAACCGGTATTTGCATTCTTTGCGGCATCATCCATATCCTTACCAGACTTTGATTTTGCAGAGCAATGATATGTTAATGTAATATACTCATCATCTGCTGTTTCTAGTTTTCCTAAAATATGAGACCCATCATCCATGTTTAGCATCATCAAATTACCATGAGAATCGATATGCCTAGTCCAAATATTGTCACTCGGCTCAACTCCAAGAATGTTGACCATTATTTTTCGAGCCCAAACAGAGTTCTTGACTTTGTAAAATGCGGCAGCGGCAAGCAGCCCTAAAAGAACGTACGCCAGTACGATAGGAAAATCAACTACAACAAAAGGAAGGATTCTATCTAAGTAATCAACCGTATACTTTAATACAAAACCAACTGCGATACTTAAAATAAGATATCCCTGATATTCAATTTTCTTTAAAGACAGCTTCATATAAAACCAGACACAGATTGCGCCTGGAACAAATACATTAAACAGCGTATCAATGCTGTTGATTAGTTTTACTATTTCCGTCATCAGCGCCTCCATCTTTGCTTTTCAATCTATTATCACTATAATCTCTGAAATAAGCATTCAGCTGATTCTCTGTGGTTTCGTCCTTGCCGCCATGATACGTGTAGTCCGTGATAGAACGACCGCCAAAATTAGAAATTTCCATATTCGGCACATGCTTTTTATTATTTTCCATGATTCAACACTCCTTTTATAAGAGTGTATCACAGACTGTCGTAAAAAGCAACGCAAATTAAAACGCCCGGCCTCCCAGCAGTAGAGAAGTCGAGCTTGTTCGTTATGATAGCTGCGCCGTTGTTATTTCAGAAGTTCAGCAATTTCTTCAGCAGTCACACCATTTGCAAGCGCATTGGCAACAATATCTTCTGCCTTTTTGCGATTCAGCTCTGCCGCAATCTTTTTGTCGGCATCAGCCTTTTTCTTTTCGAGCTTGGTGATCTCTTTGTTGAGTTTTTTCAATTCTGCTTCTTTTGCTTTACGCTGGGCGTTCAGTGTAGCAATATCATCACCAATAGTTGCAATCTCCTGAGCAATAGATTCTGCGGCAGTATTCTTTTCAGCAATCTGTGCCGCATAATCGATACCGTCAAGAACCTTTACTTTGTTCTTACTTCCTTTAGGTCTAGCCATAATAAAACACCTCCGTATATTTTGGATACGCGATTGTACTTTTATTATAGCCAGAATATCGTATATAGTCAACGAATATTTTGTTTTCTCCTATTTATATCGCGCCAGAGAATAGCGCGTCTCCTCGTTTCCACCTACTTCTTTAAGTCGTCTGGTTACGTCTGAGGTGGACTTCTGAACTTTCATCCAGAACTGACTATCCTTCCAGTGGTTGCTCACTGACCCTTTTTAGTCGATGAACCTTCCACCCTCCTACATTATATAATAGGGGAGTGGATCGGCTGCTGACCGCCCATTGTAAACGCTACTTAGCACTCAATTATTACCATATTTTGACAATACGATAAAACCGAGCTTTTATCTCAGCATATAGCATCCATATCCTTGTTTCTATCTTTCGATTCCTACATTATATAAATATAACAATAGGCGATATGGCTCTTAGGGTTTCCCAGCACTCTAGGGGCTATTTTATTTTTACATGGTGCCGCATCCTATATTTTATACGCAACAAATATAAGAGGGCATATTAACTTTACCCGCACCATTTTTGAGCTTTCCGCTCATCTGCATTACAGACAACACACCAGAGATGGCGGCTGTCAGAGTAGGTAATGCGCCAGCAAATTTTACAGCGCTGTCTGCACCGTCAACAAAAACAGTAGCAAGGCTTACAAAGAACTTCGGGATATCAGACTTCATCAAGTCCGTACTAAACTTCTGGAATGCAGAATCAAGCTGATTAAGCTTTGCCTGCAATGAATCCATGTACGTCTGGTTCTCACGCATTGCGCTGCCGCTAGAATTAAGCGCCTGCTTCATAGCATCTTCAGCAACGCTAAAATTATTCAGCAGGGCAGATGTACTCTGACCTCCTCTCTTTCCAGAGATCAACTCAGTAATATTTGCCTGTGTTGTGTCAGACAGATCTTTCCAAACCTCAGAAAGTTCCTTCATAATCTGATAGGTTGATTTGAAGGTATTATCATCCTTCATAATATCAACACCAGCAAGTTGCTTCAACTCAGATCGAAGCTCTGATACAGAATTTGCCATTCCATCTGTTGCGATACCGGCATTTTCCGCATCTGTTTTTGAAGCACGAAGGTACATACTCAAAGTTTTTAGGTAAGTGCCACTCATATCGGCGTCCTGAAGTACACCATTTACAGCAGCCGCCAAACTAAGCGTCTCCTGATATGTATTTCCGGCGGCAGACATCGCAGCGGAACTTTTCTGCATGATAATTCCAAGGTCGTTCATACTGACTGGTTCGGTATTAGCGATTTGGTTCATGCAGTCCAGAAGACGCTCTGCATCATCAGCAACCAACCCAAAACCTTGCATTGCAGAAATCAGGTAAGAGGAGGCAGTTGTTGCGTTATCAATCTGATCTCCAACGTTAGCCATAAGCGCAGACACACGAGCAAGCTCTTCAGAGTCTTTATCCGTATATCCGAGTCGTTTCCAGTCAGCAGTACTACTTACAAGGTCAGAAATATTCGCACCAAGCTCACGAGCATTTGTTGCAGTTCTATCGAGATATTCATTCATCTCGTCGCCAGTCATTTTACTGACCTTTTTGAGTTCAGTTACAGCCGTATCAAGCTCAAGAACGTTATCATAAACCTCTCGCAGACCTTGTTTGACCATTGCAACGCCAGCCATAGCGATGGCGGTCTGGAAGTGCTCCTTAAACAAACGAGACAGTTTTTGACCAAGCGTTTCAGTTTCGAGACCAGCTTGGTGGCAAGCATTTTGGAATTTGCTGACTTTCATTTGAGCTTCTTCAAAAGAATAACTACCATTTTTAATCGCATCAAAAAGCTCATTGTATTCTGCTTCAAACTTTGAACCTTCAAATCCATGAAGTGTTTCTTTATACTGATATAGAGTACGCATAAGATTTTCTATCTTATCTGTATCAGTATTTGCTGTCTTTGTCTGACGGCTTTGCCCCAAAGCATCGTCAATATGTTTTCTCACCTGAACAAGTAAATCGTCAACTTGACTAAGTGTTGCTTTAAACTCTGTTGGACCTTTATTTTCATCCAACTGTTTCATAGCAGCATCTAGCTCTGCCAATACTTGTTGCCCAGTTTTGCCATCATCCAACACGCCGGTGTTAAATTGCCCTAAAGCAACACTATTTTTTCTTGTGAATTCCGTACTACTTAATCTATTTTGAATAGTGTTATAGGCAGCTTGCTTTGAACGGACTTGACCGTGCTTCTGTTCGGCTTCTTTCTGCAAATCCTCTTCTGATTTTAATGCCTGTTGAATCCGAAGGCTGATTTTTTGCCAATCGTCCTGAATACCTTTGAGCGTAGTCCGATATTCTTCCGACTGGCTATTCATTCCATTAAGCTTACGAATTCGTCCTTCGAAACTTCCATCTTGGTCGCCAATATATCCTGGCTGACCTTTAAGAAGATTATCAAAAGTCGTATTGTTTACTTCAGACAGCTGTATTTCAGCCTTGCGAATTTTTGCAAGCGTAGAAGTCGCCTGAGACTCAAGATTTTTATATTCACTTTTATACGCAGACATTGATGCTTTCGCATCAATAAAAGCGTCATCCATTGCAGAAACACCTTTTGCGTATTTGTTGGAGCTATGGTCTGTATTTAAAGACTTCTCAATGCTAAGAACCTTTTGAATTGAAGCACGAAGATTGTCTGCCTTTTCGGTGTCACCACTAATTGATTTCTGCCATTTCAGAGCTTGTTCCGTCATGCTCTTTACATGACTCTCAGTCTTCTTTTGAACCTCATCAAAAGCATCCATCCGACGAGTGGCGTCAGCCCAAGCAGTACCAATAACCTTTAACTGCTCTGTATAATCCTGTGTGCCAACTTTGAGAGTATCCAGTTTCTTTATTTGAGCATCTACATTATCAAGAGAATCGCTCACATCACTTGGCACACCAGACATATTTTTATACTTGTTTCTGGCAGTAGCTAAGTCATTGGTATAATCATCCGTCTGTTTCGCCTGACGTTTTTCCTCAGCGGTGGCCTTGGTACTCTCTCGCGCATTCTTTAAATCTTCATAATGAGCTTCAATACGGGTTACTTCGTCCGCTAAGTCGCTCTCGAACTTTTCATATTGGCGAATGATTTCATCAAGTTCATTTTTTGAAAGAACATCACCAAGGTCTGTTTGCAATTTGTTTAGATTGTTTAATGAATCTTCCATTTGCTGATTAACAAACGAAAGTTCATTTTCTGAATTACCCTTACCTTCAAGACGAGCCGAATCTAATGTCAGCTTCTTAAAATTTGATAACTCCGAGTTGTATTCAGAAATCTTTGCCTTTTTCGCAGCATTTAACTGAGCATCCGATTCGGATTTCGTTTTAGCTGCATTTTGGTCGGCAATTCGACCTTTAATTCGAATTAGATTGTCATCGAATTCGTTGTCGAATTTTGTGAGCTTATCAATTTCTTCATCAGGAAGCAAATTTGAAAGTTCAGTTCTAAGATTTTTTGCGGATTCCTGTGCCTTTTCAAGCTGTGTTTTAACAGCTTCTAACTCTTTACTATTTGCGGTTTTATTGCCGAGAGTCAGTGATGCTTGTTCAAGGGCACCTGCTTTTTTCTGTTGAGTATAAAACTCATTAAGCTTTTCCTGAACCTCTCGCTTTGTAAGAGTTGCATTTTTTGTAGCTTCGCGCCTATTAAGTGTACCACTAGCACTTTGCCCAACAGCTGCAATCCTGGCCTGTCCAGAATGCCATATCTCGTATGCCTTAGAATATTTATCTGTCGGAATCTTTCCTTGTAGCTCTGACTTTAGTTGCTTTAATTCCGCACGAACTGCCTTTAAACGCTTTCCAGCACCGTCAAGCTCAGGATTTATTACTCCATTTACTGTAGAACTTGCAATTTTTGCTTCAAGGTCGTAACGTTCTTTCAGACGCTTATAATAAGCATCAAGCTTGTTTTTAGTTCTATCATCAACATCAGTTTGAACTTTGATTTTTACCTTGCTCTTATTTGCCGCCTGCTGACCAGCGTTTGCAACATTCTGAATCTGCTTCTTAACTTGACTCCCAGCGTTAGGGTCAACACCGGCACCAATCGTAATATTAGTGCCTTTGCCAAGAATTTCCTGAAGTCCTTTAATGATAGCGTCCTTGGACGTTTTCTTATCAACACCGAAAGTTAATCCAATCGGATCTTTCTCAATATCAGTCTTGATTCCAGAAAACTGTTTCTTTAACTGTTCAGTCGTAGTGTCAAGAACGACTTGAACTTTAATTGCGGTCACGGAAGAAGTATCGGTTGCTCCACTAGCACCAGATTTTGCATTAGGAACCATGTTGACCACCTCTCTTTTCCATTTTCAATACCTTTTCCTTTCAAAATAAAAAAGAGAAGCGGCCAGCTCATTAAAGCTGACCCTCCTCTCAAAATATTTTTACAAATTATGTAACGCTGTCTTAACAATCATTGCCGCCTCGACTTGCGCAGGAGCAAAAAACGGACGTGCAGGGCGTTTCGGTTTATCACCATCTTTCGGATATCCCATGCTTGCCCAAGCAACAATATCCATCCATAAACCGTGCTCAATCCAGTTTGCAAACATCGTTCCTTCAAGTGCATTGTTTTGTGCCTCGTCAAAAGTACCCCATTTGGGTCCCTGTGGTTTAGCAATGTCTTTCACGACCATCGTTACCACGTTACCTTCACGAGTAACGCTACTAACAATATTTTTTGCACTGGTAATTCCATCTTTTCGACCATTTTTCGGATGCACATTCTGTTCTGCACTCACTTGCAAACGAGTTTCGATTTGCGGAGCAACGCCTCGCACCGCTTCTTCAATTCCATTCGCAACACCGGCCAGTAAATCATCAAAGTTTGTATACGAAGAAGCAAGACTTCCCATTCACTCCACCTCATATTCCGTACTTGTTTTTGGCGGCGTAAATCTTTGTCATGTCTTTCTTGATATAGTATTTATTTGTGACGTCTGTTCCAGAATGATTAAGTAGAGTTGAAACTTCCTCAAGGCTCATTCCCATATTTTTTAAAATGGTCGCACCACTATGTCGAAAATCGTGTGGATGTAGTGTGGGCTCATCAATCATCTCGCCAATTTTCTTGCACCACTCACCGGCAGTACTTGAAGTAATCGGCATCCATGCGCCATTGATTTTTGTACCAACAAACACATAACCACCATCTTCGATGCCATTTTCTTTTCGATACTTTTTAAGCTCTTTCAATAGATCTCTTACGTTTTCATTAAAAGAAAGATCTACAATTTTTCCCTCTTTTTCTAAAACATCACTTACAATACAAGCATCGAAATCAATATTCCGCCACACAATATTTCTGACAGCGTTTACGCGAGCCATAGTAGACAACGAGAATAAAGCATAGAGCCTAACGGTCATTGCATTGTTTTTTGCCTTAATTGTGGTTGTAGACTCTACATACTCGTTTAACTTTTTTTTCATAATGTCAACTTGTTTTTGTGTCAAATAAGTTTGACGCACTACCTTGATTTCTTTATTTGGACGTTCAATAAAATCAACAGGATTTTCTTTTATGATTTTTTTCATACGAAGTGTCTTATACATGGATGATATAGAACTCAGCCTCCGCTTAATGCGAGCCGTATTGTTTCCGTTCTTTTTACAGAAATAAATAAATTCTTCAATATCGTCCTCTGTAATATCCCTAATACTGATATTATTTTGATTATCAAGAATCCAAATCATCCACTGCATGAGATCAGACTCATAATTGTAAATAGTACTGTCGCTCTTACCAGCATTAACTTTGGCTTTCTTAAAAATCGTAAATAATTCTAATGAATCAGGATTGATAAGTTCCTTCTTCTTTTCGTCATAAAGAACGATAGGTTTACTTCTTGTAGCCATATTAAAATTCCCTCCAACCCACCTCTAAAAGTGTTTATTCCTTTTTATCTTTTGCCAGCACAGCAGAGATTTCCTGCTTATTGTCCAGCAGGGCAGAAGTTACTTCAGAAAACTTTTCAACATCAAAGTCTTTCAAGTTACCTTTCACATCATTCAAATAGTTCTCCATAAAGTCAACGAAATCAGAAATAGGGTCAGGCTTCTCAATAATCTCGTTGAGCTTACCACAGAGACCAAGAACAAGCCATTCCTTATGAGAACGGTCAATCTGCTCGTGGACAGCCTTCTCCAGAGAATCGTACTGGTCCCAGAATGCAGAAGTATCACAACCAGCCTTGTTAATCTTGAAGTTAAAAGACTCGTAAGCAATACGCGGCCACTCACTCTGCGGCTCACTACGATAATCATAATCCGCAAAATACTTTAAAACGGTCAGCCGAAACACCACATCAAGCAGTGCGGGCTGATAATCACCGTCAATAGTACATGCCTTGACTACTTCATCAAGAAACTCATTTCGCTCCTGAAAATTTAAAACCTTCATTTTATCTACCTTTCGTCTGTGCTTGCTTTAATTTCTTTCGCTCTTTTCGAGCTTTTTTTAGGTCGTCATAATCGACCCAGCCTCCATCAATTTTGGAGTATGTAATCCAGCGGTAATCTACATCAGGATACTTGAACCAGAACATCTTGCGTTTCATCAGCGCAACACTATCAGCGAATCCCTTTGTGTCAATCACTTGTTTGCTGCCATCTCGATATGTAATTTCATAGTCCGCCACATAATCAATCTTCCGCACCGCTACGTCCTTTCCATCCTTATCGACCCGGCGGAACGCTTCCTGCAGAAGAAAGGGGACTTGCTTACGACACTCTACAATTTCGCCGCTTGCCAGCCTTGGCAATACAATATCTCGATAAAACAACATTTCTGCTTTACTATCATAAACTACGCCATCATATGTTCTATCTGCTGGATTCTTACTGACATTAAACTTTGTTCTGCTCTTTTTCTCCATAAAATCACCACGAAAAACGAAGGGGCGGTTATGCCCGCCCCTTACGATTTGATGTTTTCTTAACTACCGGCTTCACGGGCGTCTCATCCTTTACATCACTAGATGATTCATTTTCAGCCATTACAGGCTCATCCATGATCTCATGGAAAACATCACGAACAGCAGGGATAAAAGTTTCTACCTCGGCTTCCGTAACATTCTTATACTTGCGCATCAAAAGAGTAGTCAGGTCTGCCTTTGCAGTCTCTTTTGAAATAATTCCCTGACGATACTGATTTACGGCAGTCCACACAAGAAAGTGCGGCTCAGTGTCACAAATCATTCGCCAAGGATTAAGACGCGCATCCTGCTCGCAATGCGGGCAAACCGGATATTCTTTTCCGCAAGTACGGCACCAATTCAGATTTGCCATTAGACAGCAGCAGTCTCGATGCGGAACAGGCGCTTGTCTTCGGAGCAGTATTCCTGAGTAGCGCTGATCTTAACAGGATGAGTCAGCTCGTTGTTCAGGGTCATGTCGATAGCGCTATCCATCTTGGCATTCGGGAAGATGATACGCATCAGCTTCTTGTTTGCCTTATCGCAGGGATTATAGCAGAATGCCTCAATCACGAACTCGCCCTCGGTAGAGAACTTATCGGCACTATCATTGATAGCAATACCCTCCTCGCTCTCGTACTGATACTTCACAACAAAGCGGTCACCAGCCTTCAGGCTTTCGCCGGTAGGCAGAGTAACCTCGGTGCCAGTAACAGAGAACTGAGACTCGGCAGTTTCGCCCAGCTCAAAGGTCTTCAGTGCATTGCCCTGACCATCGACCAGATCGATGTACTTAAAGGGGGCATTTGCAACAGCAGTCTTGGGGGTATGGGTCAGAGTCAGCTTCTTGCCGTCAGCAGAAGTCAGGTACTCAACAGTGGTAAAGACCTGCTTTGCCTCAGAGGAAGCAACCTCCTTCTTGGAGCCCATCTGCTCTGCCAGAGCACCCAGATGCATCAGAGCATTGGACCAATCTGCCTCTGCAGTCTTGCTCTTGTCGAATGCCATGATGTTAACGCCCTGTGCGTCCTGAGCATAAACGGTCTCGCCACCCAGAGTCAGCTTGAAATCCTTAACCTGATTCATGGTCCACAGACGCTTGCCGTTCAGATCATACTCGTGAATGCGATGAACGCGGTCAATAACGACCTCATTAAAATTAAAATCGCTCATAATATTCTTCCTTTCAATTTATTTGGATAAAATAAAAGAGCAAGGTCAATCAATCAACCTTGCTCGTCCAATCCAGTTGTGCTTTTGGAATCTTTCCAAATTCCACGGTGCCAGCGTAAACGCCATGCATCGTATTGTCGTATTTTTTTATTTGCTGAATCTTTCTTACATGATTCATGAATACACTCATAGGGTAATCCATAGCCTTGAAGTAATCCGCTTTAAAGCCGGACGAACACGCCATTGAGAGCACAAGCTCTGCAAGGTGTGGTTCATAATGCTTTGTTTTCTGATACTCCAAGTTATCTTTTGCTTCCTCTATCATTGCAATTCTTGTCGGTTCATCAGCAGCAAATTCAGAATGCTTTTCAATTCCATTCGCAGCACATAAGTACTGAGAAATTGTTTCATACACTACATGGTCAATACGAGTATCCGTAAGTCTGTTGTGCAAAACAATCTCACCACTTATGTTATCTTTTGCCATCATAAACCCAGAAGTGTCCATATCACCAAGCAAAATAGACATATCCTGATTTTTATTGCCTATAAAAAGTTGCCGGAACATTTCAAAATCCGAAACCTTCTGCCAATCAACCCCAACAGAGTCAAGCTGTGCTTTATAATCGCTTGATGTAGAACAGAATAAGTAAACCAACTGAAAATACTTTTGCTCTCCATAATCGATAATATCACCGACCGACGGCATGTAAATCGTAATTTTGTCATTGATTTTGAAATCTCTTCCACGCATCAAGCTTGGCTCATACATTTCTCGAAGTTCCATCAACCACACCCCACAAGGTCATCCAGATCCTGCGTCTTGAACGTCATAATTCTCACACGATGGTGTAAATCCATGTTGTCTTCGATATTGGATGTGATTTTAAGCTGCTTGATTCCAAAAATTGTACTGCCGTGTAGTTCTTTCTCCACAAGACCACTCAGATAGTCAACTCGTGTTGCGCCACCATGACCTTTCATCTTCATCAGCGCCTGGTTCACAATAACCCACACAGTAAGAGTAAAGTTTTCATACCAGTCGTTGACATTACTGCGGTCAGTCATGTTTACCTTAAAACAAATATAGCTGTGTGCTGCCTCAATCGTGTCGGGAATATGGAAGTATGGGAAGATATATGTATAAATCGCCTCGTCAGGCTCTTCAATATCGTCATTACCCATTGCTTCAACAAGTCCTTCAGTATTGACCAGCTTTAAAGCCAATTTGTTTTTGTAGTCAGTAATCAATTCACTCGTTGTCACAGCAAACTCACCACCTTACATTCGATAGATGTATTTGCCGTACCATCTGCATTTGTCAAAGAAATCCTAACAGTTACGCCATCCATGATACTATTATTCAAAATACGAATTTTGAAAACATCATCCGTAGCAACCTGTGTTTCAACAAAGCTCTTGAATTCATCAAGGCAAATAAAACTCCACTTTGCAACTTCCGCAACCTCTTCACCCGTAATGCTTGTGAACACCGGAGTGAACTTTTTCCAAGAGCCACCAACACGAACTTCCGGCTTGCCTGCGTACTTAATAGTAGCTGTTACCTGAGAATCCGCATCCGGCTCATCACTCTTATTCGGCTCAAAATAATCACAAATCATCTTCTCGGCATTATCCGTCTTACTGTTGTACTGATCCTGCCGGATATTCAACACAAGGAACCCCTGTGTCTTGCCATGCAGTTCATAACGCTCTGTACTCTGGTCAACAGAAGTCGTAACATATGTTTTAGGCTCGCCATTGATAATTTCCAGCATAAAGCGCTTATCAAGGTCGATCAGTGCGGTCTCGTCATCAAAAGGCATCTGCACTTTATACTCACGTTGACTCAATGAAGTCATAACAATCTCCTTATTATTTGCGTAATAAGGCTTGCTCAGCGTTGCCCAACGAGAGACTATCTCACCAGTAATCGGATTTTGCCATTGAATCTGACGGTTACAAAGCTCCATTTTTCCACGAAGAAAAATTTCATCATTTGGTTCTATCTCAGTTACAAGCCATTTGCAGTTGTAGCAGTCAACAATATCACCAAGATTCAAAGAATCACCGGGATAAGCCCAGATCTTTTTCTCCTTGACTATACTATTACTACGGCTGACAACCAGCTTCTGAGGCAAACCATTTACTAAAGTATTATCCTCGTAGTCAACACTATCTTTGAAGTGTGCAGCGAAGTCACGTTTTGCAAAAGCAATTTTGACGTCCTTTTTGTTAGACATCTTTGCGGCACCACCAACAGCTCGTGCCCTCGTATAAAAGTCCATCGGTATACCTCCTTACTCAGAGTAGGAAGCGTATGTATCATAGTCGATGGTCTTACGCTTACGGGTCGAGCGGTCTTTTGCCATATAGTTATCCAACATTGTCATATTCTCCTCATGGATGTCTTTCACAAGGGCACGAATACTCGCACGCTCATTAGCAGGGGAGAATACCTGTAAACTTGTAGGAAGGTCTTGTGCGCTAAATGCCTTTAGCTTTCCAAATTCTCGTTTGAAATGTTGCTCCAACATCAGGTGCGCAAGCATATCAATTTCGTCGTATGTAAGGTCTGAATTGAATTCCTCTAACTCAGAATCATAATCATCAAAGCTAAAATTCTCTTCAGGCTCAATATTTCTGAAAATAACAGAAAGAGACTCCATTAAATAACTCTTTGCACGGTCATGCACAAGGTTTCTTACTTCATTCTCACTCAGGTCAAAATACTGAAAAAAATTACTATCAGTTTCAACCAACTCGTAGAACTTGTCGTATATTTCCGAAAATGCGGTCACATTATCCCTCCAATCTTACTCGGCGGGAACGACCTCCGCCTTTTCTGCCTCTGCCTTCTTACGGCCACGCTTGACAGCAGACTTTTCTGCAGAGCTGTCCTGTGCAACAGGCTGCGCACCTGCCATCATAATAGATTGCATCTGTGCCATCATAGCCTGCATCTGCTTCTGCATTTCAGCCATCTGATTCTTTGCAGTCTCAAGTTCTGCCTGAACATCAGCAGGGGCAGACTTAGCTGCAGGCACAACAGACAGTTCACTGTTACGCTTGCCAGCACGCAGCTCCTTATAACGCTCATCAATCAGGCGCTTGACCTTAGTAGACAGGTCTTCACCGGCATTGGTCATACGATAAAAGCGACCACGAATACGCTCAAACTGAGCACCATCCTTGATGTCAATCATACGCTGAAGATTCTCGACAGTGGGATTCAGAATCGCATCATCAATATCTTCAATGAATAGAACATCGTCACCCTTAATGCCAATAGCCTTAAAGATTTCATTCTGCTCTTCAGGGCGAAAACGCAGAACACCATTCTTGAACGCAGAACAAGTGCTGTTCATATACATGATCTCCTCCGGCGGAATAGGAATCACACAAGGCTCTTCCACATTACCGGGCTCGAAAGTATAGCCCTTACCGTTCAGTGACGAAATGGTAACCACGTTATCGTCGCAGTTCAGAACGTCAATAAACTTCTTTTCCATCACGGAACTCATAATTTGTCTCCTTTTCTATAAAAGCGGAAGCCGCAAAGCTCCCGCTCAAATTTGCTTTTGGTAAAAATTACTGCAGAACAATCTTAGCAACACGCTCAGGATGTGCAATGCTGTAACCATAAGAGAAGTCCTTCAGCATCAGATGAACCTTTTCGTTATTGTTGTCATAGTCCTCATAAGTATGAGTCTCGCCCTTCATGTCAAGGCGACCAATACGACCGGCAATACCATAAATTCTCTTCTGCTATTTTTAAGAAAAATGTTTATCTAAAATTGATTCAATGTTATCAAAATCCGTGTAGGGAATCCTGATAAGCTTAATGCCGTTATTTTGGCAATACTCGGTTTTAATGTTGTCATTCCGTTGCTGTGTCTCAAATTTATACTTGACACGTTCAGCAGATTCGCCATCTCCAAACTTTACTGGCTCAAAATGTTGTTCTCCATCGTATTCGATGCAAGTGTTTTTGTCCTTGACGTAAAAATCAAATGGTAATGGACGAATATTCCTACAATCATCAAACTTAAATTCACGAGTGTAGTTTATTCCGTTGTCATCAAAATACTTTGCAATACGTAAAGCACCATGCGATAGATTGCATTTTGGGCAACCTCTTCCTGCTAAAACAGAACCAACAAGAGTGTGCCACTCATAACCACATTTTTTGCATCGAAAATTCGCATGAGATGACATATCTTTATAACCATTTATATATTCAATACGATCATTCGTTTTTGCGATTCTTTCAATAATTTCTGCCTCTGAGACACGAGCCTTTCCAGCACATTTTGGACAACCAGAATTTCTGTTATTAAGTATCGTATCGGGGATTGCAGTCCAATGATAACCGCAAACATCACATGCAAAGTCCACTTTTACGGAAATGCGAACGTATTTTGAAAGAACACGGATAGTAGGAAACCGCTCGTGCATTTCTTTCAAAAACTCATCTTCTGTACGTCTATTTGCAGCACGCCGACAACACTCCATACACCCATGACCCTCAAGTAAGGTGTGTGGAACACCGTCCCACTCATATCCATCAATCTTACACTTACAACGAACACGAGAATCATTTTTCTCATATTCTGAAAGCAATTCAATGTTTGGATTTACCTTAAAGAGTTCTTCTCTAAATTGAGTAGGGGACTTTCGATACGATTTTCCACGTTTTAAAGATACACAAACTGGGCATCCATGAGTTGGAATTTCCAAAAGTATTCTTGCTTGAACTTCTCTAACGTCGCCACAAATCATACATTTCCGAAGAACTTTTTTCCTTCCACCTTTGTAGTCAGAAAGAACTTCAAAAGAAGGATTTATTTTACGAACTTTTTCCTTAAACTCTTCGGTTGTCATCATACGAATCATTTTGCACACCTCCTTTCTTGCAAAATAAAAGCCAGATACTCTACACAGCATCTGGTTGAATCAAAATATTAGATAAACACTATAATCGGACGCTACTCCGTTCTTGTTGCATATAGCAACCTCGTACTCTCATACGAGCAAAGACTATATCTTCACCCAGTAAAAACTGGGGCACACCACTTCGGATGCCAAACACTTGCATCCTAACCGCTCCCACGCGGATAGTCGTTGAACCTTCTCCTTTTCGGAGCTTGGTTGCTGATTGCCCATTATTTTTAATGTTTAGGTTTTAACCATGCATCATCTACAATTTTCTTTCTACTTTCGCAACCACCCATCTAGGCATATTTCATCCTTCTGTTTTGGTAATTGTAGTTTTAGGGTTTTCCAGCAATTCAATGTGTATTTGTTATCGTGACTTACATCACGACTGGACTATATTACGTAAATTTACATAAATTTAATCCGGGATCAGCAGGGAACCATCGCCCAGTTTCTTGGCAGAACTAATACCAGTGATAGCCACGCCGTCGTAAGTCTTCACCAGACCATAACGGTTGAACTCGTCCTTAGCTGCGTCAGACAGATACTCTGCGTAGCCGGTCATACGACGCATCTTAGCACAATACTTCATCAGGCTGACAGTGAAGGGATTACCACCATCTGCGTACTCATTCAGGTACAGAGCCAGAGCGTCCATATCCTGCATAGTGGGCTCCTTGCCCTGAGCATCGATCTTCTGCTCACCACCAGCAATCATGTCATCAACCATACCGAAGACGTCATAGAACATCTTGTTCTTCAGAGACTCGCTCATGAATGTAGTCAGAGTAGCAATAGACTTCCAACCATTGCGACGAATTTCCATAAACGAAATGTCCGTTTCCACCTGAATATTCTTCCAAACAGGCTTAATAACCTCATAGTGCAGGTAGGACTTCGGTACGTTGCCACCCTTAGCAGCCTCGTGAGCTACCAGAGTATTGCGGATTGTACGACCTGCCTGATAGTCGTCGTTTTCACCGATAGTGCCACGATCAAACATAGCATCCAGCAGCTCATCGGGAGCATTATAGGTATCATCGGTCACGGTACGATTAACAAACTGACCAATCTCGCGGTCAGGGTCGCCCTTGTCAATCAGCTCGTTAATGTGTGCCTCACAAACCTCGGCAATCTCCTTGTCCTCGGCATCCATGGGCAGATTATACTGAGTCTTCTCAGCAACACTATAAACACGACCAGGCTTCTTCATCAGCTCGGCCACTTCAATATCCAGTGCCATAATTCATTTCCTTTCTCTTTGCGCAAAATAAAAGAGCTACCGCCAAAAGACGATAGCCTTAAATTTCACGTATCATATTCAAGATTTTTCTCTCAATCAAGCAACAGTCTTTACCTCGGGCAGCACACTGATCATAATCAGCTTGTGGCCGTTGTCATCCATCACACCAGCAAACTCAAAACGAGAAGTACCAGTAGTAGCAACCTGCCACTTGCCATCAGTGTTAACCTCCAGCAGCTTGCCGATATTGGCATCCTGTGCATCATCTGCCTTATACTGGTCAGTACCGTACAGCTCGCCAGCATACAGAGGAACGCGCTTCACCAGCGCACCTGCCTCAATCTTGGTGACCATCTTATCATAGTCATCAAAATTAGTCTGGCTTGCATAAATGCCCTCCGGGATAAACTCATGGGCAACCATCTCGATGCCCTCGGCAGTAGCTGCGTCAGGGAACTTAACCTGACCAGCCTTGTGGTCGACCTGAACACCCATACCGGTGACCATAGCGACCTTTGCTGCATAGTTAGCGGGAATATTCTTCGCGCCGTTCACCATCAGTTCACGAATCATAATATTTTTCCTTTCTCTCAAATGTTATTACTTACCCAAATATTCCCGCCATGCGTCACGCTTACTAGCGTTAGTGGTGTTATACTTGGTTTCATTCAAATTCAGCTTGATACTCTCAGGCTTATGTACCTCAGAGGTCTCAATCTTCTTTTCAGTAGGAGTCTTCTTAGCGGCTTCAACGCAACGCTCGGCAATCACACTCTTGATGCCAGTCTCATCCAGATTCTCAATCAGACTTGCGTAGTTGCCACCCTCAGAAACTTCAGCTTCAGTAATCATCTTGCTGGAGATTGCGTACTGACGCAGATCCTCCTTCTTCTGTGCAAGCTCTGCAGTCGCCTTTTCTGCCTCTGCCTTCTCGGCCTGATCCTTATACGGAGTCAGTGAAGCAACCTCTTCCTTTGCACTCTGCAACTCGGTATTCAAACTTGCAATAGTGTTATTCAGCTCCGCAATCTTGGTATTGACATCAGAAATAGAAACGGTCAGAGTGATATTCTGCGGCTCACCCAGAGAAACTTCATCACCCTCAACAGTGTAGGGGAACATAATGTAATCCAGCTCGTTCATGTAGCCCCACTTCTTGCACCAGATAGTGTGATCTTCAGGGAACACATCAGTCATGTAGTAATCAGAGCTAATCTTTGACACTGCATCTTCAAGCTTCATATACAGGTCACGACCAGTCAGACTGGAAGTCTCTGGAGCGGGTTCAGGCCCACCAGCAGGTTCAGTGCCGGTTTCAGGTTCGATCGGGGGAGGAGTTTCACCGCCTTCCTCGGAAGTTTGAACATCAGGCTCTGCCGGAGTAGTGGGCTTGGTAGCAGGTGCAGCGTCAGGCTCGCTAACGGGAGCCTGCTCTGCCTGCTCAGGCTTAGTGGGCTCGACCTGTGCGGTCTGAGTCTCCTTGTCCTTATTCAGTTCCAAATTTTTTGCCTCCTTTTCATTAGATTCTGTATTTGAAATCTCTTTTGTATCCTCGATATAGGCATTTGCCAATTCAAGACCAAAATCGGTTTCAGCGACTTCAAGCAGTTTAGAACACTTATATGCCGGTTCAACATTTGCACCAAGCAAGCAATGTGCAGTAAACACACCATCGTCAATGATTTTTGCCATGCGGCCACCCACAATTCCCTTATGAGCTTTCAGCACATCAATTTCCCAACTGGTATTTAACGTGCCGCTCTCAATACGGCGCAGAATCGTCGCACAAGCCTTTGGATATCGCTTCCAGATCTTACAAGAGGCAACAATAAAGTCGGTATCGTCAATTTTCTCGATACCGACCGACTGAAAACTACCGAATGCATCAGTGTCAAATTCAGCAGTTTTGTATTCATTGCCATCATCGTCTTTTCTGGTGACGACTTTCATATTGTGACCGGAAAAATCCAGTTCACCCTTTGGAGCTACGACCAACTTGCCAACAAGCGGGTTGCCAACCAGTGTACTCATCCAACTTTCAATGGTGTCACGGTTCAAAGCAACCTGATTCCCATTTACTGAGAAGTCACAGATGACAAACTTGGCAAGATAGTGGTCTGGATGCTCCGTAATCTCAGAGCAACAGATATTTCTACTATAGAAATACTCCTTACTCATCGTTCATCACCTCACTTACTATCTTCATTTCTCTGCTGGTCATAAATTTGTTTTTCAGTTTCCTCGCCCTTTGGACGGCCTGTTTTTTTATCACTGTCACCACCGCCGGAACTACCGGTCGATGTATAAGAGGTCTGGCGAGCCACAAACACATCGTCATAACCTTCTTCGGTTTCGGCCTGACGCTTGCGTAGTTCGTCCTCGGCATGAAGTCCCATATACTCGTAAGCAGTCTTGTAAGAACAGTTCAAAGTGGTAAACAGGAACTGAGCAATCGCCTTCTTCATCTCCATACCCATCATTTCAGTAGTAGAGACCTTCACATCAGGGCAGTACATTGGGTCTACACCTGCGTCTTCAAGGCGAATACGATACCAGCGTTTTAATACATCTTCAATCTGCTCTGCAATCTTACCAATATTTTTCATCAACTGGTCAAGAGACACTTTTGCAGTTGAAACAGTCTGCTGACCATCAGTATTCAAGAAACTAATACCCAAAGCAGCCATCTCTCTGTTGCGATACTGCTTGACAGTCTCGATATTTGTCATCTCAACTTTTGGCTCAACATACTTAATATCCTTTACATAAGGCGCGGTAGTCACAAGTACGGTATTTTGTTTCCATGCACGCAACAGATTGTCATGTGCCGTCACCTGTTCAGAGAACCCTTTCTTGTCGTTGTTTGGTCCCATCAACGCTGGGTCAAGCTGTTGCCAGATGATTTTCTTTGCCTTTGCCTTAGCATTTACACGGTCTGAAGTATCAAAAGTTTCAAGCATCAATGCCGGACGTAATGCGCGGAACAGGGGAGAGACACCATATTTCTGCCCCATGTTGCCAATACGAATCACACCACAATGGTCAACATCCAATTTTGCATAGGTATCACCATTCTTAAACGCCTGATACACCTCATCTGGATAGTTGTTCTGAATCTCAGTCTCCTGATTTTCAAAGAATAGTGCTTTATTCTTCTTATCCTTCAGCATAGATTTGCTCAAAGCGGATTTCAGCTTAGACATATTGATAAGCACAACAGGCTGTCCATTTGATAAGTAATCACTTATCTCAGCAATACCAAGAGGGTAGTAGTCTACAATGTAGTTCTCATCCTTCTGACGCAGATATGTAATATAAGTGCCCTCTGCGTAAGTCATCGGAATGGCAGCACGCAGCAGACTTCGCACATTGATTTGTGTATTGAAGTCATCAATCACTTCACGGGCATAATTTACCTGTTTTGTCTTATTACGCTGCTCAGGGAACTGTGCGAAACTGCATTTGAACTCCGTATTAACATTCGCCTCAATCGCATCATAAGTAATGCCAATCAGGTCATCTTTATTGATGTAATTACGGATGATTCCATTGACTGTCTGCACATTCGTCAGGCTTGACTGTAGCCCTCGTGCAAGTTCATCAATTCGGTCAACCGTCAAAGTCTCGGAGGAGGCTGAAATTTTCAGGTATGTACTATACTGTTTGTTTTCAGGGTCATAAGACGCAACTGCATTTCGGATGACGTTATTCATTCTCTCCTCTGAAAGCTCGTTCAAAGAGGTAATAACAACAGTACCATCATCTGTCTGTGAAGCAGTCACGACATCAAAATCTTCCTTTTTCTTTCTTGCCACATTTTTCACCTCCTCTGCCTAGAAGTCAATGTTAGAAATACAAATCGGCGGAACAGTCATTGTCTCCACCGCAGACTGACGCACTTTATCCTTACGACGTAATTCGTATAGACGATGAGCAAGCAAAATCGCAACATAGAACCTATCATCGTGAATTTTATTAGCAACATCGGGTGCCAAAGCATATGTTACGGTCGTATTTTCAGAGTTTGTCGTTTTCTGAATACTTGTAATCTCGTTCTTCATCAAGTCGATATTAACCCACGCAGTCTGTTCCTCTAAGGAGAGTTCATGCGTCTTCAAAATTTCTTGTCCGGTTGTTTTGTCTACGCCATCTACTACCTGAACGTAATCTCCGCCGTTATATTCAAGAGGGAAGTGAATGACGCCAAGATTCATCAGCTCAATAAATTCCTCAACCATGGCAGTACGGAATTTACGTGGACTAATTAGACGTAGCTTGTCAACAGCATCTGGGTAACGGGCATCATATCCTTCATATAATTCATGATTTGCGTCGATAAAACCACGATGCTCTACGCCTGTTTTATCAGTCCAATTGTTAAGCAAACCGTCCGCATATGTTGAAGTACCACCGCCGCCAGCGCCTTGGTCAATCATCAATCTATCAATGTACTCGTAATCAGGATTTTGACCATTGTAATGTAGAATCAACTCATGCAACTGCTCAAGCTGACGATTAGAATCGAGCTTGAATTTTTTCTCATTCGCAAGATCAACCATGTTCACGCAATTTATAATGTCGCCACACATGCCGTTTTCTGGATCGTTATAAATACGCATGACGCCAACAATAGAGTTATCCATTGTGCGGGCAGGATCAAACGCAAGAATATACTGGTAGTTCTTATCCCAATAAAGCTGTGGTATATACTTTCGCTCATTGCGACGAACTGTACCCCATTTGATGATCTGATTTACGCCACCATCACGGCTTGGTCGATTATAATATTCACGCAACGCCTTCATTTTATTTGACTTTAGAGCTGCTTCAACTTTATCTCTCGTCAGCAGAGCTTTGTACGGCTTGCCGTTCATATAAACCTGAATTGCAACATCACAAATCATGTCACAAACAAAATAATCACGGTCACCGGCAATCATACGCTTTGCAAAGTTTTTATAATAACGATAGAATAGTTTATCCATTGTATCCTGACTCGAAGCATACACAAGCTGTGTAGGAACCTTGCGAGGCTGAGTTTCAGGGTTATAAGAATCATCCGTATCAGTCACGAAGTCAGTATTCTGAGTGGCAAAAGCTTCACAGACAACAATCAGTTCGTCGGAGCAAAATGCAGCCTCGTCAAAAAACACAAGAGTTGCACGACGGGATCGGTTGGAATCCGGGTTGGAGTTTAGCGTGTTAATAGAGCTACCGTTGTAAAACTCAACAACATACCCGGCGGGATTATGACTAAAGCCACTCTTATTAGTTGCAGACTTTTTCGTTTCTTTCTCTGCAATGTCCTGCAGACTACGAATAGAAGCTGCTGTTTTACCAACACGAGTGACAATTTCTTCGATTTTATTAAAAGTTTCTGAATATATTTAATGTACATCGCAACTGTACATTGCCGCATAAACGACCACACAATTTCTTGTCGTGAATAGACTATTTCATCATCCAAAATATAATTTGGAGCTTGATTTTTCCTCCGCCATAAGCTTGCGGTTTTACTCTCCCACAAGGAGATAGTCGTTGAACCTCACCCTGTCATATAGACGTTACGGGCAGTGGCTGCATGAACATGGATTGTTGCGAGCTTTAGCACGTCATAAGACGATTTTATTTCAGCATAACTCATCTCTACGTTTTTTCTGCTTTCGCACATTTACGTTTGCCGTTTCCGGTTCCGCTTTAGTGTAGAGCTTTACCAATTACCTGCAATTAACCAAGAAGCACACACACATCTCTGTATATGTGAGGCAACTTACCTTGCTCTGATCACCGACACTACTTACAATATAAATAGCTTGGTTTTCATACAACATAGCCTTCAGTAGAATAAAAACTGAACCTACAAAAGACTTACCAAAATTTCGACTACACGCCCAAAGGACATGACTTGCGTTCCAGCTTTGTTCTAGCATATATGCCTGAGCGTCAAATAGTTGGATACCTAACAAATCTCTGGCGGCAATAACAGGATTGCGCCGATAGAATGCAATCGTTGCTGCATCACACTCATAAATCTTACGTTTTGCGGCTGTAATAATAGGCGCTCTTTGTTTCATTCTCATACGGCATCACCATCCGTATCTTTTGCGCTTGCATCAATACCGGCATCTTCCAACAGCTCCTTAAGCCGCTGATTCTCGATAAGAGACAGCCTGTATTTTTCCTTAGCGTCATCACTTTCTTTCTGGAACTTATCAATCAGTTCTCTTTGTGTATCGAAAATTTCCTGCATGTCATTTTCGTCAAAGAAAGCATTTTCCTTGATTGCCTTAACACTCATATCTGCCGCCCATTGAGTGCCCGGAGACCGTAACTGGTCGTAGAAGTTTGCTTCTGCACCAGCAATATCCTTTTCACGCATATCCTTCATTAAGAATGTAAGCGTATTACGTCCGGCATCCTTATTAGAACGGTTCTTGACAGAAATCTCGTTTTCTTTGGCAATCTTGTCGTTATTAGAAACTAGCTTAACCTTAATGTCATTCAGACTTTTGATAGTGTCTGCTGAATTCATCGGGTCAAGCTGGGCAAGTCGGAAATCAATCTTACGAATCTGGCCGTTATTGATGACAACCTGAATAATCTGAGATAGCTTATAAGGATCGTCCTCAATACCATCTTCAAAATATTTAATAAGGTCACTAAACAAATAACGCCTGTCGTTTTCAGAGTGTCCTTCAAACGGGTCGTATCCTACAACCGAAATAACATCATCACGAGCTTGAATTTCAGCCTTTGACCACTTTTGTTCTTTTTCATCTCGAACATCCAGAGCATTTTTATTCAACTCACCATTTGTAAGTGTATTTGAAAAAGTCTGCATCTGAAATTGTCGTTGATTCAAAACAATTCTTGACATTTTGCCTGGAGTACAAGTTCCTGAACTTTGAACAATAGAATCGTACAGAGAGTTATAGAACGGGATGTCTAAAATATGGCAAAGAATAATGCAAGCAGTCCGGTCTGATTCGTACATCCGAGAGTATTTTTCAAACATTTCTGTTACACACTCTTTGCAAATCGGAGTGTAATTATCATTTGCCTTCCAATTGCCATAACTGTTTTTATAAAAATGCCCGATTGGAGAATCATACTCTTTACCACAACATAAACATTTATAGCTTTTCTTATCAGAAACTATAATATCAGCATCTGCGGTTTTTGGTTTTCTAGGCAAATAAACACCTCCTTTTTCACGAAGCTACCTTCCTGTTTCTTTCTCGTGTTTTAATCATATTTAGATATGGGTGTGGAGGAATCTTTTCTCCTTTGTATGTAAAACTCCACATGAAACCAGATGCCGAAACTCTTTTCCCGTTACAACAAGCTCCAATCTTCATATTATCACCACCAACTGCTTTGGCTGCTTCAGTCGGAGTCTTGTAGCATTGAACATAGTCTCCATTAAGAGTATATTGGAAAACAGTCCGCAATCGTTTTGGTGGTCTTTCCACACTAGCAAATTCGCCTTGATATTCAAAGAACCAACGGCTTCCGTAGGCAGAAAATTGTGTGCCGTTTAAGCACTGAGAAATATGGCATTTAATTCCAGCCAAATCATGTCCATTTTCTTTAACAGAGATTGCCGCATCTAATATCGAAGGATATTTATAAATAAACTTTCCATCTAACCCATCGTATCTAAAGATATTGCAGCCATCTCCATATCGTTCATCTAACAATAAACTCCTTCTTACTGGACCAATATTAGCAACTTTTTTACGCGACCATTGAAATCCTCCAGAGCTATGCGTTTTTCCTGTTGAACAAGCGCCAATATTTGATGCAACGATACCAAGCTGACGTTCTACTTCATCCATCGACGGCCACTCGTTTATATAATTTCCTTCCAAATCATATTGATAAATCGGTCTTGAACAACCTTTGTTATAAACTCCAGCGGTTCCAGAATCACCGCCTTTTGATATATTGTAACCATACTTTGGATTTGTCGTTTGATATTCTTGAATGTATTTTTGCTCAAGTTCGCAAGCTTCTTCCTTGCTTACATCAATGGCAAGTAATTCGTGGTCAAAATTTTTCCATCCATATTTATTGATTGCTCTTCCAAAAATTTGATGTTTATATCCACTACCATCAGTTCTCCAACGATACGATGGACGCTGGTTGGTAATACCAATATATCGTTTGCCATTTACCTTGTTGGTGTGCATATAAACGCAAAATAAATTCGGATTCGTATTATCAAGAGACATATCTTTCTCCTTTCTTTTAAAATAAAAAGGAGAGCTCACTGGGAACATACCCCAGCATTCGTTCTACTCTCTCGAACAACCATTTCGGTAGCGAATATCAAAATAAAGCCGTAGAACGTGCGCACATCCTACGGCAGCAAATACACCCTCTAATGTGCTTGTAAAACAGAGGCCGAGAGTGTTTCCTTCTATAAAAGACCTATCATAATACGCATCGTTGAGATGCTTGGCGGGTTCTGTTCTTAAAAAGCGTCTCTCACATGGTACGCACTGCAAGTAAGCGAGTGAGAGACTAATCATCTATTTGAGCTTGCTATATTACCGACATAAATGTCGTGAACATACCTTGCCCTGCCAGCGAACCGGCATTATAATCAAAATAAACCTACCGCTAGAGGGAGTAGAAAACTGACGGCAGGCTTGCAAAAGGGGGATGCTGGGTACAGAGGGTGGATTCGAACCACCGACCTTCTGGGTATGAACCAGACGAGCTACCTGACTGCTCCACTCTGCGTTGTATGTGCCTAAGTGTCGCCTATTTCGCAATCGTGTGCGCACCACAGGTTGATCATAGTTTTACTTCGGACTTGTCTCCAACCGCGAATTGGAGACCATTTTGTTGGCACGTCCATCCCGAATTGAACAGGAAACACGCGGTTTTGGAGACCGCTGCTCTACCAAATTGAGCTATGGGCGCATAAAACCTACCTTTTAGCCGGTGGTAGGGAACCGGTTTTAATTACAAGCCCTCCGGGAGAAGGACACGACATCAGGAGGATTCGAACCTCCGGTGCCTTACGGCACAAATGGGTTCAGGCCATTCGCAATAAACCAAACTCTGCCATGATGCCATAATAGCCCCACTTTCCATATATTGCTGCTTCTTGTTTTCGAAGAGTAGGGAGTAGCAATATAGTCATGGAGATGGAAGGACTCGAACCCTCGGCCTCTCAGGTTGATCAGTTTCCCGCGCTCTAGCCACTGAGCTACATCCCCATATAAACAAGCATCCATCAAGCCATCCGAGCTAGTTGAATTGTTCTCGTGTTGATAAAACGCTTGTTTTAGACTTTTAAATCTTCGCATTAACGTAGCGAAACACGAATAGCTTATCATTTCATTCCGCAGAACTACTTTGCATCCAATCATCCATAGATTAAGTTGGTCTAGGCGGTAGCAGCTATTGACCGCACAGCTTGGAGCCACCTGTAGGAATCAAACCTACGACATATGTGGTACGAACACATTATTCTATCTACTGAATTAAAGTGGCATGGAGCCAGTGACATGACTTGAACATGCGAAATCCATAAAGGCATCGGGATTACAAAACCCGCGTTCTACCAACTGAACTACACTGGCACAATAAGCTGGAGCAATCACTCCAGCCCATAGAAAAGGAGACAACAAATGATGTCCCAAAGCAGACCTTGCGGTCGTACTTCTTTTTTAATTACCCACTTATTGGTAGGGTGTCACCGCTTTTAATTCAAACGCACGATGCGTGTTTTATCTTCATTCAACCTTCCGAATTTATCCTGATAAACCAGAATAAATCCTTCTCGTTGAGATGGGGTTAATTTTCCATCTGCGTAATCCATTTTTGACGTTTCACAACAACAGCCCTGCTCATAAATTACAGAATTGCCGATATCATAGTGACCTGTTTTATGAGTGTGTGCCATCACGATATTGTCAAAGAAATAATCATTATCCTTGAAATACCGATATGCCTTTTCTGCCGTTTTCAACATACCGCTGGAATAAGCAAGTGGATGCACAAAAATTGTTTCACCAACAAAACTAAACCAAGTATCGTTATAAACGATCTCAATACCACTGTCCTTGAAAACATCAATCAAAGGGTCGTAATGAACCTTAGTATGAAGCTCCTTGTTGTAATGATTAAAGCCATCAACAAAAATAAGCTCCAAAGATGTCTTTGGCATCAGTTCAAGCAAGTCGGTGTCCAGATTCTTAGCAAGATAATTCTGGAAGCGTAAGTCATGATTACCATAATTGACAACAACTTTCTTAGGCTGAAGCATCTCAATCAGGTCAATCATATACTGACGTGCAATCAGAATTTCCTCCATTGGACTCTTACGATACACTTTATTAAAACGAGAAATGGCCTGCGCATCTACCAGATCTCCGTTTATCTGAAGAATATCAATCTTACCAGCGTACTCACTAAAAGTCTCAATAGGCTTCTGGAATGGAATATGTAGGTCGGAAATAGACAGAATGCAGGTTCCCACATCTCTATTAGATAAGGACTCCTGATACTGCATACCCGCACGGAATGCCTTAAAACGCTTGCGATATGCGCACTCACCAAAATTCTTACCCAATTCATCATTGAGCACTTTAGATGCGCCATCCCAAGTCAACTCTCTAGCCAGAACAGCATTCCCGATTCTTACAAAGAAGTCATCACTCGTTTCTTCTGGCCGTTTATTATAGCAACCCATTAGCATCAAGCCGGGTCGCCCAGCAGCTCATCAGAGGTGGAAATATTGATGGTAACACCCTCAATACCATCCCACTTTGCCAGAGCTTCCTTCAGATTAAAGACGTTCTCGCCGTCCTTGGTGATCTCGGTGATAGTGCCCTCTGCAGTATCAATAATAGCGTTCTTAAAAACAACACTCTTCTTAGCAACCATAATTTTATTCTCCCTTATATTTTATTTCAAAATTCCAACATGTCCGCCCACTGACTTACCCAACCACGATAGTTATTGGTAAGCTCACAAATAGCGGTTCTATCGTGTCCACGAAAATGTTCCAAATATTTTGCAAAACCGCTTTTTTCTGGAAACTTATACAGGTCACACTGACCAGTATGTCCGATCACAATGGTCTTACAGTTTGAACAAATTCTAGTAAGGACCTTCTTCAACTCGTCCCCGAAATAGTTCTGCGATTCGTCGCAGATCACAACAGCATCCTCAAAGTTTACACCACGGGTATAAGTGTGCGTCATGCATTTTACATATCCGCCATACTTAGATACTTCATCGTCTTCCTGAACAATCAGTAGATTAGGATCTTCACCAATCTTCAGGAGTGCTTCACGCAGAGGTTCCATGTAAGGCGCACTCTTTTCGGCCTGTGTACCAGGTAGATAGCCTTGTTTCTCCTCTTGCGTTGGGGACACAATGTAAATAATCTGCTTATAAAAACCATATTTCACTAACAAATTCGCTACGCCGACGGCAATAGTAGTTTTTCCACTACCAGCACGAGCGTTGCACATGACTACATCAATATCTGGATTCCAAATACTATCTCTGAACGCCTTCTGTTCATCGTCGAGCGTCATGCCATAAAAACTAGAATAGACATCCAAACTCTGAGGGACATCCTTCTTGATACGCATTTCAGTCTTGTCAGAAGCCATATATCACAACGCTCCATCAATTGAATTCATAAAGAAGATGCGATCCTTCTCATCGACATAGAAGTTCATCATCTCAGGAGAGGGGAGACCACCATTCATCAGGTTAGTGATCTCTTCTGGCAGTTGAATTTCAAAGTCCAATAGTCTATACCTCGTTCTTTCAAAGATTAGTAACGTGCGTTACGCTGCATCTGCTTCAGCATTTCGACAGCGGCAATATTAAAAGGAAGCAGCTCAAGATATCGAGCGGACTCCTCCAGATACCGCTTATGTCGGGTCTTTGCAATGCAAGCATGAGGAAAGACCTTTCGTACAGCCTTCGCTTCGGACTTAGTGATTTCAATCATTAGGTAAAACACCCTTTCAAAATAAAATAGGTAGGAAGAAAACAAGCGTCCTCGCTCTCTCCCTACCATGACTTTCCGCACTGTGTTTTACTCTGTATATGTAAAATTATAACGTATCTACGTTAAAATATCGCACTTTTTCACATTTCATAAATCAAACATTTTTCTATTTTGTGCGGTTTTTTCAATATTTACATTTTTGGCGCACTTACGACAGTATTTTTGTCTGCGTCCGGTGCGAGCAACCATCTTTCCGCAACAATCACACTTGATGTATTCTTTCCCACAATACTGACTCCACAGAATACCAGCATTCTCAAAATCGTCCACGAAAATCTCATGAGGAGAATCCGGCTCCGCAATTAAAACATGGATATTCAAATTGTCAATCTTTTTCAAGCTGGCAAACCCAATAAAGCCAAGATTATGTAACTCACAAATCATCTCGTTCTGTTTTTTTTCATTCACGGATACGTTTGCCATCCTGAAGATATCAGCTGTGTCTTCCGTGATCCAGTAGTTGCATTTTTCATTAACGGAAATATGATATTTTGCTAGACACAACATCGTGAACATCAGACGCTGCATCTGCTTGCCTTCAAGTGCTTGAATCTTCTCAACCTCTGCTTTTGTAATGCACACACCATCAAGTTCCACCATAGGACGACCTTTAGCAGAAGCAATCGCTTTATCAATCAGTTCTCTATCCAGAACCTTGTTGTACCCTTCGAAATGACGCAACATATACTCGTTGAGCTTTTCTCTTACGTCATCCTTTGAGTATCCCTTATAGAAATAATATTTCGCTACATAATGCAAAACATGCCCCGCCTTCTTCCAAGGCACATCCTTCTCTAGCCACTCTTCAGCATAAAGAACTTCATTCAATACAATCATCCGCACCCTCCTTGCTATTCATGTTGACCAACACATCCTTGAAACGCTTGCCATCATATTCAATATCGCCATTCTCATCCTGCACGAGAGAATGCACCATACCGTTATGGCGTTCCAATAAGCGTTTAATCAAAGTATCGTGAAATAGTTCCCAGACTATTGCAATACTGGATGCATTCTTCTTACAAAGATCAAGCATGATGTCGCAAAGTACATCGTCATTAGAACACTTATCGTGAAGATTGCGGAACATACTTTCCTGATACAGCGCAATTCGCTCCTTGCGGTCTGCGCCGGTTTCCTTATTATTATTTCCGTTACCAGAATTGATTGCGTTGCCACGAGCAAATCTCAAATAGTCCTTAAAGATAGAGCGGATACCATAGTATTGAGAATTAGTGTACTCAACGCCAGACTTGAGCGAATCGTAATCAAACTTGCGCTTTATCTTGAGTCCTTCTTCAAAATCTTCCAGCTCGTCCTCAACAGTCCAGCACAAGCGGTTCATGGTACAAGAATTGATTCCGACCGGCATCCGATAGAGGTAATACTGGATAACCATTTCATCCACATCGTCCTTGACGGTCTTTTGCATAATCTCATCCAGACCGGCAAATCCATCCCACTTGATACGCTTGCGAGCTGCGGCCACATACTGCTTGTAATCACGCATCTGAGCAGGGTAGATGTAGCTCATAAAGTATGGCTTACGCCATGCGCAAATACTACTCCAGAACTTCTTATCCTCGATAGTATCAGGATTATCATCGTCTTTAACGGCGCAAGCTTTATTGTCATACCAGTATTGCGGCATATCTGTCGTAGCTACGCCCTTTATTTTGTCGATCGCGTTCTGTTGATAAAGCTGTCCGCAGATAATGCGATACGTAAGTTCATCGTATTCTTTACTACCTTGCTCAAATTTACTTCGCACATCAAACATCGTTGTAATTCGGTTTGTTGTACGTCCAATATTATCTCCAAATCCGCTGATATTAGATTCAATAAAATCCTTTTCGGTCGGAATTTTTTTCTCGCATTTGCGCTGGACACAAAGAACGACAGGCTCATTTACCCATTTATCAATGAGAACTCTATTGTCTGTAGAAAATGTAAGGTCGGCATCGAAATCTTCACCGTTAAGTGCTGCACACATATTATCCCACGCATTGGTGATAAACACGGACTTCATATAGCGATACCAGTATTGGCAATCATCAGATACATTCAAATTCATGCACCGAATATTTGCCATCTGACTCATAGGAGCTCTAAAACAAGCAACCCTCTTGACGTCTCTATCATTCCAAAAACGACTGTAAACCTCACCGGCCTTCAATAGTCCGGTTACCTCCATCCGAAACATAGACTGGCAAAGCGCATATGGATCGCCACTCGCAACTTGAAAATTCCCTCGTACCTTTACAACACCCGTTTTTGCCTGAGAGATTCGCTTTTTAATAAAGTATCGAATCCGATTCTGCACATAAGGGTCGTTAATCATTTCCGGCTCAATCATAAGAGCCTTAATATAGTCGTTTTCCAGACTGTTTATGTAATTCGGGTCATCACGCATTCCACTACCACGCAAATACAGCAACGCATCACGCCAATCACCGCCCATGACGCCCTTGATTTCGTCCAAAGTCGGCTTTACAAGCTCACGAATCTCATCATTCGTAAGCTGATAGCTTTGAATAAACTGATAATTCAAATTGCGCTCCTCATCAAGCTCCAACTCACAAGTCTTGGTTACAGAGAAGTGATAGTGGTTCTCTCTACAGTTTTCAAGATAGTCCTCACAACTATGGTAACTATCCCAGAGCTTTAACATAGAGGTGCTAAGAACGACCTGAATTCTATTGATGTCGCGATAATCTCCCCATGCGTCCTTTAACATATTCTGTTTTGCTATCTTCTTAGCGAACTCACGGAAAGGGAAGGGAAATAACATGCCTTTACAGAATGCATTCCGCACACAGAAACCAGACGCAGTAGATGGCAACTTCAAATCCTCACTCCACTGTTGTGCAAGATCATAACTAATAAGTCCAAACCCATCATTCGCACACAGCTCGCAATCGTGTTCCTTATCTTCAACTATCGTAGGTTCTCCAGACACTCCATCGTCCAGAACAACAATATGGTCTTTAAAGCGCGTGTAGCAATCATCTATAACAAGTACACCATCAGGGTCAGTAACCGGAATAGAAGCGGAACAAGCAAGAGCTCTGTATGCTTCCAGCTTTGCCGGAATAAACTCCATTCCTTTATTACGGCCATTATCGATTCGCTTGCGGATCTCGTCAACAAGACGGTCACTCACAAACACAATCGTACTATTCTTAACGCCACCAGTGGTTCCAACCAGACGACGATACGTGATTCCATTGATTTTAAATCCCTTTGGAGAACACGCCCGGCGGTAGTCGTTCTTCTTATCAACCACCAAACACATATAATCCGGCTTAAACTGAACTGCGTCCAGCTCAGTGTATAATCTACGAATCTCCCGGCGGTTCTCTAAGCAAGACGGCTCATTCCGCAGCATCTTGATTCTACGCTTAATGCTCCGTGCTTTAGCCTCTGCGTCTGTAACACCGTTCAACTCATCAATCCATCGTAGAACAGTGCTATCAGCCAGCGAGATGATCTCGTGGTTTCGTCTGGCTTCATCTAATGGTAGGGTTAAATCCCATTTTGCTTCAACCAGACGCTTCGTATGGATCTTAAAAACAAACTTCTGGCAAGTTTGCTGCTTTGCCATTCGGCAGTCACCTCCGTATTCTTCTGAAGCGTATCCTGTATTGTATAGCTATAAAGAAAAAATATAAAATTAGGCTTTTACAGATAGCAACTCTCGCTATCTTCCATAGCCTTGAGCCAAAGTCGTTCACGCTCCTGATAGAGCTCATCCAGCATATCATCAGCAGCTTCATACTCGCTGCGTGTCAGACTGGAACTATTCATATCACGTACAAGCTGCTTGATTTCTGCATCAACATCCTCGTAAGTACGCATCATCCATCAACCTCAATAGTCTTTAACCTTAATTGTCTGCTCGTCCATAATAGCACCACAGGCACCGCAGAACAGTGTACAGTCAATTCCAGTAGAGTTATGACAACTTGAACACTCACAATACAGTGATTCTCCAAAATCCGCCTCATGTTCAATCCAATGAGCATGAACCACTCGACGGAACTCACCGCCAGCAGACATTTCTTTTTCAAGAATGCTCTTTGTGTATTGCATTGCCATATCGCACCACATACCACAAATAGACTTTGCATTACCTCTGACCCTAGGACGAGCGAGGGCACTATCGAGGACGCCAATCAATCGTGTTGCATTTACAAACTTATCCATCACTTGACCTCCTCAGCCACCCGGCGAATCGTCTCATCAATCTGTTCAAGCTCTGCCAGTAAAACGTCCACTGTATCAGCATCACTTTCGGAAATATTCAAATCCTTAATCTTATGTAAAGCCCATTCAAGGTTCGGGTAATAGCCGACCGTAACCTCCTTTACGCCGGTTCCCATCTCACCAGTCTTTGGATTCTTGCCAGCTGGCCGCTGCTCAACGATAACGAGATTCCGCTCGTCGCAGTTTTTAATAATGTATTTACCAATCTGTACACGCATCACTTAATCTCCTTCTTTAACCAAATTTATACAATCAATATATTTATCATAGATTCGTTTTGCGAGTTCTCCATCAACATGGCTTATATCGCCAGTTTCATTATTTTTAATTATGCAAGAATACAATACAACAGGAGACTCAATCAAAATATGACCATATTTATCGTAAATGTCATAACTATGGTCAAGTTCTGTTGCGATTTGCTTAACAAAATACCCTCCACTAAGCAGTTTTGAGAGTTCAAGATTTAGTAGCTCCGAAGCTTTTTCACAAATATCCTTTTCACTCATGTGTATTCTCTCTTTTAATATTTATTTATATTTCAAATAGGAGCCAAACAGACTCTTATTTAATTCTCATTCAAATGGCTGGCCTCAAATGCAGCCACATCGTTCATGAAATCATTGATATGTAAATACTTGTCAGCCTTCCGCACAGTCTTAGGCTTAAACTCTTGACATTTGCATCGCACATCATCACAAGTAGTGAAGCACGGAATCTCATACTGGCATTTTGTACAGACATGCTTCTTATAAAACTCCGGCAAGCGTCCAGCAGCTTGGTAATACTCATACGTTACCTTTAAATCAATCCAATAGGTGTTATCAAAATTCATTATCATCAACCTTCTTCCTTACCTTTTATAAGAACCATACCATTTAAATCCAGCACGAGGAATTCCAGAATTCGCAGGAACACGAATCATTCCATCTATAAAGAGCTGAAGAACCTCATCGCTCAACTGTCTATGCACAAAGCGAAACGGTGGTTGAGAAGCATCATTATAATATTCTGGATTTTCTTCCAACACCGCTCTACCTCTTCTGACGGTAGAAAGCGTTGGAATATTCTCACACATAGCATCATTCATCTCGTGAAAACTTTGCTGTTGCAATTTATATTCCGTCCGTGCCGCAGATCGCTTCAACGAGTTCGGCTCAATCGTAATATGATACATTGGTCGTGCTAGGTCGTATGTAAAAATTTCCTTGAATCTATTATCTAGCTCTTCATAGAACTCATGAAGACGTCCGGTCAAAAATACGTCTTGCTCACTCTGGCATACTCGCCCAGATGACGTGTAAAACTCATGAAGCACATTCGTATACATCTTCATATAAATTGCCTTTTGGTCTTCAGAAGGAATGTGGTATTCTTCTGGGTCATGGTTTATAAACACGGCAGGGCAGTCTTCAAAAAATATTTCCTTATTTTTTGCCATAGATTTAAGCGCAGACTCAATGTACCCAACCATCGTAGATTTTGTACATTGCTGAAACGTCTCAGCATCCGCTGCTAAATTCTCTCTGAACTCATCCATTTGCTCACGAGCAATATTTTCTAATGGTGTACCAATTATCTCAGCCCAAAAGGTATCCTCACCATGTAGGTCTTCTGGATATTGATAAAAATTCTTATTGGTCATTCCACACGCTCGTAGTATTGCGGCTGGCGTCCAAAAGAATTCCATCCAACTACTACCGTCACATTCTCTAAGTAGGTGGTAAGCAATCTGGTTCTGCAGACGCAAGGAGAACTTTCCTTTGTTTCTTGTCGGTAGAGGAGGAAGTACCTCATTGTCTGGACGAATCTTTACAATAACAAAGCGTTTTCCTTCCTTTTTAAACTCAACGAAACGATTCAGCTCTTCAAGAAAGTGTTTTTTGCTAGTTCCATCTAATGGCTTTCCATTTTTGCCAAATACATTAAGATAAGTAGATAGTTCTAAAAAATTAGAAAAAATCTGACCATCCTTCAATTTACCTATTATCTCCCATGTGATCTCGTATTTTTTCTTGTCCATATAACCTCCCACTCAATTTAGTTGGATTGACGAGTCTGTATTATATATATGTATGAAGATACATGGTCGTCAATCCAAGTACAACTATCACAAAATATCTCTTAATGGTTTACTCGACTTGAAGCTATGGCGCGCAAGCGGCATAGATTCAATTTGAGTAAACCTACGAGCGTCCTCAGACGCGAGATCCCTCTCCACGCCCTGTCTGGAAGACTGCTATAAATATCCACCACAGTCATTCAATCACTAACTCCTTTACAGTATCCTGTATTGTATAGCTATCCACACTCATTATACCATGAGTTTGCCAAAAATTCAATAGCTATCTAATACAGGATACGAATATTCCTGAAGCCTATTATAATAAGGTATGTTTCTGGGAGGTATTGTTCTCTATGAAGGACATCCAAATGCTCTGTGTGTTCTGTGTAAGCCGCCAGAGGCCACAATCATGCTCCTTGTAGGTCTTTAGAGTCTCTGAAAGTGCTTCTCAGATGTCAAATCAGTCCATTTATGGCGATAGGGGAGTACGGATGGGTACAAATAGGTATTTTATGCTCCGAAGAATAGTCATTTTCGGTATATTTAAGGTACACATCGGGAAAACCCGCATGAATCCTAGGTTTTTCGGCTTTTATTGAGTCAAAAAGGAACAAAATAGGGGATGAAAAGGTACAAATAAAAAGAAAAACTAGCCAAAATATAACGAAAATACGTTAAATTCTAGCTAGTTACCGAATGAGCTACCGATTGAAAAATAGCGATTTTAAGCCATTTTTAGGTATTTTTGATGGAAAAGTGAGTGACTTGTTGGTGCATGTAAGAGAGGGTATAGGGATTTATTTTGGAGTATTTTGTCAGGGGAAAATGTACCCGGGGAGGGAAGTAGGTAGGTTGAAAAGGTGTAAAGAAATTATTTATTGACAGATTAGGAAGGATAAAAAGTAGTAGTGTTGGCTGCCAATAGGAAATGTATTAGTGTGATTTTTGGGAATTGTTTGGAATTAAAGATAAAATAATATGCAAAATATTGCGATAAAACGTTATTTCTTGATTATGAATAAGAAAGATGTACTGGGGGCTTCGGCTGCTGCCGGGAACGTCCAAAAAATGAAAAGTGCACCCCCACGGCTTGAGTGCTGGAAATGCTCATTTTCCGGCACTCATTCCTAGTACTTTACTAGGAATTTTTGGTGCAGATTCAATCCATAGCATTTTACTAGGATATCAACAGGTCACAATTCCTAGCACTTTGCTAGGATATCTGATTTAATTCATGGCAGCCTAGTATGAATTGTTCGATTGCACTTGTAACCATTTTGTAACTTTTGCTACTCTTTTGTAACTATTTCATTTTTGTTACTTTCTTGTAACTATTCTACCAAATTCTACCATTTGCCTTTATAATGTACCCGTGTGCGCGTGCGCACACACACGCCCAGGCGCACACCCAGGGACTCTAATAGGTACGCGCGCGCGAGATCAAACTATTTCGGTATTTTCTGGAAAAATAGTTACAAAAAGATTACAAGTGGACTAGACGGGTTGACGGAACGGACTAGACGTGGTAGAGTATAGGCACGGGAACGGACTAGACGGAAACGGATAGACAAACCCGAACAGGCGACAAGCTACACCGCCTGTATAATCCGATAGCTTGCAAGGTGTGACGACACACACCGGACGGAATTGCACGAAAATGCAAGGATGAAACAAAAACGATAAACCCCGAAAAGGGAAAGAACAAACACGCACACCAAACCCCGACAAGAGCAAAGAAAAGAGGTGACAATTTGGCGGGAAACAAGTTAAGTGTGAAACAAAAGCGTGCGCTGTTCATACGTTGGAAAGCGTATCCAAAAGTAAGGATTTTGAGAACAGGAAACGGAAAAGATAAAAAGTCTTTTCCTTGCAAATTTGGCGCGTTTGGCCGTATGGTTTGGCCTATGGGTTAACGTCCTCAAAACGTTCTGTCAACCTTAACCAGATACACAAAAATGCAAGGTTTTGATACTCTTATCTTTTGCGGAATAGGCGCAATAATTTGAGATAGTTATAGGCGGATATCCGAAATGGGTAGAAAACACAATATAAACGTCCTATCAGTAATACTTTTAGGCGGTACAATGCAACCTTGCATGGTTGAGAAAACAGAATATTTTTGCAAAGATACGCAATTAGACGGCGCTGGACTTCAAAAGTTTGGCGCTTTTTGTTTGGACTTCAAAAGTTTGGACTTGTCGCAGACAATAGCAAAAATGGACGGTTTTTCGTGACAATTAAATAATAGCAAGCATGGTTGAAGGGCTGTTTTGGCAGACAGAGGGTAAACCATGCTTTACAACATACATATTTGCCCATCGTGGGCGAACCATAGGCTACAGGCAGAACCTGGAATTTTGTCTGTAGCACTTGGCTTGCTCATAATAGCAAGAAGTCCGTACACACATTATAACACAACAAAGGAGAAAATACTATGTCTACTACTACCATTCTGTCCGCTATCAACTTCAATGCTACCGCAGCCGCAGAGAAGAACCGCACCACCGGTGCCGCCGTTGCCCTGTTCAAGAAGGGTGGCAAGGAAGTCAACACCTCTGAGAAGGCTCTGGGCAGAGACTGCCTGAAGGGTATCACTGCAGAGCAGTACGAGACCTATTGCAAGGCCGTCCGTGCTGTCTATCTGGACGCTGATTTGCTGGCACGCTATGCCGCAGACGCGGACTCTGTTCAGAAGATTAAGACCTTATACTTCAACGATCTGGCAAGCCTTACCACCGCTATCATGGGCGATACCTTCAAAGTCAATGACGTCTTTGCAACCTTCACTGTTGAGCAGTTCATTGAGCAGAGCGTGGGCAAGGTGCGTGCATTCACCGCTACCACCGCAGGCCACGGTTACGACACGGAAACAGAGTCTCAGACCAAATTCGTAAAATGGGTTGAGGCATGGTTTAGCGCCAACGCAAGCGGTGTTGCTATGCTCTCTATGGCAGAGCGTGACCGCCGTGCAAGTGTCCGCAAGCTGTCCTCTAAGGTTGTGCGCCTTACTAAGAGTGTTGAGAATGCAGAAGAGGTGCTGTCTAGTGCTAAGAAGGAACTGGACTCCATCAAGAACAAGAAGGATACCAACGCAAAAACTCTGGAAAAGAAGATGAAGGCTGTTCAGGGCATGGAAAAGGATCTGGCAGACGTTAAGAAGAGCCTGGAATCTGCTCAGACTAAGTTGGCAGACCTTCAGAGCAAGGACTTCACCAACGACTTCAGCGCAGAAGAGACCCTGTAAGTGAACCACGCAATCACTGTGAACACACAAGAACTCTACATAAATGCTAGGCGATTAGTGGTACTAGGGAAGACGTAACCACTACCAACACGGCAGTAATGCCGTCACTATCAATCGAAAGAAGGGAATACTATGCAAAAGTTTCTGTGTAAGAACCATGCAGACCGTCAGATTAAATTTGACGGTCATTCTGTGCCGCCTGGTGCATACTATGGTCAGACCGCAGAGGGATTGCGCTTTATCGCAGTCGTCAGAGTGAATCAAATCGGCATGGTTTGGAAAGATGGCAGAGGGCTTGTACCATGGCAGAATGAATACAATCAGAAGATTGTAAACTTCATCAAGAAGAATCCTGTTGGCGCAAACCCCGAACTTGATCATAGCAAGAAGTCTGCCACCCAAAAGAACAAGACAAGGCACAAGTATGATAACTGGTATAGTAATGACTGTATCAAGAGACGGCATATTAAGGTGAGTAAGAGCAGAAAGCCGATGGGTTTTGATGGTGCATACCTTAAAGCAACCCGCGAATTGTATGGTGAGAATATCGGTAGAAAGCAGGTGAATTACCTCGATGGCTACCGTTGATTGTCAGACCTTGCGCAAGAGTGAAAAATTTGCTATAATTGCATCAAAAGGTGGTGCAACTATGGCAGATCGTAACTATGCAACCGAATATCAGAAGCGCATGGAAACGAATAGTCAGCTTGCGATTAAGATTCCTAAAAAGCTCTTTGAGGATTTTTCCGCAAAGATTGAGCAAGAGGGAACAACAAAAAGAGCTGTACTTGTGCAACTGATTGAAGGTTATACCTACAATTCCTAAGAACCTCATACCCAAGAAACAAACGTCTTGTGAATTTATCGCAAGGCGTTTTCTTTATGCTCAAAATTGCATAAATATGCAAGTATCATGCGGAATATGCAAAATGAAAAGGAGAACATAATGAAAGAATACGCGATTTTTATCGCTTGTGAAGAGGACAAGAACCCCAATTTTGGTGGTCGTTATATCCTCTACACAGAAGAGGAAGTGAACGCCTTGGGCGGTCTGGATGCTGTCATTGCCAAATTGAGAGCAGAGGGCGAAACAATCACCGGTGTTCAGACTAGTGAACAGTGAAAACAAACACGTCGAAAATCGCATAAAAGAGGAGTTTTATTATGAGAGATTACGAAAAACGGGAAGCCGCCTTTTCTGCTTGGAAAATGGCAAAAAAGCCTTTTGATGAGCGGTTGGCCGCAGCTCGATCCGCTTGTGAAAAAGCTCGATTAGAAGGTGAGAGTGCAGAGGAAGTATCAAAGAAAAAAGAAGCAAAAGCACAAAAGGAAAAAGTGCTTAATGAGCTTCGTAGAAAGCTTGAAGAAGTAGAGGATAAAATCCGAAAGGCAGAAGACTTTCCTTGTGATGAGCTTATTTCAGAGTATGTAGCATTGAACAACAAAATCAATGTTGCAGAAGTTTGGGTAACTTCTTTAAAGCCGATTTCTCGATTGGATTTTGCAAATATCGAATACGATGAAGCATTCGAGGCTTGGTATAAATTCGATAAAGAAAATCCAATGCCAGACTAATCCATCTCTATGCCGTGAAGTTAGTGGGCACGGGGCAGAAAGATCCCACTACCAGTACGAAAATTTTGTCATAGCCTTAACTATGATTGTAGCGTGGGCTGTGATATAATAAGGGCAGAAAGCCCTTAAAGAAAGGAGAATTATTATGGATGCAAGAATGATTAGTTTTTGGGGTTGCGAAACCAACCCTTGTGTAAATCCCGATACAGCAAATAATGGGGGTGGATACTCTCAGCCGTCCGGGGGCATCTTTGTTGCTCTCGAAAACGGGGATTACCTTACTGTCACTGTGGACGATATGTCTTGCGGCGATTTCGGCAGCCGAATCGGTTTGGATATCTACAGTTCAGATGGCCGCAGATGGGGCGGCTGTTACGGCACCATGGACGATGCTATGGTGGATAATGAATGGACGGAGGAATCTCTGGATTCCGTGTCTGGTGTGTACGGAATTGATGCCCGTGCAATGTTGTTGGATGCGATCCATGCGGTACATATTGCCGCATAACGATAACAGAATATTTCCGTCAAGAAGAGTCTTGTAAGTTAATTCTTACAAGGCTCTTTTTATATGCAAAAGAAAGGGTGTTTGTTATGGATTATTTCACCGCAAAAGAAATGTTTGTCCTTGGTATCGTTTTGGGCGCAAGCCTTGTTTTGATTTTCACGCTGATTCTGAAGGGAGAAATGTAAGATGAACAGAGAAGATATTGTTGTTCTTGATACTGGCAGCGCCTATACAGCACTGTTTAATAAGGCAAATTATTACACACCATACATTGTGGCGTGGCATTTTGACCCTGATTCTTACACATGGGATCAGGGTCATTATTTTGAATCTCTAAAAGATGCAAAGAAATTCTTTGCAGAGCAAGAGAAAGAAAACGCGAACTGTCGGTATTGTGAGAATATCGACTGTCCGCACCGTGACGCACTCAGACGTTTGCCCCGTGAAAAGGGTGGTTTGGGTCTTTGCAAGAACTCTGAGTAAAGGAGAATAAAAAGCATGAAAAGGTATGTCATGTATGAAGCTCTTGGAACGTGGTATATCACAACGGCAGAGAACCACAATCGCTATATTGAGGATGCACGGCAGATTCACAATCTTGGCCGTGATTTCGAGGAAGCAAAGGCCATTGTTAATTACAATTGGCACGGCTTTGATGATGTTGATATCATCAAGAAATAAAAGATATGTTTTAAGGAGAGTTTGATATGACCGCAAGAGAATATTGTAAGAGCCATCCTGTAACCGCTTATGATAGCAACTACGGCAGATGTGGTGGTTTCCAGATTCACGGCGATATCGAATACGGCACTGACGATTATCTTTATGGTATGTCTGGTGTGTTGTGTGATGATGAGAAGTATTTTCACTATCACCATTTGAAGATCATCTATGCACCGTCTGGCAGAGCATACGTCAAGTGTTTCGGTAAACGAATCTATCTTGATGAGTGCATGAGAGTGTAAAGGAGAAAAAATGAAAAAAGGTCAGTGGTTCATGAACGATGAAACAGGTGTTATCACCAACATTCATCGTGAAGCTGTCGAATGGTATCGGCAGGGCGCAAATGTCTCAATCTGGATCAACGGCGTTATTGTTTGCCGTTGGGGTCACTGATAAGAAAAGGAGAGTACAAAAAATGAAACTTACTCAGAATAAGCTGTCCGTTATCCTGGCTACTGTTGTGGCTGGTGTTTCCATTCTGGCAAACTGTATGACTGCAAATGCGGCAGAGCCTATGAAAACTCGTCTGGAGAATCGTTATGTCCTGGCCGGTAGCGTGGATGAAATCGAAGTATTCCGCAACGGAATTAAGACCATCCATGTTATCGATGAGAACGGCGAGGAATGGCTGTATTCTTACGCAAGCATGGAAGAAACCCCGTCAGATGGTCAGAAGGTGACCATGGTTATGAACAGTAACGGCACAGAAACCATCTATGACGATACCATAGAGGATGTTCTGTGGGCACGGCCTGATGAAGTGAATGTTGATTGATGTTCACAAAATGCTTACAAATAAACAACGTATCAACGCATTAAAATGTGACGTTAATAAAATCTACATTTTAGTGCTTGACAAAATCAGCAGTATCCTGTATTATGTAGCTAGAAAAACAGTCCGTCAGAGGGCTTTTATTTTTACCGTATAGCTATATAACACAGGATACGAGAGGAGGGCTATAAAATGGATCAGAACTGGAAGCTTGGTGACGATATGGTTGTAAGTGACAATCTTCTGGATGGTATCACGTTTGAAGATCTGATCCTGACAGTGCATTGCAACTGTCCACAAATTACAGAACGGGCTGTAAAAAAAGAACTGAAAGAAATTCTTGCGATTCATATGCAAGATATGGAATTTTTACTCGAAAACAATATCAACAAGATAATTGAGTTAGCAAGTAAAAACAGAGAATAAGGAGATGTGAGTATGAAACGCAATAACTATAATTACGAGAATTTTCACTACACAAGTGATAGCTGCCTGATTCTTATGAGCGAGGTTCGTTATAAGAAAAATGATTTTGGGAAGATGGTTCTTGTACCGGAAGAAACAAAGGAAGAAGTGATTTCACCTACGTTCTATACCAATTACATTACGGCAATTCCATTCTTTGATAATGATTTCTTTGGGCTTCATGCTTCTTGTGAAGCTGAATGGAATAGAACACCGGCAGGAGCTGTGCCTACTGTAGTAACGACAATCAATGGCGCAGGTGATGAAAAGATTGTCGCAACATTTACATTCCTTAGCAAAAGTAATCTTTTGAATACAGCTGGTTGGCGTGAAAAGGAAATTGTAAAGAATGCAAAGTATTTCCATATTGAAAGACTTGACGGTGCAGATATGATTTACCTCTATACCGAAAGTAATGATGGTACGTCAGAGGGCATTTTTGACACTAAGAGATCTATTTGGAGGGGTTAAACGATGACTGATGTTCAGAAAAAGATGTGGGATGCACTGGTTAAAATGTCTGGTGAGGACGTTGCAAGATTATTTGTAAATTGGTGTGGAGAACAAATTCTGGATGATGATTTCTATAAAAATATGATTGATGAGGGAGTGATTGAAAATGAAGAATGATTTTTACTGGAACAGGAACTATATGACTATTGCAAAAAGTATTAACGAAAAGCACCGTACAAAAATTATAATACATAAAAATTGGCAGTGGTATTTAGCTGAATTTGATTCATTGGAACAACTGCATTTCTTTGAAAACGTAGTTGGATTCAGAACTTACTATCTTGGAATGGAAAATGGAATCGCAAGATTTTCTTTGAGTCATGAGTTTGAAGAAGAAAAATATTTCTGGAAATTGTCTGAACTTCCGGCTGGTGTAAAACCGATTAAAGCATTGTGTAATGGTAGTATTGTTACTTGCTATTTTTTGAATGATGGGAAAATTATTCATTGGTATCGTCCGAATCCTAATGCAAGGAATGTTTATAAACCAATGACGTTGCAACAGCATATTAGGCATCATGAAGTGTTTGGTTCATATTGAAGAACAGGAAAATCAGGAGGGTGAAATTTTTTGATTATCGATTCAATTCTTGACCGTAAGGACGGAAGGCATTACAGCGCACATGATTTCTATATTGAGGTCAGAAAATATGAACGCCTGGGTGTTGGAACTCACGGTGAAGATATCTCGTTGGCAATGGACTACGGTGACAACCGTGATGTCCAACGTGTTCTGTGTCAGTACATCCAGCGCAATGGATACCCGGCAGACATTGAGGACTACATAAGAAGTCAGATTTGGGTAGTGTGAGCAGTAGATGCTAGGTGATTAGCGGTACTAGGGCAGACATAACCGCTACCAGAATGCGAAAACACAAAAATATTAAAAGGAGTGTTAGGTATGAAATATTTGAGTGCAAAAAAGTTTTCAAGGGACGCACATCCATCAATCCATTACACCGGCAGCGTCCGAGGTATGAAAAAGCTTGGATTATGGGGAAAACATGATAAATGTGTTCGTTGTGGTAATTATATTTATAATTTATCTATCTGGATTGGTGGATACGATTTTTGGCATTAAAAGGAGCGATTGATATGGAAACAATGTACGACCGCATTAAGCGAATGGATAAGCATGAGCTTGCTGAGTTTATCTATGTTGTTTATCAAGCTGGTGTTAAAGATGGTGAACAGAATCTTTGTGATTCTCCTGCTGGATTTTTTGGTTGCGGTTACTTCCTTAATGATAATGCAAAAGCATGGATGCCGAATGATAAGCCCGAAGATCTTTATGATACTTGGGATATCTAAAATCATGCTTTTATAGGAGATGAAAATATGAAAACTGTATATGTTATTGCCGTAAAGCGTTTATTCGACTACGAAGGAAACACTCTTAATCGTTGGGAGTATGTTCAATTTGGTGAGTGTGGGTACACATTTTTTACTGAATCCGTTGATGGTGCGCAGCACTTTTATTCTATTGATAAGGCTCAAAAATGGTTTGATAAAATCGGTCATGGACTTATCTTTTACGGAAATTGTAAAGGTCAGTATGATTTGGAGTCGCTTTGTATTAAGAGCGTTGTTTTCCGAGACCCTATTGTGAATTTTGTAAGAGATTTGGATTTCAAAAACTGCTAAAACAGATATTTTACAATGATTGAGGTGATAAATATGACTGAAAAAGATAAGCGTGTTTTGAAGTATGCGATTGATAATTTGATTGCAAGAGAAAATAACTTGTGCGAAGGATCTTGTAAAAACAATCCAGTACATAGAGCAGAACGTGAACGAGATCGTGATTTGATTATCTTTGGCATTCGTGATGTTTTGTGCGAGGTTGAGCGTCTTGAAGAACAAGAGAAAGAGATGCTGGAAAAGGCAAAACATGAAGTGGTTCAGTTTTGATTGAGGTAATAGAAAATGTATACTAGCGAAACTGTAAAACAAGTTACCGATTGGATGATTAACAGTATTTCTGACTGGATGGTCGAAAGTGGAACAAGAAGCACCACAGAAGGTAATTGGATCATCTATATTTACGAGATCACCAGAAAATTCAATGTAACAAAAAACTGGGTTACGGCATTCCGTGACGAGATTGTAGATGCTCTTTATAAACACGAAGCGGTTGCAGATGTGCTCTATGATTTTTCTCCTGATGGCACTGTGGAGGATTTCGACATTGATTTTTATTTAAGTTTTTGTCAGAACCTGAGCGATGAAAATTGAGGTGATAGAAATGGATACTAACATAAACCATCTTAACAGTAGAAAAGAATACATGGAGCTTGTTTATCACAATTCTAGTCCGTTTGATTTTTGGGAAGAAGTGCGAAAATTTCACAAGGAACGTGAGCAGGAGGAAAAAGAACATGACCAACATTGAAAAGAATATTATTCTCGCAGCTCTTTCTTCTTATCGGCGCAAGCTGATGGATCAGAGTGTTTCATTCCTTAGAGCTGGCAATCACGAAGATGCAAAGCAGTCAACGATGGAAGCGGCTAACGTGAATGCGTTGGTGATTAAATTTACAAAAGAAAAGGAGCTTGCAATATGAGAAACCTGTCTAAGCAGAACCGTAAGAAAATTTTTGATTTGATCAAACGCGATTGCACATTTGTTGGCTCTTACGATTTGGAACATTCTGAAGAAAGTGTTTTGACTTATCTCCCGAAGCCCGGCACACAGATTCACAAAGATGTTGAAGAGGTTCGTGTCATAAAGAACCGCAAGACTGGAAACTGGGTTGAATCCGTTGTTGATGTGCGTTGGTATTACGGTATGACTTGCGCTGATGCTGAGATGATTGAACGCAAATATCAGTGCAAATCTAACAAGTGAGGGTGTGGAATATGAATAGCGAAAATAAGATTGTTGTGATCAGTTGGAATGGGAAGTCTTGGGAAATGACACCTGAACAGATTGAGGCGGCATACCGCTACAAGGAACGTCAGTATCGCATTGATGATGCTTATAATCAGCTCGAACTTAATGCAGACTGGATTGAAGAAAAATATGGCTATTCATACAATGAAATTATTGAGTTTTCGGAAGAGTTAGCTGAACGATTTCAGGATGATTTTGATTGCAATGAATCAGAAAATGACGCATGGATTGACCGTATCACAGAAATGTTTAACGCATATGGCAGAAAGGAAAATAACAATGACTGATCCTTGCCGTTATTGCGTGGCACCGGAGCGTTATCCTGGTTGCCACGACCATTGTGAGAAACTGAAAGCCCATCGTGAAAGTGACGAGTATAAGAAGCTGTGCGAGTATAAGAATACATACCTAAAAAGTCACTCAACAGCAAGCTCTTCTCAAATCAATAAAGCGATGCGGTATTTTAAATACAAAGGTTATAGCCTTTACGGATTCAAGAATGTTGGGAGTGTTTGATATGAGAGAAAGATACGATGAAGTATTAGAGGGCTATACCATACTTGAAGATGAATTAAAAGAAAAATCGGAATCTGATCGGTTGATGGAGAGTTCGTATCAAAAGTGGCTTGATACACTTGATGAAAGAGTAAGCGATTCATTAAGAATAATGGATATGGAGGTTTAATAAAAATGAGAGAATTTGAAGGTTTTATTTTTCCTAACGGAAGAATTGTAGCGATTCCTGAAGAGGAATATATGGCAGCTATCGAAGCAGGAAAAGAAATTCTTGTGTTTTGTGGTGGATGGGCTGGTGGATACGCTAGAGCGTTTGGTGCAGATAAGGAACAGGATATTTATGAGCCTGATAAAACTTGTTACATGGTCTATTCGTATGATGTCATGGATAAGACCTTTACACCAGAAGATATGAAGCGGTTCGCTAAAGTGATTGTCACAGATGGTATCCGTGTGTACATGAAAACAGGTGAGTCGGCCAGTGATTATTATTCTGGAACCTTCTGTGACTGTGATACGAAAGACAGGCTCGAAGAACATTACCCTGACACTTGTAGCAACGATATTGAACAATACGATTTCAGTGATTGTCAGACAGTTGATTTTGATATGACGGTTCGTATGCTGGGTGCCGATGATAAAGATTACGAAGGTATGGTAAAGATGCTCAAGGAGATTTTGAGGTGATAAAATGTGGGATTTAGTTGAAAATGAATATTCTAAAAAATATGGAATTGGGTGCGCAACCTTTTTTCGTGACAAACAATTAAAAACAGCAATGGTTATGTATAAATATAATGGCCGTAGCGTTATGTTTTGCTATTCCGAGTACGATAATAAGATTCTATCTGACGGTGATAAAGACGAAATTGAGATGACAATCAAAAAGAAACTCAACTTTTGGAAGGATTAACTATGTGGGATTTAATTAAAGATGAATACTCTGAAGAATATAAAATCGGAAGAGCAAAGTTCAAGAACAAACAAACAGGTCATTACTTCACAATCATGTATATGGTACTTGGTTTTTGTATTTCTTTTTATTATCCAGAGTATTCTTCCTTTTTTGTTCTTCCTACCGCAAGAGATAAAGAAGAAATGAAAGAAATTATTATTTTAAGACATTCTAAAACTTTGGAGGATTAACTATGTGGGATCTGAGGGAAGTCCACGCTTGTTTTGATGGTGAAAGTTGGGTTTGGAACGGATCTTTCCATCACAAGGATGTATTTGTAGATGAGAACGAAAACCCGAGAGAAATCTTCTGGCAAGAATGTCAGATGTTCTTTCTTCAAGATTATCTTAACAAGTGCGAAATTGTGGATGACGGCGATATTCTAGAGCTTCAGTTGAAGGATTCTGGCGAGCCGGTTCTTGCTATGATTATGGAAGAGTAAAGGAGAATGAATTATGAAAATCGAATCTAAGTATGAAGATATTCTGGAATCTCTTGAATGGGGGATTGTTGGAGAAGATTTAAAAACGATTGATATTGAAAGTTGGTCTCCGGCTGGTGAGAATATTATTCTCACATTAAACACAAATGACATTCCCGGCAGCGCGATGAGCGAATATGAGAATTTCGATGTCGATGATCACGCAGCTGAACTAATTGCAAATCGTGGTGAGAATGGTATCCCAGATTCTGTTTGGGTAATTGCTGAAGACGCATATAAGATTCGAGATATGCTTAAAGAATTGGCATACGCACTTTTATCTGCTGAGTAAAGGAGAATGAGTTATGACGTGGTTTTATCTTAATGCGGGTGCTCTTGACCGTTGGATGCACCAGAATAAAGCACAATACACTGGTGCTTATGTTGAAGGTGTTTTAGTCGATAGCTTTGTTGTTGAAACAAAGCGTGGTGTTGCAGCCATCTACGAACACGCTATGAATGAGTGGACAAGCAACTATTATGTTGAGTTCACCGATTATAAGAACGGTTTTAAGAATGGCGAAGTCGATAAGATTTGGTCTGATTGGTACGCTTTTGAAGAAAAGGCTAGTGCATAAGAGGTAAATGGATATGAATTTACTTACGTTTCTTTCTTTGATCACTGATGGTACAAGCGTAGCTCTTTGGGATGACTACAATGAGCAAAAAATCAAGGATTATTGTAAGCGAGACCAGATTTCAATTTCAGAAGCCAGTCGATACGAAGTATCGTTTTTTACGGCAGATGAAGAAAGTATGATTACGATTTTTGTGCATTAAAAAGATTGATAAAAGGGAGATTTTAGATATGAAAAACCTGTATTGCTACGACAATGAAATCATAAAGTGGATCTACGGTGATAATCTGTATTGCTTGCATATCCAGCACGATGATGAAGCAGATAATAATCCTCGTTGGTGGGATGACCATGATTCCACAATGGCCTGTTTCCATTCTCGATACAATCTGGGTGATAAGATTGATGAAAAAACACCGGAAGAGTTTTGGAATGACCTGGTTTACAAGTATTGTTCTGATGAAGAAATTCTGGATGCACTTCTAAATATGAAGTTGGAAGATACTTGTGTTGTTGTCGATGAAAATTATATCGATGAAAAACGCTATGCAATCTGTGATATTGGAATTCTATCTGATAAAAAAGTTTCGGAAAATCCGATGTGTGTTGGATTGAAATATAACGAAATCATTACATATGTTCGTGGAGATTTTTCTATTAAAGATTGTCAGATCCTTCTCGAAAAACATATTGCATGGCTTCCACTCTGGTTACATGACCACTCTGGCTTGTCTATGGATTGCGACACACGGTTTAGAGGTTCATGGGACGATAGCAATGTTGGCTGGATTGTAATCGCTATTACAGATGGTTCTGATGAGACCAAAAACGAAGCGGAACGAATCATGCGTGATGAAGTTGAGATTTACAGCGATTATCTTTCTGGTGAAAACTACGGCTATACACTTTATCGAGAAGAACACGGAGAGTGGAAAGAAATCGATAGGGCATTTGGATTTATCGGTACTGATGTGTTTGAAAATGGTATTGCATACAGCGCTGGATGTGGTCTCGAAACAGCATTAAAGGAAGATCGGTGTAATATCGGTGAAGCAGAGAAAGTTGTTACTGTTACTTATAACTTTGATAACATTTAAGGAGGCATGGATCATGAAGAAACTTACAGCGGAAGAGTTTGCCGAAAAGGTTATGGAGAACGGCACTGAAATTGATTACAGTGAATGTTCTTCTAAGGATCGCGGTTGCGAGGTCTGGGAAATCTATGCGCATATCAATGAAAATGGCGAAGTAGTCCATGGAAATGGAATCGGAATCGAAAGTATCTGGACGTACCTAGAACTTGAAAATGAAGAACAGAGCAAGGCGTTTATGAACGGTGAGCTGGATGATATGGAAAAGAAAGTTATTATTGATGATCTTTACCCTGAATATCTTAAAATTTTGGAAAACCTATAATAATTTTATTTTATGAGAGGAAATGGATAAAAATATGATGGAAAAAATTAAACTTCTGAAGCGTGAGCTTTTTATGGATGGATTTGATACAATTGAAAACTTTGTTGGTTATAAACTGAATGAAGACGAGGATGATGATGTTATTGAACGCCGAGTGGATATTGCAATCGATTCGATGTCGGAAGATGAGTTGAATATTTGGTTTGTAAAGTATAATATCGTTTAAATTTTCGGATGAAAATATTCTCAATGAGGTGTAAAAGCATGAAGATGAATATTGACATTGATATTGAACGTGTTGGAAAGGGTTTATTTAACGTCTATATCAGCGATAATGGAAATTCTGGTGCGGAATACAAAAATGTAAATTGTGATCAGATCGGTGAGTATGTAGCAGATTTGATTGATTGTCTGGAAGAAAGTTATGAGGTTTAAAGTATGAGTTACAACGGTGGGCCTTGTTGGTCATGCATTGAGAAGTCTTGTAAGAACTGTCCATGTGCTGTCGCAGAGTCTTTTGATAGCACATATCTTACTGCACAATGGATGTTAAAACTAAGAGAAAATAAAGATGATTGTGACAAATTTGTTGAACGTCTTTGGAAGGAGAACACTGATTTTGCATGGGTTGAAAACGAACGTGGAGAATTAGTTCTTGATCAGAAGTGGAGAGGCTTTCCCGTTGACAATTTCACACAGGATGAATGGTTTCATTGGGTAGATGAGTTCCATAGTAAAGGCGTTGGCTGGATTTACGAGAATGTGAGTGTGTAAAAGGAAGAATATTATGTGGTGCGTTATTGAGTGTAGTTGTGATGGTGAAATTTTTGAGCCTGATTTTTTCGATAGCAAAGAAGAAGCAGCAGAATTTATTAAGGATGATGCAACTGAATGCTATAGAAATATTTGTGATCTGCCAGAAGCAAATATTAATATTAGAAATGATGGCCTATCTGCTTCTGTAAATACAGATGAATACAGCTGGGTTTGGAAAGCGTTTGATATTTCTGACAAACTGATGTAAAAGGAGAGTTTTATTATGGAATATGACACTCAAGCGATGGCCGAGGTCCTTTGTAAAACAGCAGACGTTGAATATAGCTCTGATTTGGAAAAATTGCTGTACCATTTAGATGTTCAAGCACAGAATCCTTACAATGCTGATTTTCGTCGTAATGGTCTTGCTATCATTGCTAAAGCGTGCGAGGAGCTGAGAGAAAAATAATGTATTACCATCTTGAATACTCTGTCAGATACTTTATGTACGGTGATACATATAGAGGGCATGAAGTCTATCCCACAAAAGAGCTACGTGATGCAGAACTTGACTGGATGAAAACGTGTTACAGCAAGCCGACAAAGCTTATCTATACAACATATGAAACCGAAACGCTTGGTGAAGATAAGATAATAATATAAAGGAGAAAGACGAATGATTAACGTTAATGAACATGATTTCAAAATCAAAATTCATAATGGTTGGTTGATTGCCACGGGGTCGGCAGACAAAGAATGCTATCCGGGTATGCTGATTTTTTACTCTAAAGACGGAAAGACATTTTCGTGGAACGATTTAATTATGGTTATTGAGCAAGATGCAGTAAATGATAAGATTCAAACCGACCTGTATAAGAAAGGCTGCGAAGATTGTTGTCATGTTTTTGATTACGAGGATGGAGAATTGAGGGAGTGAATGTTATGATGAAAAGTTTCTTCAATAAAAATTTCTTTAAATTTAAAACAAAGTCTGGGTACATTGTTATTTTGACTTCAATGGATAAAAATGGGCACATGACTGCATTTGCATTTAACTCAGTCGATGGAAAAACCTTTCATCCGTGGGATTTGATTAAGGTTTTTGATAACGAGGACGAACGTATGGCAGATTTTAATTATGACGACATGAGGTGAGAGTTATGACTACACATGAAATTGCAAGAGATTTTATTCGCAAGATGAACCCATGTAGATGGAATGGACGTGGATACAAACCGGATACATTTAATGATAAAGATCAGATTAAATATCATGTAGATGGTCACTCCGAAATTGATGTGGATGTTTATTATGAATATGATGCTGGCGATAATAGTTGGTGGCATTTTTGTGATGCACGTGATAATGCTTCTGGCGATAAAATTCTTGGTGTGTGTAATCCTAATGTTTGGTCTATTGATGCAATTGAAGAATCTGTTAAATATTTATTTAGCAAAATGAATATTGAAATTAAATAAAATCGAGGTTTTAGAAAAATGGAACGAACTATGAATGATAAACTTATGGAAGCAGCACAGGTTCTTATTGAAAATGGAATGAGTGCAGATGATGCGTATGTTGCTTTAAAGGCACAGTGCTATATCCTTTTGGACATTGAAATCGACGATTATCTCACAGATGAAGATTATGAAGAACTCGAAGAATACGAGCAACAATTGAATAAAAAGGGAATGTGACTATGATTACGGTTGTTTATGACGATACGATGTGTAATGGTCCTTACCGTGTAGAATATAAAACAATGGAAGATGCGGTAGAGTCTGTTAATAATGATTTTGAAAGTCTGATGAAAGAACTGCGAGATGAAGGCTATGAACCTGAATGGATTCGTGACGGCCATCATATGCTTGAGGTTTATGTTCCGAATACGTCTATTAACGCATGGTGGGATTTTGAGTAAGGAGAATTAAAATGAATACTAACGAAATCAAAATGTTTGAGCAGAAGATGATTGACAGCGCATTTATTGACGCTGTTGATTATGATCCGAAGGTTGCTGCACGAGCTGTTGGAGCACGTAGTATGAAAATGAATGGTGTGAGCTCCTTTAATGAATACATTAGCTACTTACAAACAATTACAGGCAATGCAAAGTTGTTCTGGAAGTATCAGTTTTGAGGTGACGATTATGAGTGAATTTGAAAATCATGTTTTTGATGTTTGGAATCGCTTTGTAAGAAATATGCCTTGCTGTCCAGAAGATGGTTGTGATCGTTGGTGTGATGGTGAGAATATTCTATGCAAAACATATGAAGATGCACAGAAAGTCGCTGATTATATTGATGAAAAGGCTGGACGAGCAATATCTGCTACCGGTTTTTATGATCCAGAAGAAGATAAGAGAATGGGATGTGTAGATAAGTATACTGGATGGTATTATGTCACAATCTGATAAAACAGTTCTTCTAGGAGAGAAAATAAAATGAATGAAAAGCAATTTGCAATTGATACACATATCGGAAAGATTATCGCAGAAGGCATTACAGAGCCATATCCTGAGATTGTGATTTACCTTAAAAGAAATGATGGCGAAACAATTAACCTGTCCAGTATCAATTACGAAAGTTGTGGTGATATTGAAAGTTATCTTTGGATGGATGTATTCAGTGATGAGTACACGAATCATAAGAGCTGGTCGTTTGAAGATTTGACCGCAGATTTTTCTTAACAAATACAAAGGAGTAAACAAAATGACTACCAACAATCCTATGACCGTAATAACCTCTAAGCCCTTCGGCGCACTGAATGTGGATGTGTACCAGAATGACAAGCACCAGTATTACATGACCCGTGAACAAATTGGGCGAGCACTGGAATGTAAAGAACCTCGGAAATACATTGCAAAGATTCATGAGCGTAATGCAGATCGTTTGGACTCCTTATCAACTGTCGTCAATTTGACGACAGTTGAGGGTGGAATCACGAAGGAACGTGAAATTATTTGTTACAGTTTGCGTGGTGTGATGGAAATTTGCCGTCTGTCTCGTCAGCCGAAGGCTGATGCGTTTATGGATTTCTGCTGGGACATTATGGAATCTCTGATGCGTGGTGATTCCGTTCTGGCTACTCCTAAGATGGATGCTGCACTGAGCAAAGAATTCATTGATGTAAGACTTCACGCCCTGTTTGATAGCATGAAGAATCTTCAGAGTGAACTCAAGTCTGTTCGCAAGGATCTCAGTGAACAGATTGAGGAAGCTCGCACCACCAGTAACGAGGCATTGAATACGATTAGTAGCGTATCTCAGTGTGTCCATCAGATTAAGGACAAGCAGATGGATGAAGCAATTCGTTCCACCAGAAACTTTACTCCTCGTAAGGATGTGATGAGCGACTGGCGTAAGAAGATGTATGAACGTATCAATGTGATTGCCGCAATCAATGAAATGAAGGTTCAGGATGTGTTCCGTGATATTTACGAATATATGAATCGTGTCTATACCTTCGTTATTGAGGAAGAGCGCAGAAAGTATTGTGCAAGAACCGGTCGCACTGGTCACATTCCTACGATTGATGTGGTTGAAGCAAGTACGATGTATAAGTCCATCTTTGGTGCCTTGGTTGAAGATTCGTATACTGAAGCAATCAATAAGAAGAAGGAAGAGGCCGCTGAGCAGAAAGCTCTGTCTGAAGCGAAAACTATTGAAGCAGCTCCTGAAGTGGTTGTCTGTGATGCTCCTGTGATCGAGGTAGAAGCCAAGGAAGTTGAACCTGAACCGGTTGTGGAGGAAAAGCCCAAGAAGCAGAGCGAAACGGCAAAAATTCTTTTCCCCATTATGCTTCCTCTGGCAGAAAAACTTGGCGATAAGCCACAGTATAAGCACACTTATACTCTGATTTACGAGCGTATTGGCTATAAGAAAATGAATAATTTGTTTGTGGCTTACGAAAAGGCACACGGTAAAGCACCGAATCCGAAGACTAAGGTGTTTATTGAAAACGAAAAGAACCTCGCGTTGTTTAAGAAAACTGTAAAGCAGTTGATGAAGGAGCAGGAGAGCAAATAATGTACGTAATCTCGAATGGTCATAACTATATTATGAAACGGAAGGGAGGTCGAATCTGCGCCACCTGTGATATCAATCTGGCATTACAGTTTGAATCTAAGGGACTGGCGATTTGTGAAATCAACAAGCTTCCCGCCGGGTACAAGAACGGACACTATGCACCGAAATCTATGGATGAAGCTACCATCGCAGGCAAGAGTCCGAATATAACGGCTCCGGCTGTAAAGCCGAATACATACGCATTTCACATGGAAGATTCTGAATGGCTGGCAGAACTTAAAAAGAATTTGGTTATTACAGATAAAACCATGTGTAATTTGAAAGAGCTGTATTCAAAAGTGTACGGCGATTTGACTGCCGCAAGTGATGAGATTGATGACCTTGAGCACGCTATTGAGTTCAAGACTGTTAATGCAGCACAAGGTTATCAGCTTATGGCAGAGCTTAAAAAGGCTCGTCGTAAGCGAAGAGAAGCTAAGGACGCAAAGCTTTTGCTTGAGATCGTTATGAACACAGAAACCAGAGAATGGGGAGATGGCAAGCTAGAGACTGCAATTGAGCAGCTTGGCACTCGTCAGTTTACTCCGAAGGTTCGTAATGATTTATTTGAAAAGAATTGAGGTACATAAAAATGAAGGTCTATATTTTGCACGAATGTATTGATTCCAGTGACTTTTACGCAGAAGATAATGTGATTATGGTCACAAAGGATAGAGTCAAAGCAATTGATAAAATGGTATTTCTGTTTAATGAAAGCAAGAATGACTTACGGCCTGTGAGCGATGATGAGACATGGTGCGAAGCTGCGGAAGCATCTGTTGTTTGTAGTGGTGAAAGTTATTATCGTCATCACTGGAAGATTGATAAGTTCGAGGTGTAAGGTATGCCTACTATCAGAGGAAACGGACACTGTAAGGTTTGTGGTGCGCCGGCTGCTATAAATCATGAGTATTGTGATCATTGCCGCAGGATAGTAAGAATCGAAGCGCGACAGGCTTATGAAAGAAAGAGACGAGAACAGGAACGAAGCAAAAAGCCAATCTTGACATTCAGCGATGTTATTAAACTTGCGGATGCCGAGGGATTGTCTTACGGAAAATACTGTTTAAAGTATGGGATTTGAGGTGAATGTGATGAGTGCAGTTGTTGAAAGAAAAGAAGAACAGATATCTAAATTGGTCTATTTTAATCCTAAACCTTCCGTTCCGGCGAAAAAGCGTGGTGTTACAAAAAGTAAGCAGAAGCGTAAGCGTAATATTTCTCCAATTAGAAGCTTGGATGATGTTCAAATGATTTCGGAATACTTCTGGGATAAAAAGCAATATCGCAATTGGTGTCTATTTAATGTCGGCATTGCAACTGGGTTGCGTGCTAGTGACTTGCTTAAATTGAAAGTTTCTGATATATCTTACTGTCTTTATAATGGAAAAATTGAGGTGGTTGAGGACGCAGGAACTTGCATCGTCGAAGAAAAGACTTCCAAATATCGTGAAATCATTCTTACTCCAGAAGCGAGAGACATCGTTGAAACGTACATTAAGATTGCAAATCTTGGATATGACGATTGGATGTTTCCGTCTCGGCAGGGGAGTTGGAAAAAGTCGTTGAGGACAAATGGTGGAGATGGGAAAACTGGTATTCCTCATATTGCAGAACCCAAAAAAGCCGGTGATCCTATTGATGTTGATTCTTTTGCTCGTATCCTTCGTAATGCTGGTAGAGATTTGAATCTTAATTATAAGATTGCGTCTCATTCTTGCCGTAAGACATTTGGTTATCGTGAGATGTGTCTTAATAAGGATGATAACCAGGCATTGTCTTGGATTCAGAGTCAGTTGAATCATAGTAGTCAGGATATTACATTACGGTACGTTGGTTTTGATGAGGATAAGGCAAAAGAATATTATAAGAAGACTTTTTATGGTGTGAATACACACAGCTTGGAAGACTGAGGTGTATGATGGCTGATACTTATATTAAGATCTGGGATACATACGAGAGCTACTTTGAACCCCTTAGTGCTGCTGAGGTGGGGCGTCTGGTACTGGCGATGATGAAATACAAATCGTCTGGAACAGAGCCTGAACTCAACGGAAATGAGCGGTATGTGTGGCCCGCCGTGAAGAGAGATTTAGATAAAGATGCCGAATACATCGAAGGCAAGAGAATTTCTGGCAAAGCTGGTGGCTCATCAAGCAAGCGTAAGCAAAATGAAGCAAACGCAAGCAAAACCAAGCTAGAAAAAGAGAAAGAAAAAGATAAGATATCGTCTTCGTCTTGTGATGAGACGACAACGACGAAACCTATCGAGGATGTTTTTCGAGAGAATATCGGGAAGCTTGGCGCTACTGGTCAAAAGGCATTAGCAGAATATGTTGAGCGCATGGGTGACGAACTTGTGCTTGCTGTAATTGGTAAGTGTTCTGATCTCGGCGGTAGCACATGGGCTTATGTGCGAAAAGCTCTGGATGAAGCAGAATCTCTTGGTTGTAAGACTGCTGATGATTATCGCCGGGCTTGTCCAATAGGGAGCGGTCGTAACACAAGAGTGACTAGGGAGATGCCTAGCTGTGGTGATTGGCTGAAGAACGCAACGCATAGACGTCAGCTGATAAAAAAGACGCTTAAAAGTAATATTTTAGGAGGAGCTTATGGGTAATTGGTACAAAGTATCAGGTCAATACGATGACGGTTGTAAGGTGTATAAGAAAGACTATATCGTCTTTGCAGAGTCCAGCTCTGATGCAGAACAAAAGATTTTTCACTTGAAATTGCCGTATGATTGTTCTTTTTTTCCTTGCACGGTAACTCAGTTGATTAAAAATATTATTTATGAATTTTAATAAAAGAGTGATTTTAGGAGCGTGATTATGTGAATGAAGATATCGTTTTGCGAGGCGATGAAGCAAAGCAGTTTGTGTATAATCTGCATCATCCCAATGTTGCTAAAATAGTGGAAGAGAATAGACGACGGGATAAGGCACTTGATGAAGTGAACTATCAGGAAACAGATGATGGTTTTACGTTTGACATCGATAAAAGTAAATTGGAGACTAACTATTAAAAGTCAAGCCCCAAAATGAAAAAATCCCCTAAAATC